GAATAATAAGGAATTGCATTTCCACCAGGTGTTGTTTGCCCAACTGTTCCTTGACGAAGCTGGTTACTACATGCTATCAACCATCCATTATTAGCTATTATACGACAAGTTTTTCGCAAGCATGTACTAAAATCCTTAGCACGTTTCATTCCCATTTTATCTTCACTTTCCATTTCCATTTCAGTAGATAAAGCAGCAAGTGAATCAGCACATACTACATTTATTGTTTTTTTATTCTTATCTACTCTTGGTTTCCATTTCCAAAGAATATCAAACATTTCATTAACAGTATCAGGACGGTAATAATTATCTTTCTTCAAAGTTAAACCATAAATACGACTGTATTCCTCATCCAAACGAGCTTCAGGGTCAAGAAACAATAAATCACCTTTGTTTACTGTTTGTGTATAAGCAGCTATTTCTGAAAGAATAGATGTTTTTCCTGTTCCAGAAGGACCAAACACCTCCATAATTATACCACCAGGAATTCCTCCTCCACGAATACGTGTCCCTGATATTGCTAAATCAAGTAAAGTACTTCCTGTTGAAACCACTCCCCATTCAAAAGAAATAGGATCTGAACCCTCAATATTATCAATATCTTCTTCAATAATCTCTTGATATCCTTCAATAACAGACTCTGTTTTGTTTCTTTCTTCTCTTTTTAATTTTTCAGGCATAATATACTCCATAAATTGTAACAAATATGGGGGAACAAAACTAATTTTGTTCCCCCCTTCATTTTATTTACAATTAACCATGAGCTTCTACACAAGCATCCCAAAGTGGGCAATCATCACATTGGTTCATGCTATCAGTATCAACTCCGAATATCCCTCCATGAGGACAAGCTGGAGTTTCAGCATTAAAATTTTCCTGAGACTGAGAATAATTCTCTGTAGATTGAGACTTATCCCCATCTACATCAAAAGGAACATCAGAATTATCTTGTTCAGAAAGAGAAGAAGCACGACTACGTCTAACTCTATTATTAGACATTTGCTGGTTTGCTACTTCATGGGCATCTATTTTATTCTCTTCCTCAACAGGTGTAGATTCAAGGACAGATGTTTCACCACTCACCTGAGCTACAACTTTTTCAAGTTCTTCCTGCGTAGGAATATGAATAATTTTATCCAAAGTATAAGTTTTTTCCAATATTTCATCTGGAATAGGACCTTGTCTATCAACAAATTTATGTCCAAGAAATGTTGTGTTTTGTGCCCCTGTTCCCTGCCTTGTAAAAGCAATTGATTTACCATCATCAGGATCAGCAAAATCAATACGCTGAATGTGTCCACCTTTTGTAGGAATAGCACAAAGTTCAATGAAAATTCTTTCAGAAAGCCACCAAGCTACTTCCCATACCTGAACGCCTTTTGCTTCTTCCTGTGGGGAGTCATAAACTACAACATTATAAAGCATGCGACGTTTGGGATTAAGAGCTTTCCATTCCTCTTCTGGAGCATCTTGAGTTATAAGACGTTTACGGAGTTCACAAATCGGGCATTCTCGATTATAATTTTTAGCAAGACAAACATAATCCTTTTCAGCCGGACCAAAACTCCGATGAACATACAATTCAAGTCCATAACTGACTTCCCCTTGTGGAACATTAGGATCATTTGGACCTGTAATATAAGGAATAATATCTATTAGATGTTGTCCTTCCTTTATTTTCCACGTAGGAATTCCTTGAGCACTTATATAAGAATGTGTATTTCCATCTGAACGCCCAGCAGATTCCTCAATACGTTTCTTCAATCCCTGTTTCATTCTACTACGAATAGATAAAGCCATAATATCTAAACCTCCTTAAAAATTTAACGTTTATTAATTAAAAAATAACTATTACAAAGTTTAAAGGTTAATGTTTAAAGGAAGTTTTTAACCTTCCTTGTTTTCCTCATTAGCAAATTTACCTTTTTGAAGTCTTTCACTTGCTTTTAAAGCTTTTCTTAATTCTTCTTTAACTTTCTTATGTTTAGCTTCTTTTGCAGAAAAAACTTCTGTTTCAGACAATGTTGGTTGAGAATAATATCCTGAAATAAACAATTGTGTCAATGCCTCAAGTGCTTTTTTTCGATGTTCAAGAGATGTTCTTACTGATGATAACATATTTACTTCTTCATTGACACGAAAATAATCATCAAGAGCCTCTCTATACTCATCTGATTTTACAATAGCTGCTGATATAGCTGCCTCCGTTGGTTTCTTTGTAAATCCAAATAAATCAGGATTTTCACGGATTTGGCCATCTAACTTAGCTTTGACTAAATCAATTTTCTCTTTTAATCTATCTCTTTTCAAAGTAGCCTTTACCCACTTCTCAGACCATTCCATAAATAGTTGTGGTTGCCGTTCCCATTCAATGTGTAAATTGTTTCTATCAACTTTCAATAAATTTTTGACATCTTCAAACATCATTCACCTCCGAAAACTTTCTAAGATTTTCATGACTAAACGTTTTTAACCATTCTTCCTTACGTTTCCATACACCAAATTTATTCCTTTCAATCTTCTGAAAAATCAATACACCATTGAAAGCATCCTCTACTGACCACTCCTCTGGATAAGCAGTTGTTCATATATAACCTAAGTGATCAATCATAATATCGGACGGACGGGTGATTCTATCAAAGAAACGAAAGATAAACTTGGGAATAAACATTATTCATCTCCTAAAACAGTAAGTAAATAACAATCCTTTATAAGACCCGGTTTACCTACATATACATAAGAATTTTGCAACTGTTCAATAATCATTGCAGCCCTATCATTTTCTTTATTTAGCAAAACTTTACTCATATAACCTAATATAGCCCTCCGTATACCTTCAATATCCCCTTCAATTGTCTTAAGAATAGATGCTATGTTATTCCAATTTTCATGTTTCAATAATGCTCTACACAAATCAATTACATTCGCCGTAGTCACAGAAGATGTTGTTTCAATAACCCTTATCATCATTTCAGTATCTTCCAAATCCATTACTTTATCAAGCATTACAAGTGCTTCTCTTGGACGACCTTCGGAAGATATAGTAATTTTTCGTAATACATTGACAGGTATATTTTTCCCTTCTTCCTGTAATATTTTCTTCAAGAATTTTACCATATCAGGAGTTACTAAAGGAAAAACTTGAAATAAAGCACAACGACTTTTAAGAGTACTTGCCAATTTAAAAGGTTCTGTTGTACATAAACAAACAATAACATGTGGTGGTGTATCTTCAAGGAATTTTAAAAGTGTTTCTTTCGCATCCTTAGTTAATTGATGTACTTCATCCAAAAGAAACATCTTATATTTACTATTCATCGGTTGAAGGGTAGCCTTTTCAATTATTTTACGGATATCATCAATACCACGCTGTTCAGCCGCATTTGTTTCAAAAAAATCCATTTCTGAAATATTAAAATAATTCTTTACTATACGTGCCATAGATGTCTTACCACAATTACCAGTAACAAAGATTTTATCTTTTCTTCTCAAAACTAAATAAGAAGATGGCACTACAAAACAATACTCATAACCATCTACAGGAGTAATTTCTTTCATTACAACTTTTTTATTACTATGTATTCCAACATCAGGATTTCTTGTAGGTTGAACTATATATTCAATTCTATCTTTTCTTTTCCTTGTATAAATAGAAGCACGGGTTCCTGTAGCTGAAAATACAAATTGAACAAAATCAGCATCAGATTTACATAACATAGTAAATCTCTTTCGATTATTATCACTATACCAATTTACCATTTCATCTTTAATTGTTTCAAGTTGTTCCATAGAACACTTATAATAATCTGGTGTGAAACCTATTCTTTTAGGTGGGACGAAATTGAATTGAACATCTCCATTTTTTAAAGACCTCCAAAAAAATAGAATATCTGCCTTTCGTAACAAAAAATTGAGACGATTTATTTTATCTCTACTTTTTAATCTCAAATGACATTGTCCTCTACTTTCTGGAAAAGCACAATCTGTATCCATAGAAGATAATGAATTACCCAATATTAAATTCACTGCTACTTGCACACGTAGTTGATATTCATCCAACAGCAAATTACTATCAGACTTATACAAAAATGTTGTCAAAAATCTCCCATGGAAACCATATACAGAATTTTCATGCTGTTCTTTTATCTCAGAAAACTTTTTTACATGGAGTTTACCTTTGGGTGTTTTATACAGAACTCTATGATCATCACTAAGACATTGGTTTACCCCATATTTTGTTTGGAATAAAGTTAGTTTATCTGATTTACGTTTTATATATTCATAGGGAGTAACAAATTCTGCTGTTCCATCTTTGTTCCACTGTAATACTTTTTCACCCTTATATTGACTAATAGGCTTCCACCCTTCGGGAGAAAGATACTCAGTATCACAATCAACACAACCAGACTCCCCAACAAACAAAAACACTCTTGGACGTGTTTCATCTGGTTTTTCAAGAACAGACTTTAAAGAAGCTTTGGCTTCCGCATTCCCAACCAATTCATCCAATGTAGATGGCCGATATTTAAGATGTAATGGTCCTTCTTTAACTTTAGTCATAATCTACCTCTTTAATATTAACGTTTAAATGTAAAAACTCTTTGTGAAAGATAATCCTTTATAATATCTGCTTCTGACAACTTTAATAACAAATCAGAAATTTTAATATCTGTTGAAATAGTATTTCCATAAATACAAATCTTACCAGGATTTAAAAAATTAAACAATTTATAATAACGTGTTAACCATCTTAATAAAACCCCTGCTATTATACATTCTACCAAACTTACAGTTCTATGTTCTTTTAATCTATTCATTATAGAAAAAAAGATATCCTTACCCGATTCATAACTCAAACGGGTATTCCATTTTTCTATTTCTTGAGATGACAACAAATATTTGAATAATTTCAACAATTTAATATAAGAACGTTTATAAGAATAATAATCTTTTCTATTAGCTTGGGGTATTATAAGTTTGTAACTCATCCATGTATCAAAAATCCACTGAATATTTTTAGATACTTGACTTTTATTTGTTATAACAGTTAAAGTTGCCTTTTCTGAAGCAACAAATACAGCAAAAACCAATAAAATTGGAATATAATCACCTTTATGTTTACTCAAAATTTTCTTTAGTATTCTTCCATCAGAAAAAGATGTAGCTCTACCAATCTTTTTCAAAATTGTATCAAAATAGACTTCCTGAAAATCAAACAACTGTCCAGTAACAAAAGCTGTAGTAACAGCTTTATACATTTTTGGACAAATATTATATAAATGGCGATTTGTAGTTTCTCGTAACTCTCTACCTTGCCAATATGAATCCAAATATTCTGCACAAACTTTCCTTTGCCCATGCAGTAATATAAGATTTTTAATGGTAGACATACTTTTCTCCTTGTACTTCCTTCTAATTTAAATTACAATATAATAACTATTTAAGCTTTACATTTAAGTAAATATACACTATTTTATCAAAAATTCAACAAAAAAAGGAGGATTTTATGGAACAAATAAAATTTGATTTTATGGTATCTGTTTCATATAATAATGGAATCCCTTTAACAAAGGAATTTATGATCTCAAATTATGAAGCAGATGAAAAAGAAACAGGTTATAAAAAGCTACAAAAGGATGTACTAAATTTTTGTAATAAAAACAATATATTTTGGGTAGAAATAGCTATCATAGCTAAGAGTCCATCTATGCCAACATACAAAAATGTTAAGAACTACCAGATTATAATGGCTATGAAAGGTGATATAGAATGGTTTAAGCATATTGAATATTTTACTAAGTATATTGGTAGTATGGGTGGAGATATAGGTTTAGAAGCATCTGCTATAGGATTTATTGATACTTCTCATAAAATACGTGTCGAATTTGAAAATGGAATGATATTACTTAGTCATTTAAAACAATAAAAGGAGAAGGAGAATCATTATGGAAAATATCTATGAAACTTGGGTTTTATCAGGATTTAATGTACCTTGGGAAGTTGTTGTATTAAGTAACAATTTAAACAAAGAGATTGATGCTGTAGAAGATTTTGATACTACTATCAAACTCCCTACAAAAAATACACACATAATGAAAGGAATCCCTATAACTTGGAAATTTGAAATACCATTTAATATATCTTTCAAAGAAATATTCTCTAAATATGTAAACGGAAAGTATACTATGGAATTCATGCCGGATTCAGAACAACCATTTCCTGTTTATCCTGAAGTAGAAGAACATATAGAAAGAGTACAAACCTTTATCACAAAATTAGTTACAGACATTATATTTGCAGAGTTTGAAAAAGGTATTCGTATAAGTGATAATGAAATTATATTTGATATGGAAACAGTGGTCAATGTGTGCCGAAAACTAAATATCCCATTTAGGTCTATTATCCCTGATAAAATTGATATGTCTAACTTTAAACCTACAAAGATAGGTTACTTGGATACACCAGTATATTGGATAAAGTATTATGATGGAAACTTTAAGACATTTCTTATCACTGATGTATCAATTAATACTGTAAAGGAATTAATGATGCTTACCCCAATGGTAACTCATTTCCCATATATTATAAAATTAAATAGAAGAAACCCGACAACCAAACTTTTGTTGAGTTGTGATAGTATCAAGAAACCAGTAATTCCATTATCAGAGGAAACACAAAATATTCTAAACATAATCAATGCCTATTAAAAATAGTTATCTGTAAAAATTATATATCGAAATTTTAAGAATGCACATAGTAATATTTAATTTCTATGTGCATTTATTTTTGTTCTCTCCAAAAATAAAACTTAACAGAATACCTAAAAATTATTTTGTTAAGTTTTATTATTTAATTATATCAATAACTTATAAACCTTAACAGAATGAGATGTAAAAATTAATAAAATTTATGTGGATGACTTTTCAAAAAATTAATTTGCTAAAATTTATAAACTACTAATCAGAAAAAATTAATTTGTTAAGGTATAAAAATCACTTAATAAACCTTAACAGAATACCTAAAAATTATTTTGTTAAGTTTTATTATTTAATTATATCAATAACTTATAAACCTTAACAGAATGAGATGTAAAAATTCACAAATAAAATAGACTGCTATTATTTGGAAAGAGAACTATAAAATTTTTAGTATGAAAAACAAAATGGAATAATAAAGAAAGGAAAAAATAGATTTATTTTTGAAAAAAACAAGGAACAACATATAGGAAGGTATTTTTATACAGAAATGCAGGAAATTTTCACTCTATAATAACCAAATATAACTTAAAAAGAGCAAAAAACTCCTGTAAAGAGCATTCTACAAGTGGGACATTTTATCATAGGAACAAATTTAGAGTGCAACTATCCTAAAAATTACAACACAGGAACAAAGAATTCCATAAATTTAGGAAATATAACCCAACAGACATAAAATTGTATGTCTTTGAATATTTCATTCGCTGTATTTAGAGATTTTTAGGTTTATGCTAAAGATGGAATTTGATAATTACTGATAAATTCCCTGATTCTATCACGCATATTAGTTTTCCATGGAGCCCCTTCATGAACAAAGGAAAGAACCAGTTTAATCAACCACAAAATACGACTATAAATCCATCTATTCTTAATTAATTTAGCACTTTGCCTATCACCAGAAAACTTATCATCTATTAATTTTCTAATATATTTTGGATCGATATTATCCCGTCTCCATAAGTCTTTCCAAGCAGTATGGCTTATCTTCAAAAATCTTGAAACCACAAATTTAACTCTTTTCTTAAAAGCTACAGTATCAAACAGTTTATTATTCCAAAAACAAGTTGTTGATTTTGATAGCTTCTCTGATCTCTTATTATAAGCAGCATCTATTCTATCATATAACTCATTAGTCTTTTTCTTAATATATCTGTTGATTTGCTTTATTTTCATGCCTTTCGGGGGCATAACAAACTTGATTATACGCATATCAATATCCTGTACAACTGTTTTATTCTTTCGAGAATAAAGAACTGCAGCTCTGGATACTCCAAAAATTTCTGAAACAATAACAAGTGGTGTTTCTGATAATTTCTTAAAAGCCATTTTAAATTACCTCCCTTAGTAAAAATTTAATTTTGTGTATCAAGTTTACAATTTTTAAATGCACATGTCAACAAATTTTTATAAAAAATCGTTTAAATAATGTTTTATAGACCTTAACTTAATAGCAAAAATTGAGGAGTGATACTTAACAAAAATTAATAGGTATCAAAAAAGGTAATGATATTAAACATTTACAAAAATTAGGTAAGACTTAACAAAAATGAAACTTTAAAAAAATTGCCTTCTCGAAAACCTTGACCCACAAGCATCTCAAAAGGCAATTTTTACTAGTTTACAGCTATAATACTGGAAGAGCATAGTTAAGGCGTTATAACCTTAACCTTGTGGTTTCTAAAGAGGGGAACATTACAAAAAAATTGAAAAAAACGAAAAGAGAAGAAAACCACTCCTGGGCAAAGAGTAGGGTTTTTTTATCAATTTTTTTCTTTTTTGCAATTTTTTTATTAATTTTCTGAATATGTAATAAAAAGATTAATATTTACTACTTTTGTAGAAAATTAATAATTTTTTGTAATATTCTTCTCTTCATAGCGATTAAGCTTATTTTGTAATTATGAATTTATAAAATCCCTTTGTCTCCCATTTTCTGGAAGCAAAGGAATTTTATTATTCATAATTTTATCATTGAGCGAAACAGCAGTATCTATTCTGAGAAGATATACATGCTCTTTTCTATATATTTTCTCAAAATTTACTACTTTTTAACGTTTACTAACGACTTCCTGTATGATGATATTTAGTCCTGTGCGATTTTTTACGGCTCGCCACACCGTAACCTCCGCTTGCCTGGGTTTATGTAAAATTTAGTATGTGTTTCTTACCTATGCCGGTTACACTAACAGTGACCCCCTGCGCATAATAAATTTGAAAGTATCAAGTAAATCCATTTATATATTTAATACAAATGGTGTTTAGACGACCTTATAAATTGTTAGGTGTCCGGGATTTAAAATCCACAACCATAACAAAATATAAGATTGCCGTTGGCCCAACTGACACCAACTGCGGCGATTTTAGCTAAACAAAATGTCTAGCAGGACAACGCCGGTAAGAAAACCCTGTCTGATACTTTTAGCTCAAACTCATTATACTATTCCTTTCTCAGGCGGGATATAATAGTGTAGGGTGTATTTCTCACCGCAAGAACACTACATCCTAATTTTTACCCCATTTAAGCGGAATAATACACTGTGCTGGTGTGCTGTGCAATCTACCATTCTGCTCCTTTTCAGAACAGAAACACAATGTATTACCTGAACCTCCTATATAATAGGGTGGCTTGTTAAGGGAGTACCTGCCTACAGATGATTTATTCCTGTTATACATTCTTACGATTGAGCTAAACTGCATACTCAAATTAACAAACCAGCGGTTTTACCCATTATATAGTGGGTTACAAGGTTATTTACTGACGTTAATCAGTTGCCGGTATTGCCGTATCCTGTATAACTGGGTGTTTAAAAAACACACAAAGAGAGCGGTATTTTCATCATCTTTCGACTGATACCCCTACAGGGGTTATTCTGCATACCTTGGCAGAGGGTCGCCTTAATCCCCTACCACCATACAGGCAAATCCTATAATAGGATTACATTCTTTTAGTTATTATGGAGTATCCTGTCCTCTCATAACAGTATGATAAACCACAATAACAGGATTAAAGAATGTTGAAAAAACCTTTAGCTGTGCGCTAGAAACGGCTGTTCCACACAAGCTATGATTTTTTGGTAGCCCTTTTATAGGCTTCCGTATAATGTTTTACTATAAGAAAAAATTCTTGTCAACAAAAAAAATTTATTTTTTTCTCTTGACAAACTGATATTAAATGTTTATTTTAATATAAAAGCTAAGTGAGATATACTTTCCAAAAAATTTTTTAGTTTTTATTAAAGTTTTTTCTTGACATACCGATATATATAATATACATTAAGAGAAAACTTAGACAACAACTCAATTTTAAGGAGGTATAATAAATGGAATATTTAGTATTTGTATATGGCTCATTGAAAAGAGGGTATTGGAATTATGAAACATTTCTTAAGGGAAGATCAAAATTTGTTTGTGATGCCGAAACCTGTTATAAAATGTATATGACAGATATTGGGTATCCTCTTGTTACTAAGACAATTCCAAAAACTACAATTAAAGGTGAATTATTTATAATTGATGAGATAGTTTTGAAGGATTTGGATACTCTTGAAGGACATCCTGTTTATTATCATAGGGAAATTACTGAAGTAATTGCCAATGATGGAAAAGTATTAAAAGCCTGGATGTATTTCAATGATAGAGTAGAAGGAAAATGTATTTCAAATGGAATTTGGTCTTGACAAATAAATACTTATTTGTTTATATTATCTTAAAATTTGGTCTTGACAAATAAATACTTATTTGTTTATATTATCCTGAAATTTATAATTTATGATTAATAAGGAGAGTTTATAAATGAAATGGAATTTGGTCTTGACAAATAAATACTTATTTGTTTATATTATCCTGTAATTTGGTCTTGACAAATAAATACTTATTTGTTTATATTATCCTGAAATTTATAATTTATGATTAATAAGGAGAGTTTATAAATGTGTAGGATTCTTTCAGCCAGTTTTCGTAAGCCTTTTAAAACTGATTTTGTTAAGGAACAGATATATTATCAGGCTTATACTTTATCAAGTTATCATAATTCTGGATGGGGTATAATGTTTAATTCTCCAGAATTTAATAAATACTATGTTAAAAAGTATTCCTGTCCTTGTTATAGTAATTTTCTTTCAAAGGACACAATAAATCTTATTAATTCAAATAACTATATTTTTCATATAAGAAAAGCTTCGATAAATATAAATAATCCAAACATATTGGATACACATCCATTTGTAAAAGAATGTAAGAGTACAAAAACAAAATGGGTGTTATGTCATAATGGAACTCTAAAAAAGAAGTTTCAGAAAATTGAAACCTATCCTGTTTGTGGAAATACAGATAGTGAATATATTCTGTCCTTTATTTTAGATTGTGTAGATAGAACAATGGCTTTTAATTTCAATTTTAAAGATTATTTATATATCCTTCATCGGAATATAGCTATATTTAATAAAGAATATGGTTCTATGTGTCTTTCTTTCTTTGATGGTACGAATATGTATTTTTATTCAGATATCAAAGGGGATAGGGTTTTATATCGAAAGAAAATAAGAACTAAAAAGAATGAGGGATTTATATTTGCTACAGAACCTAAAGAAACATGGAAGTGGCAAATAATGTATCCTGGTACTTTGATGGTTTTGCGTAATGGGAAGCTGATATTTAGTGAAACTGAAAGATGTTATTAAATCTTGGTAATTTGTTTTATAACGTAAGGATTTTTGTTGATTTTTATTGGAGGTTAAGTTATGATATCTGCAAGTATTGAAATTTACAAGAAAGAAGTAACTCGTAACTATAATACAAATATAGACCTGAATGATATACATTATAATGCAGAAAGAATTATAAAGAATATCATTGAAGTATCTAGGAATATCCCTGCATTCTATACCTACATAGTAGATGTTTTGAAAACAGGTGGAAATGCTGTCAAAAAGGGTTTTTCTCAAAAAATTGAAAAGCCAACTGAGATAGCTAAAGAGCTTGAGAATTGTGTAAATAATAATGATTTGGAGTCAGCTTACCATATTTTTGTTTCACTTGGAGCTAAACGTCATATAGTTTACAAAGCTTCAAAAAATGCTGTAATAAAAAGATACCCTTATGCTTCCTCAAAGTTAAACGAGCTGTTTGATATATATAAGCAGAAAGTTTTGAATACCCTGTGTAATTCCTGTTTACCTATGGCTATAAATATAGCTGATAAGTTTAGTAATAAAAATGGAATTTCCTTTGAGGAATGTATTTGTAGTGCCAATATAGGTGTTGTAGAGGCTGCACACAGATTTGATTTTAACAGTGGTACTAAATTTACAACTTATGCTTCTATATGGATTCATAAATATTTGAAAACAACTTTTGTATCTGAGAAAATACCTGTAAAAGTAAGTGCTTCTTTTATGGGTAGTGATAATTATTCTTCCTTTGTGGAAAATATCAGGAAGTCTTTTAGTCTTGATAAAGAAGATGTACAAGCTGATAGTGTTTATAATAGTTATAATATCAATACAAAAACACCTGAAGATGAATTTGTAAATTTTGAAAGTCATAAAAACTTAAATTTAGCTATGAAAACATTGACATCTAAGGAATATTATGTCATATCACAATTACAGGGTTTTCATGGTAAACCTGTTTCACGGAGGAAATTATGTAAGGAATTAGGAATAACTTGGTTTATGTTGGATAAACTTGAGAAAAAGGCATTTAAAAAAATAAAGAATTTTTTGAATAATTAGTATTTAAACAGTTTCAGCAGTAAAACATTGATTAGTCACTTTTAAAAAAGGAGAGAATTATGACAGACAAGAAAACTAATAAAAAGACAGATAAGACAGACAATTTTGCTGTAAGCCGTGTACCAACAACATTGTTGGTGGCAGTCCATATGAAGGGAAAAGATATTCCGAGTAATGATATTGCTAAGGAAATTTCTGATTTTGTAAATAGGGAAGATGTTGTCAAGATTTTGTTTGATACTTCCTCTAAACTTACCAATATAGCTTCTGAGAATAAGTTGGATATTCTTAATGTTATTGTTGTTCCGAGGGTTATGATGCCTGCTAATGATGATGAAGCTAAGATAATTTCTAATTTTGCAGATGATTTTTTGTCAAATTCAAAGGCAAATAAAAAGACTGATGTAGCAGGAGAGGCCTAATGGCAGAAATGTTTTCTATTAAAGATGAAGAAAATGAAGAAAATGAAGAGATAAATAACTCTTCTCTTGAATTATTTAGTTCTTTGTCGAAAGACGAAAAAATATCTTTTGTAGAAAATGAGCTGAAATCTTTACTTGATTATGTAGAACAACAAATTGAGCTTTGTAATGAACAAAGTTCACAAGTTTCTGATTTTTCAAGATTTACTTTTGAAGCTAAAAAAATGCTTGTTGAACAAAAGATAAATATACTTAAACAATTATTTCATATTCAGAAAGAACAGAATGAAGAAGAGGATGTAAATTCACTTACGGAACTCCTTAATCGAAAATTAAAGTAATGATTATACGTAAATTAAAATCGAAAAGCGGTTTTGATGTTATTCTTTTTTCTGAAAATAAAAAGGAAGATTATCTCTATAACCATCTTCTTTTTATGGTAGGTGAACAAGACACTCCAAAGCGTGAGTTGTCTTTGGATAAACTACGGGTTATGCCTGATAAAGTTGTGGCATCCGATAAAAAAATATACTTCCAGGAGGAAAAATATGAACAAAACAGAATTTTATGATGAAGTTTATCAGAATGTTTTGGTTGAGGTAGGGGAAGATATTCCGAAAACGAAAGTATTTGCAATTTTGGATACTATGTTTTCCACGATGAAGAAAATATTGGCTGAGGATAAAGAGGTCAGTATACGTGGATTTGGAGTATTTGAAGTGGCAACATCTAAGTCCAGAAAGGCAAGGAATCCTCAAACTGGAGAACCAGTTGTTGTTCCTCAAAGGAATAGACTTCGTTTCAGAATTTCTAAAAATCTTTATGAGATGATTAATCCTCAACAGTAAAATATTATTCTGTTATTTAAAACCCCCTGTTAAAACAGGGGGTTTTTGTATTTTATTAAAGGAGTTTCTTATGGAAAACGTACAACTTCCTGATAATATTGAGATTTTCATAAAAGAAGTTAATATAGAAATTTTTATTGATGTGGATGAAATATCAATTGAACAAGAGGTTGAATAATGCATACAATAAGTGGAATATATTATATTTATAAAGGTAATGTTACTCCTATATGGAAATCTATGGTTAAAATTGGTGAAAATATTGTTACTATGGATGCTTCATGGAATTGTCGTATGTTAGTTAAAAAAAGTTTTGATACGGCTGAAGTTCCTATAATTGATAAAACAATAGCTTATGACCCTTCTACAAATACATTTCCTTGTTTTTTAACACCCTCTGAAACAGATATGTTAGAACCAGGAGAATATTATGTTTTCATAGAAATAAGTAATTTATCTTTTTCTCCACCAATAAAAAAAGAGAGCAACCTTTTATTAAAGGTTGAACAGCAAGGAGTTATATAGCTAAAATAGCTTCATTCTCTGTAGATTGATTTTTTGGCATTTTTATACCGTAATATTCATATAAACCATCATATTCAGGTGATATTACAGCAAAAATTTTTCCATCTTCTATTAATTTTTGTGTATTATATTTTATTATTGCTCCAGAACCACTCTTAGCTACAGAATCTACAAATTTAGTGGCACTTGTATTCATAATATAATTGTTTTCTTTTTCAAATAAGGGATTCCTATTTCCTGAGAATGTCTGAGCAGTTTTAAGTACTATGGAGCTCGAACTTACTGTTGGACGAACAACTCCTCTTTTATCAGATGGTATACGTATTCCTCTATATAATGGCTTATCCAATTTTTTATGTTTTAATACCTTTTTAGTTGTTGAATATATTTTTTGTAATGATTTTAAAACATTATCTGGCACATTTTCACTATCAATTTCACTTATATGATAATGATTTAGTTCTTTATAGTTGTCTTGAAAGTCAGATTTTTTAGTTACTCCAATCGCACTTCTTAAACTTCTTCTTATAAGTACCCCAACCCCCGATGTAGTTGAATACCCCCAATGTTTCAACAATTCTGAATCTATATTTTTCCCACTAAAAACTTTTGGTAGGCTTCCACTTTTTTCTAGTAGATTCATGGCCATTTTTGGGTTAGTTGAATGACTCACAAAGTTTTTTAACATTGCTCTACTAGCTTCATTTTCTCCACTTGCTTTAAAAATTTCCTTTAAAACTGAAGCTGTTCTATCGACTCCTCCTATATGTAAAGCAAAATCAAGTAGAGTAGTTAGATTTTTTGATGCTTCCTTGAAATTTTTTGATTCAGGAGAATTAGCATGTTTTTTAAATTGTTTATAATAATGGTTTATAAGATTGCTGTTTACTGTTTTTTTCAGTTTAACATTTAAAAAAGCATTTCTGTGTTCTATAGGAATTTCAGATGCTTTGGTTGTATAAAATTTGAAACCAGCTACTTTTTCTATAAGTGAGTTTCCATTTGGTATTTCATCGAAATCATTGCTTATTGTTTTAATCAAGTGTTTATTATTTGTTACAGCCATTATATGTGATAACAAATGAACACCATTTATTTTTTTATCTATATCTAATCCACTTGTTGTAAATCCAAATTTATTAGCATTTGCTGTTTTTAAATATTCGTGTAGTATACCAGTAAATTTTCCTTTATCTATTGTTTCTGGTAAAGAAGATATAAAGGCATTTAAGTCCTTAAATTCTGATTTTTTTAAGTTTTTCTTTCCGAATAAAGATTTTCCTTTATTTGGGTCATAGTGTTGATGTGTTCTTAAGTAAGGATTTTTGCTTTTTACAAGAACAGTTTTTACCGGAAGACTTTTTGTAGATTTTTCACGAATTTTGGGTGTAAGTACTTCTCTGTCATTTAAGACAGGTTCAACAAAGGTTCCTTTATCAGTTTTATCTATATAGAAGTAATCAATATTATCAAAGCCCACAGGGTCAATTATGTATTTACGCATTTTTTTATTCTCTTATCTTAAAGACATATTATGAAAAGTTTATTAGAAATCACAATAAGGATTTTCTTATTTTACTGAATGAAGAAAAACTATGTAATATCTACTATTTACATTATTATTTTGCTTTCACAGAAATATTTTTCAGAATATCTTCTGTTAAAGATGTTTTTCTTATTTAAAAAATCTTCAAGCTAATGTATACTTACTTTATATAGTTTTCAATATTTATGATACATCAAAGGGGATACTTTAAAAATGAGACAGATAGAAAGATTTATTTGTATGTCAGATTGTCATATACGGGATAAGACACCTGTATGTCGTAAAGATAATATTAAATTAGTTACTAAGCGTAAACTTTCTTTCATAGTTGATATTGCTAACAAATACAATGCTCATATTATTTCTGGTGGAGACTTTTTTGATTATGCTCATACTAGTTATGAGCTTTTATCGTATATTATTCCAATATTTTTAAGGTTAAAGAAAAAATTCTTTACTGTTTATGGTCAACATGATTTACGTTATCATTCTATGAAAAGTTTAGCTAATACACCTTTAAATGTTCTTTTATTGGCTATTGGAGGTGTTTTTTTAAAGGATACCCCATATTCATTGGGGGATATAGATTTATATGGGATGAATTGGGGGGAATCACAATTTCCATCTCTTGATTCCAGTAAATTTAATATATTATCAACTCATAGAATGGTTATAAATGACTCTACATTATGGGATGGACAGGAAGATTTTATTGAGGGTAATAATTTGTTACGTCTCACTGATTTTGATATGATTATTTCTGGTGATAATCATCAATCGTTTGTAAATAAATTTAAGCATAAACTACTTATAAATTCAGGGTCTTTACTACGTTTGAATAAGTCTCAGATAGATCATAAGCCCAGGGTAGGACTTGTTACTGTAGATGTAGATAATAAAGATATAAAATTTGAGTGGATTTACATCCCAATAAAAAATTCAGAAGATTGTTTTGTTGAAGATTTGGTAAAAACTGAGGATATTGGTGCAGACAGTATTGAGATTGATACAGAATTTATTGAAAAACTGAAGAAAACAAAATCAGATAATGTCAAATTTATACATGTTCTTCAGGAAAGTCTTTCAATGGTTGAGGACGATTATGTTTTAAAAGCTTTAAATGACATAATTCATAGTATAATTAATAATGACAAAGATTCTATTTTGAGGTAAGTAATTATGAGTGATATGAAAAAGCTTATGCAGTTAAAAAATTTGGTAGATTCTCTTGAAAAAGAATTTTCGCAACTTGTCGGTAGCCGTAATGAAATTTTGTCTCAAATTAAAGAAGAATTTGATATTGATAATATCAGAGACTTACGAGATAAACAAGGTGAATTGATAGAAAAGCGAGATTCTCTTCAAAAAGAACTTTCAGAAAAACTGAATGGTATAGAAGAAAAATTAAATAATATGGGTGTTTCGTTATGATAGATATTAGTCGATTGAGAGAAGCTTATGATAAGGAAGTAGCTAAAAGAGACTTTCTGTTGGATAGAAAGAAATTGATTGAGAATGATTTATCAGTTTGTAGAAAAGATTTACAGGGCGCTATTGGTGCAGTTGAACATATACAGAAAGTTTCTAAGCTTACGATGGAGGAAATTAAGCATAAAGTAAGTGATTTAGTTTCTATTGCTTTTGAGACTATATTTCCTAATCCTTATAAATTTGAAATAGATTTTGTTTCAAAGCGAAATAAAACGGAATGCGATCTTTACGTTGTACGTCCGAATGGTACTAAAATACATCCACTTGATGGTAGTGGTGGGGGTATAGCTGATGTTTGTGGTTTTGCATTAAGAGTGACTTATTGGACTTTAAGAAATGATTTACGAAATATTTTTATACTTGATGAAACTTTCAAATTTGTTTCAGAGGAATATAGAAGTTTTTGTGCCGAATTTCTTAAGAAAGTTAGTTATGAACTGGGAGTACAAATAATTATGGTTTCTCATCTACAGGAAATAATGTATAAAGCTGATACAGTGTATAAACTCACTAATGATGGAGTTAAAGCATCTATATCAAGGATGAATTGATATGTTTTTAGATAATAATTGTGTAATAGATAATCTTAATAAGTTAATCGATAAACCAAAACTTCTTTATGAGTATTCACGTTTTGTCTGTGGTAAAGAGATAGATTCAAAATATTTGATGAAGCTAAAACTTCTTGGTATATGCTTTGATACATGTAAATACAAACGTTTGAAGCGAAATAAGCGTAAGTTACAACTCAGTGGGGGCATCTATTCAAAGTCTGAGCAAAGTGTTGTTGATCAGAAGCCTTCTAACAATAAAGCTAAAAAACCCCAAAAATATGCTGATATTTTTGAATCTTCTCAAGAAGAAGTAAAAGAGGTTATACTTTATTGGAAATCTAAAAGTAACTTACGAGATATAGTTATTACTCGGAGGACAAATATTTTAGTCTCAACAATAAATCATCTTACGTCTAAATTGAAAAGGTTTAGTGTGGATGATTTTAAGAAGGCTATAGATGTTTATTCTAAGTTTATTGACATGTGTCCGTCTCATTTTGTAAATTTTGTTGGCTTTCGTGTTTCCTTGTTAGAATTTATATCCTATAAAAATGAAACTCGAAAAAGAATGAGTGAAAAGAATCCCTTTAAAGGGGTGAGTTCTTTATTTATTGTGTGTCTTAAAGGATTGCCTTATATGCTTTCTAATTACATGGGATTTAATTTGACTTCCAATGTTTCTGAATATTTTGATACTATTGTTTCTGTTATTGGGATACACTATATAGTATTGTTTAAAAGAGACTCAATCCCTAATCAAATTCGATTGTCTTTAACTATGAAATATTCTGATGTATATAAATTCTGTGATTCTATAAATTATGTTGATTTTAATTTGTATGTGGATACAGATGATTATTCTTTGATATTCAAAATATTTAATATGATGTTTAATACTATAGATATTGACATCACTGATACCATAGATGTATATCGTTATGTCAGGTCCTTATTTGTAGCAGCAGGTTTTAATTCCCCTGCAACTGATAAACCTTTACCATTTATTTTTTCTGCCATAACAAGAAATACTTGGAAAAAATTACTTCAAAATGAATTTTCACGTCGTTCGTTTAAAACTTCTTTACAAGATAAAATTGTTGAAGATATAGATATATCAGATACAATAACAAATTTAAAAGTGGAGATACCAACTCTAAATGTTACTTAGTTATTCTACACTCAGAGATTTTTCATGTCCTTTGAGGTTTGTCTTTTCAAGGCAAAACTCCAATATAAACAAGATAAAATCTTTTATAGGAGTTATTGTCCATAATCTTTATTATAGAGCTTTATCTAATCGTAAAACGTCTTTTGAGTTTTTCGATAAAGAATATCTACATAATATGATTATGGATTGGGAACATCCACCAATAAATCTTACCGAACTTTTTTATGCAGTTAAAAAACACTTACATTCAGAATTCCTTCAAAATTTGGAATGTTATTTTGATTCTAAAATTGAGTTAGAAACAGTTTTTGGAATATGTATTGAAGATTTAATTTCTGTAGTAGAAGCAGATTCTTGGTTGTTTATCAAACCTGATATTTTAATAACTACTGATGATGAAATCATAATATATGATATAAAGACTTCTAAAACAATGTCCCCTGATATAAATCAGTTATATTTTTATCTTTGGGTGGTTGGTAAATTTAAAGAAGTTAAAAGTTCAACAAAAACAAGGGGTTATATATACAATACATTTTTTAATAGTGTTAAACCCTTAATATTTTCGAATTTTAATAATATTGAATGTATTATTAAAAGAAGATGTGCTTCTATACATAAAGTTTACTCTTCTGTTGACATAAAGCATATTTTATATGTACCTTCTATGATACATGAAAAGCTTATGTCTTTGAGATCGAATGATAGTATATCATTAAATAATCTGGTTAAGAATCTTCCATTTAATACTTGTGAAACTTGTTATTACCGTTATTTATGTCCAGTCAATCGAAATCCAAAAGACTTTGATATATTTGAATTTCCAATAGATGAAAAGGTAATACATGTTAAAGCATATAATATTAATTATACGGAAAGATATTTAGGAATAGAGTTATCTGGTAGAAACTAATGATAAATTTGCTTATTGAGTCTTTTGATATAATAGCTTTTTTTGAAAATAGAGGTATTTCTTATTTTACAGAGGATACTAATTGTAGTGATGGTTGGGTAAATATCCAATGTCCTTTCTGTGATGATCATAGTAATCATCTGGGTATAGCTATAGATACTAAAAAAGTTCATTGTTGGAGATGTGGGAAGCATTCACTTTTTGATTTAATTAAGGAAATCGATGGTATTTATAGCTCTCATCATGTTTATCGTGTATTAAAAGAATTCAAAGGTGATATTAATGATATTATTGTAAAGTCTACAGTTAAAGAAAATAAACTAGCTTCCACCTTTAATTTTCCTAAAGAGTTTAGTAAAAAATTCCCTCCAATTGCTATTGATTATTTAAAATCAAGAAATTTTGTACCAGTTGAATATTATATTAACAAGTATGATTTGTATTGGGGTGGGAGTATAGTAGGTAATTTTAAGTATAGGATTATCTTTCCTGTTAAGGTTAACGGAAGTATAGTTAGCTTTGTTGGAAGGGATGTAACAGATATTTTAGAACCGAGATATAAGAATTGTCCAAAGGTATTATCTACTATTGCAATAGAAAATACATTTTTTAATGTGGATAATTGTTTTGGAAATAAAGTCATTCTTGTAGAAGGTCCTTTTGATGTAATGAGAATAGGAGATGGTTGTATTGGTTCTTTTGGAATCCAATTAAGTGATTCACAGATTAAATTTTTATCTTCTAATTATGATGAGGTTACAATTGTATTTGATTCAGATGCTATTGAAGTTGCTAAATTTGTTGCAAATCAGATTGGTCCTTTTTTAAATAAAGTTAGAGTTATACATCTTGAGAAAGGATTTGATCCAGCTACACTTCCTGATGAAGATATTAACATTCTTAGGAGAAAATTTTTGTGAAAAGAAAAAATAAACGTAAAAAAGTTAAGAAAAAACAAATAGTTAAAGGAAATTGTTCATATTGTAAAATGTGGACTTCAGCAAAACGAAGAAAAAAAATGGGTGACGGTACAACTCAGATGAGGTATTGTATAGTTGTAGATGATTGGGTTACGGCAAGGAAAAGTTGTGAAAATTTTACTTTAACAGATTTTGTTTTTTGTCCATTGATACAAGGTCGTAGGCATCATTATGTTTGTTTAAAACTTGCTAATAATAAAGATTGTAAAAAATGTCAGACAGGTAAAATAGTCAGATTTTATAGACCCTTAAAGAGATTCGCAAGGAAAAAGGGAGTTTAATTTTATAAATGGGAGCTATAGTTGAGGTTGAAGAAAATTTAAACTATAGGTTTGAAGAAGATATACTGCTGGCAACAATTATATCAGAAAGCTATTTGAAAGTATTGCGTTCAATTTTTAAACCTGAGTATATCACTAATTCTCTTATACGGGATGCTATTAAATGGTGTATTAATTATTTTGAGAAATATGGAAAATCTCCTAAGTCAGATATCAAACAATTTCTTGATATTGGAATAGTTAAAGGTAAACTTAGTATAGAAGATGAAAATTTACTAAAGAAATTATTATCCCGTCTTAGTAGAGAGATTGAACATGTTAGTAGTTTTAATACTCAAAATTATATAAATCATACAAAGCATTATTTTGGGCGTAGAGATTTAGAGATTCGAATATCAGAAGCCAATTATCTTCTACAAAAAGATGATATTGAAAGAGCCAATATAATTCTTAAGGAAAATAAGAATATAACAGAATTAAGTGGGCGTGCTTCTAAAATATTTACAACTAATATAATTGATGCCACTTTATCAGAAGAAGCTTTACAATCAGTATTAGTACTTCCTGGAGAGTTGGGTAGATTATTTGGGGCAATAAGAAGAGGATGGCTTGTTGCTTTTCTTGCTCCACCAAAGGTTGGAAAGTCTACAGCTTTATTGGAATTGGTTTTTCTTGCTGTAAATAATTTCAAAAAAGTTCTTTATATTAACCTTGAAATGGATGAAATAACTTGTAATTTACGTTTTTATCGGCGTTTTCTTGGTTTACCTACACCTGCTGATTTTTATGATAAAGATGTTTATCCTGTTATTGTTCCTCAATTTGATTGCCTTCATAATCAATCAGGTGCATGTTTTCATAGTGGACGTGAGGGAGGTGCTTCTATAGCTGATAGTATTGAAAGAAAAATTCCATATAAGCCTTGTAAATATTGTTTTGTTAATAAAGATGATCAATGGGATGAAGAACCACCAATAATAACTTCTTTTCCAGTAAAGCAAAATTTCAGTTTATCTGATTTTGTAGGTAATTACAATGATTTAAAGGATGGTATCCGTAAATATAAAGAAAAATATAAACATAAATTACAGAGTATAACTCGACACTTAACGACATATTTAAGGGTTGCAACATATCCTTCTTTTGTGGCTACAATAGATGATATTCGTGCTGAAATAGAACTTCTTGATTTGGAAGAGGGGTTTAAACCAGATATTATAATAATTGATTATGCTGATATTCTCTTTAATAAAACTAATGATAGGCATGGACTTGATAAAATATGGAAGGAAATGAAAGCGTTATCAGGTGAAATGTCCAGTTTAGTTGTTTCGGCTTCACAAACTAATCGTCCTGCTCTTAATAAAATTCTTAGAGGACAGGAGGATGTTGCAGAAGAATTTAAAAAAATGGGACATGTGGATATGTTTATTGGTTTATCACAGTTGCCATTTGAGAAAGAACATGGTTTAATGCGTTGGAATACTGTGGCACATAGACATCGTGATTGTGTTCCAACAAAACAAGTATATGTTACAACATGTAATAGTTTAAATATAGGTTTACTTGATACTGTTTTGTGTAATAAAGCAACTCTTAAAAGGGTGGCTACAAAAATGCGTGAAATAGATAATTTAAACAGAAGAAAATAGCAGGAGGATATCTAATGAAAGTAAGTACAAAAGAATTTAAGGAAGTATTGACAAAACTTAGTCCCGCCTTTAGTAAAGCTGATATAGATATATTTAGTTATATTACATTTGATAAAAAAAATATTGTATCCTACAATGATAAAGTATGTGTTATACATCCATTTCAGACAGAAATAGAATGTTCTGTAAAGGCATCTCCTCTTTTTGACATTATTAAAGGTTTAAATGATCAGGAAATAGAAGTTGAAATTAAAGATTCTAAATTATTTCTTAGTGGGGAAGATATTAAGGCTGAATTATCTCTTGGGGATAATACTATCAATGAATATATACAGAATATTTCTGAGATAGATAAAGAATGGAAACCTGTTCCAGATGATTTTCTTTATGGTATTAAATTATGTTCTTTTTCAGTTTCGAAGGATATAGCACGTCCATTTTTGATGGGAATACATGTAAATAAATCAACTATTTGCAGTTCTGATAACTATCGTATTTCCCGTTATAAATTATCCTTTCCAATTGAAGATTCCTTTTTGATACCAGGTGTTACAGCCAAAGAGCTTTTAAAATTTTCGATAAAGGAATATGCACTTCATTTACCATGGGTAATATTTAAGACAAATGATGGAGTTGAATTTTATGTTAAACTTTTGATGGTAGAATTTCCTGATGTGGAGAAGTTTTTTGATAGTATGGATGGATACGTATTAAAAGCTCCTGAGAAACTTAAACCTATTGTAGATTCACTCTCACCTTTTCCAGAAGGGGATATGCCAATAGAAAGAAAAATAACACTTTATTTTGATGGTAAAAAACTCAATTGTGAAGCCTTTTCACAGGGTGTTTATGTAAAGAGATGGATAGAAGGTGTTGAAACTGAAGATGAGCTGAAGATACAAATGAGTATTGATTTTTTAAGGGCTATCCTTTCTCAAGCAACTGAAATGATTGTTAGTAAAGATAAAGTAATGTTTAAAAAAGAAAATTTTGAGCATCTTATGACTATATAGGAGAGTTCCCTTATGGAAGGTTTCTTTTTTGATGATTCTGTACCTGTAAATAAAAATTTACAGTTGTCAAATAAAAGAAGAGAAAGAGCTTTAATGTTTCCTGAGTTGTTGTGTGAGGAATGTTCTCTTTATAAAAGATGTAATTCCCCCAAAATGGAATATACAGGGGAAGGTAGATTAAAATGTTTAATAATTGCTGAGGCTCCAGGTGAAAAAGAAGATGCTTTAGGAAAACAACTAGTTGGAAAAGCAGGAAATTTACTACGTCTCCGTTTAAAAATACTTGGTTTAGATTTAGACAAGGATTTTTGGAAGATTAATGCTGTAAATTGTCATATTCCATTTAATCGAAAGCCAAAAGATAAAGAAATTAACTGCTGTTGGAATTATCTTGTTGAAAAAACAATTAAAAAGTTAAAACCAAAGGTAATTTGGCTTTTTGGAGAAGTTGCAGCTAATTCTTATTTTAAGAATAGATTTGGTCTTGAAAAAAGATCAATTTCAAAATGGAGGCGTTGGTGTATACCTGACTATGAGTTGGGTTGCTGGGTTATTCCTTTATTTCATCCCTCTTATATCCTTAGAAATCAACACGATGTTCTTCTTAGTAAAATTTTTGATAGAGATTTGGTATTTGCTAAATCTTGTTTTTCTAAAGAAGCTCCTGTAAAGCTTGGTATAGATTTTATAGATTCTAAGATAAAAAAGGTAGTTTCATTTCGGGAGGTTGTTTCTCTTTTAAGAGAGACAATGAAAAAAGATATAATAGCTTTTGACTATGAAACTTCAGGACTAAAACCTTACCATCCAGAACACCGTATATGGTCTATATCTGTAGCTTGGGATAATGATTTTGCTTTTGCTATACCCTATCAATATACTGGTCATTTTGGGGAAAAAGAACAGTTAAAAATAAAAAGTTTATGGAGTAGAATTTTAGAAAATCCAAACATAAAAAAGATAGCTCATAATTTGAAATATGAAGATCATTGGTCATCTGTTTTCTTTACTGATGTAAAGGGATGGTATTGGGATACAATGGTTAATTCTCATATCCTTGATAATAGAGGAGGTATATCCAGTCTTAAATTTCAAACATTTATTCGGTATGGAATTGTTGGATATGAAACAGAAGTAAAAAAATATATGACTCCATTGAAAGGAAGTGTTCGGAATAGACTTGATGAATTTCCACTTAGAAGCTTACTTAAATATAATGCTCAAGATTCTTTGTTTACGATGTGGATTTATAATGATCAGGCTAAAATTTTGAACAGAGATAAAGACAGTCGTAAAAAAGCTCGATTATTTTTTCATAAAGGAATATTAGCATTATCTCAAGCTGAGAAGCAAGGGTGGTGTGTTGATGTAGATTATTATAATAAGAAAAACAAAGAGCTTGAAGATAGGTTAGTAACACTTGAAAGTGAACTATTAAACCATAAAGCCTCAAAAGAATTTAAAAAAAGATTTAGAAGGGAACCGAAAATACGTTCAACAAGAGACCTGCCAACTATATTATATGATATATTGAATCTTACAACAAATAAATTAACAGCTACAGGTGCTAAGTCTGTAGATAAGACGGTAATTCAAGAGTTTGCTAATCAAGGAAATTCTTTTTGTGAAAAATTGCTTGAATACCGTATGATTGATAAAGCTAAGAATACTTATCTTCATCAGTTTAAAATAGAGGTTTCCTTTGATAATAAAATTCATCCTGTATATAATTTACATATTCCAAAGACATATCGTTCCTCTTGTTCTAATCCAAACGCTCAAAATCTTCCAATCAGAATAGATTTAGTTAAAAAGATAGTCAGAGGTGGCATTATTCCAAGTCCAGGGCATAAAATTCTTGAAGGGGATTTTGGGTCTTTGGAAGTACGTATTGGGGCATGTATTCATAAAGACCCTAATATGATTAGATATATTCTTGAATCTGGTACAGATATGCATCGTGATACAGCTTGTGATATATGGATGCTAAAACCAGAGAATGTATCTAAAAAAATACGTTTCTTTGCTAAAAACTGTTGGGTATTCCCACAGTTTTATGGGGATTGGTATAAATCTTGTGCTTATAATTTATGGGAAAATTGTCTTGACCTTAAGACAGAAGATGGTGTTCCATTAAAAGAACATTTAAAAACATGTAAAGTTAGTGTAAGAGACCCAGTAACAGGAGTTGTTATTGAAAGACCAATGACAACTTATGATGTTTTTGAGGAACACTGTCATCATGTTGAAAATATTTTTTGGAAAGAAAGATTTAAAATTTATGATAAATGGAAAACAGAAATCACTGAATTCTACCGAGATCATGGATATATAGAGACACCTTTCGGATTTAGGTTAACAAGTCCTATGTCCAAAAAAGAATGTAGTAATTATCCGGTGCAGGGATGTTTGCAAGGACATTGTAAAGTTTTAACAAGTAAAGGGGAGTATCGTATTGATTCACTTGTTAATAAAGTTGTTAAGGTATGGACAGGTTTTGAGTGGAAACCGGCAATAGGTGTTAATAGAGGTAAATGCCGTTTAGCAACTGTTACATTAGAATCAGGATTGAAATTAGATTGTGATATTAGACACGAGTTTAAAGATGTTCATTTGGAATGGGTAAAATTTGAAGATTTAAAAGTAGGGGATTATATAGCACTTCCTAATTTTAAGTTTCATAATCCCTTTCCATATAAAAAAACACCTTATAAGTTTGGAATTAATGATCAAATATTACCTACAGACTTATATTTAAATAAACAGAATCTTTTACATAAGATTTATAATTGTTGCAAATTTCCCGTTGAAATTGTAAAATATGGAATAAAGAATATTTTTAATTCTTTGTTAAGAAATAGTATATCTCATACGTTATTTGATAAGAGTGAGGCTGAATATATTTGTACACGATTTTATTGTTTTGATAAGGTTAAAGATATACAGATTCATAAAGAAAAGGATTATACTTATACAATGTCAGTTAATGATAATTTGCATCAATTTGTTGCAGATGGTATAATTTGTAAAAATACAGCTTTTCATTGTCTTTTGTGGAGTTTTATAGAATTAATAAATATTCAAAGGGAAAGAAAGTGGAAATCTAAACTTATCGGACAGATACATGATAGTATAATTGTGGATTTGTGTCCAGATGAACAGGATGAAGTTATTGAAACGATGGAATATATTATGACAAAAAAACTTGTTGAGGAAAATCCTTGGATTATTGTTCCATTGGAAGTTGATTTTGAAATAACAGGTATTAATGAGCCATGGTCCGAAAAAACTGATTTGGTAAATTAAATGAGTAAAAAGAAAAAACGTATTTCTGTGGCTTCTGCTAAAAGTAAAGCCAGACGTTTACAGAATTGGACTGCTGAACAAATATCTAATCTTATAGGGCTTCCTTGGGGAAAAGATGAGATGATAGCTCCTCGTGAAATGGGACAGCCTGGTGTTGATGTACGTCTTGTGGGTAAAGCCAAAAAAATGTTCCCCTTTTCTGTAGAATGTAAATGGCAAGAAAAATGGCATATATTAAGTTGGATAAAGCAAGCTAAAGAAAATACTTATGCAAATACAGATTGGATGCTTGTAGTGAAGAAAAATAGGCATGAACCAATAATAGTATTAGATGCAGAAGTATTTTTTTCAATTTTAGATAAAATAAAAGATAAGGAGATAGAAAAAAATGACAAGTAAAGAGTTTTTTGAAAAAGCATTAGCAGAATTTAATGAGTGTGAAATTATTGAAAAAAAGTTTGTATTTGAAGGTGAAATTACAGAAGCAACTTTTAAAACTATAGTGAATAAGTTTATGGATGCAATTGAATTGACACCAGCATCTAAAGAACATCTTCTCCCAGATTCAGTAATAGCTTTTTATAATGGTGTTTGTGATAATTTGATATCTATTATTAGTCCAGATGATAAAATTGGTATATCTTCTGTAAAAAGTAAAAGAAGTACAGCGTCAGTAGTTTCTGATACGGTAAAGATTGAGAAAGAGGAAGAATCTGAAATTTCAGATACTTCATCAGAAGAGGAAGTAGTTATTACAGTATCTAAAGATGAAGAGGAAGATAAAACTTCTAATTCTGTTGACTCCTCAGATGCAAAAGAAACAGAAAAGGAGGAATTAAAGGAGGATACTCCTTTTGTAGTAGAAGAGGAAGATACTGCTAAGGAAAAGGAGGTTACTCCTTCTATAGAAGAGAAGGAAGAATTAAAAGAAAAGATACCTGAAGAAACAAGTAAGCCACCTGTTAAAACTAGGAAACCAAGAAAAAACGTAAATAAATATGGTCACCGTTTAGGGTCTAATGCTGAAAAAATGGACCCAATTTTTGAGAAAGGATTGACACAAGATGAAATAGTAAAGCAAATTGCAGAAATGTTTGATATAACAGAGGAAAATGCTGTTAAGAAAATGAGGTCTCATTTGTTTAATTTAAAGAAGAAAGGAACTTGTGAAATTATAAAAGATAAGTCTGCAAAAACAATAAAGATTGTACCCAAAAAGTAACAGATGTTTTTCTTTAGATAGTTTATGAGAGAGAAATGAAACCAAGAAGAGTTATAATTGAAGTAGTTAATCCTGTAGAAAGTCGTATTAATAAAGAGTCTATTTCTTTTGTGAATAAATGTATGACTTATACCGATGTGTGTTATATTTCTACTGGATTTGGGAAAAAACGTGTTGAAAAATTAAGGTCTTTTCTTAGAGATGGAGAAAAATTTCCTACAGGGTTAATTAATAGAGTTTTAAATTATTGTCGGGTTAATGGTGTTCCTTATAAATTAATTGGAAAGAATGAATGGGATATTCCAATAAAGGAAGTGCCTATACTTAAGGGAATTACTTTTCGTGAAGATCAAATCAAAATTTTAAACAGTTTCTATCATAACAAAAGGGGGGTTATTTTATCACCTACTGGTTCTGGTAAAACCATATTGGCTTTTGGAATTCTGTCAATGTTAAAAGATTATAAGACACTTATAATTATACACAATACGGATATTATTCATCAATTCTTAGAAGATTCTAAGAAATTTGGGTTTAACATGACAGAATTTACAGGTGATGTTAAAGATATGTCTGGTGATGTAGTAATAGCTACACGTCAGACTTTAGCAAAAATAGACCCTAAGAAGTATGCGGCAGAATTTGAAGCTGTTATAATTGATGAGTGTCATCATGTACAAGACCCTGATGGAGAGTATAGTCATATTTTATCCCATTTAATGTCACCAATAAGAATAGGGTTTACAGCAACTTTACCAAAGAAAAGAAAAAAACTTCTTAATATTGAGGGTTTGCTTGGAGAAGTTATAGCTAATCTTACAATTCAAGAAGCTATTGATAAGGGGATTATCGTGAAACCAAAGATAACTTTAATTTCTGTTCCGTTAAATGAATCTATTGCGACTAAAGTCTCGAATTATCGTAGTATGTATGCTCAAGGTATTGTCAAAAATAAATTAAGGAATAGACTTATTTGTAAAGCAGTTAAGGAAAGAAGTGAAAAAGGCAAAACAACTCTAATTATTATAAAAAAGATAGAACATGCTAAGATACTTAAACAAATAGCTGAGAGTAAATATAACTTTTCTCCTGTTATAGTTTATGGTAATACTGCAAAAGAGGATAGAAATAAAATCAAAAATTTTCTTAACAAGAAAAGTATTTCTTGTGTTATTTGTTCTGATGTATGGAGAGAAGGTATAAATATACCTTCTCTTAATTCAGTGATAAATGCTGCTGGTCTTAAAGATGAAATACAAACAATACAAGCTATTGGAAGGGGTTTACGAACTAGTCAAGGAAAAATGCATCTTGAATTAGTAGATTTCCTTGATCCCTATCGTTGGTTATCTAATCATACAGTATTACGCCTACAGATTTATGTTAATTATGGATGGCTTTAACTACCATATGTATAAGAATCTCTATTATTCCATATTTTATCAAATGCAGCTGTTCCACCTGCAAATTTTACTGATGTTAGGTTTCCATTACCATCGTATTCCATTTTCCGTATTTGCCATACAGGGTCAGTTTCTTCCGAGCCCGGTTGAGCATATCCAGCATAAATAATATTATTTCCACCTTCATAATCAAGTCTTGTTGTCATATTATCAATTCCAGAAGAGGAAGTTCCACTTCCACCACTACTACTTGTAGCATATTGGGTTCTAATTCCCCATTGTGATCTTACAACAATAGCTTCTACGCTTTCTGTATTGGTGGAGGGACCCTCTAATGTTATTGTATCTATTAAAGGATACTCTTGCATATCTATATCTATTGCACCTAAAGAATCACCAATATCTGCTATGGTATTTACTACTAAGGTGTTAGATATCATGTTTATACGAATTATTCCATCTCCAGTACCCTTAAGTATACTGATATACGCATAATCTTTAATATTAATTTGAACTTTACCACCGGGTGGAATTATTGGACGTAGAGTATTTGTTATTTGTGCATCTATATCAGAAGCATCTGTGAGTTGAAAATCACTCCATTCAGATGGTAATACAAAAGGTGTGGTTATTACATCTCCTGGTTCTGCATGTATTTGATATGTATTGTTTACAAAAGTTATACTACCATTATATTGATATGTTGGCATTTTGAACTCCTTTTGTTATTTCTTTTTTTAATGTTTTCAGTTAGATATTTTCCTTGAAATGTTTTTTATCTTTATTTTTATATTTTTTTGATTTCTGACTTGACATATAACTTTATTAAGTGTATATTTATTTCAAAGTTAATTGTTATTTTAAATCTCAAGGAGGTATAAAATGAAAATAGGTGGAACTTTTATCCCTGAAACAATTTCAGCAAATATACAGACAGTTGAACTCCCTGATGGTTCTACATGTACACCGGGAAATATTTATGGACGCACTGTACCTTTGGTAAACATAGAAAATCAATGGAATCTTGTTCCAACAGTAAAATCATGTAGGTATACTTATCTTCATCATCGTGATGCTATATCAAGTTTTGTAAACAATGTGGATAAAGTTCTTGATAATTATCCAGAACGTCCAGATATTCAATATAAGGTAAAGTTTTATAATAACTATGCCAAGATGCTTGTACATGCTATTCCTGAGATTGACTATAAACTTGATAATATAGAGCCTTTTGAGACACAATTGCCAACAACATACTATAAGAGTGACAATGGTAATGCAAATGAAACTTTCCGTCCTCGCATTACAATGATAAATGATTTTAATAGTACTTGTATTATTGAATTTGGACTTTTCCGTTCAATTTGTAAGAATGGAATGGCTTTTGGAAGGGTTTTGAAAAACCGTGTAAGATTTACCCATCTCGATCGGAAAATAGAAAATACATTTCAGGTTACTACTAAGGATTTTTTGGACAATATTTTTGATAAACATCTTATTGAGACTATATTTAATAATCTCAATTCCAAAGAAGTTGAAAAAGATGCTTTTATGGAAACTTTGGAAGGTTCTATAGGTGTAAGAGCAAGAAAGGCAGTCGATAACACTTTTGATATGGAAAATGCCAGAAGTACAATTACACTTTGGGTAGCCTATAATATTCTTACATGGGCACTTACACATAAAATAAAGAATGAATTGAAAGCTCATCATTTAGCGGCTCGTTTTATGGAAAAATATATCGGTGGTTAATGTCAAAGTAATATCTCCTGTTTACCCGATAGAAGAATTTTCTTTTATCGGGTAAAAAATTTATTTTTTTCTCTTGACAAACTGATATTAAATGTTTATATTTATATAAAAGTTAAATAAAAATTCATTTTTTTATTAAAGTTTTTTCTTGACATACCGATATATATAATATACATTAAGAGAAAAACTTAGACAGGAGGTATTCTTATGACTAACGAAGAAATTAAAAATATGGTGGACGAAGCTGGAAGACTTGATGAACAAATAAAGTCTCTTACCAAAGAAAGAGATAAACTTACTAAGAAACTTAAGAAAGAAGCCAAAATTTCTGATGTTTCTGTCCTTATTGGGAATATATTTAAGTATGTCCTTTCTGATGTTGAAACTATTGATATAGAACCTACGGATCTTTTGGATGTTTGTGGATTTGATAAGTTTATACAGTTGGTAAAAGTAAAGATTCAGGAAGCCAGAAAGCGTCTTGGTGAGGATGTAGTTTCTAATATTGGAATTGTGGAAGTAAAGAAGAAGCACAAAGGTTCTTTCAAGAAATTGGAATCTGAGGATTCTTAAACAGAAAAAGGAGTTGCTAATTAAGCAACTCCTTTTTTATTGTGTGTAATTTATGCTGATTCACCAGTAAGAGCATGTATAAATTGATTTGTTGTGCTTGAACATCCCGCAGGAACAATTCTACGGAACCATATAGGTATAGCTGATGGATGAGTACTAAATACTATAGTGTCTCCTGAAGCCCATGTTCCACCCCATCCGGCTGATTCAAGTGTAAAATAAGGGTGTCCTGAAAAATCAGGATTATCAGGAGAAAAATCAGTTGATATATCTCCTGAACCAATATTGCCCACGATATTGCCAGAGCAAATAAATTGAGTGGAGTTACTAAAAGTTATTGTCCATTCTTGTTCTATACAACCAATATTATCAAGAATTGGAGGATGTGTAGTTTCATCATAAGTTCCTGAAGTAGAAGTTTCAGTCCAATTATCCCAACTTGTGTGAATATTTCCAACAGATAAAACACTACTTACAACTGAATCGGAATTGTAATTATTATTTACCATATCACCTGTTCCGTTATCAAGAGTAATAGTTACTTGATCTCCTGATACAGAGACAGTAATATTTTCATGAAACTCTTCATTTACTCCATCTCCTATCCATATAGAATCCCCATTCTGAAATATTTCAGAGGCTATTGAAGCACTTTCAACAGTAATATCAAATGAAGTTGCTCCAGCAGCTACATTGTTTGTCATCCAACCATTACCATAATGTCTTTCAGTACCAGTTAAATCATCCTCAACATCTGTTTGAGTTCCAAGAAAGCATGTAACATAATCTTCTCCATTTGTGAATTGTCTTATGTAAATTTTAGAATCAAATAAAGTTCCATTTTCAGCATCGGCTACTTTCCAAAAAACTTTTCTAAGTTTTGTACTTCCAGTTTGTCTTTCACTATCAGGAACATCAGGAAAAATATTGTTTTTAAGACCTGATAAAGAAGGGTTACTTGTCATGATTCCACCGTTTAAGCTAGAATCATCTACCATATATTGTGATTTATAAACCAAAAGTTCTGAGCTTGTAATTGGCATTTTTGTTTTCTCCTTATGTTACAAAATTTAGTTTGTTTTTAAAGGCTTTTTACTTATAATGTTTTAAGAGAAATCAATTGAAAATCAAGTATAGACTTGTAATTTGGTTTTTTATTTATAAATAATTATATTCTATCTTATGGAAATGATTTGCATATTTATAAATAATTTTGTATGATGATTATATGACTAAAGAAGGTTCAATAAATTTTTCAGTATTATAGGAGGTTTACATTATTGTGTCACTACAATATCAAATTGATATTAAAGAACAAACTTCTAATAATCATGGTGATCAAAGGGGTATATTTGTACAGGGTAACGTAAATAAAAGACGTAGAAAACGAAAAGGTAAGAAAAAATTTAAATCTAAAATTCCAACTATTGAAAGAGTAATTTATATTCTTGAAACAGGTAAATTAAAAGATTTTACACATCCAAAAGAGGTTGATCCTTATTGGGGGAATTTATATAAACAGTATGAATATTTATGTTACATGAATTTTTATATAAGAAAGGTACTAAAGCTATCAAAAATAAATAATCCAACAGTGTATATATGTAAAGATATAGAAATATTATTGTTACAAGTTGAAAAAATAAAGCAACGCCTTTTTAAACATATGATAAATGCTATGTTTATCATGTATGGTTCTGTGATACAATCCCGTTTTTATGGATGGAAAAAATATTCTGATGAGTTTACATCAGCATTTAATGAAATATCTGCATCGAATATAAAAAATATTCGTTTTGATATTGATAGAACTCGTTGTTCTGTGTATTTCTATCAGGCATTTTGGCTTAATGGTTTATCTATTATAAAGAAAATATCAGATAGGTTAAAAAAGCAGTATGAAGATAACGAACAGATTTTTGCTAATAAAGAAAAAGCTTCACAGGATTATGAGAAAGAGTTTAGTGATTATATAGAAAATGAGACATCCAAATTTATTGATAATTTTAATGCATTAGAGAACAATAAAAGAAAGCGTATTTCTGTAGATACTGAAATAGAAATGATAAAAGCTGAAGTTAGAGGAGAGTTACCAACAGTAAAAGAAAATGAAACTGATACTGAAGAGGAGTTGCTTAATGTAAGTAATAATGACTCTCAAGAAATGTCTCCTACACAAAAACAAATTCTGTGTGAAAATGTTTTAAAATCTCTTCTTGAAAAATTAAACATAGATATAGATTATATATATGGTAGTAATACTAAGAATCTTGAATCACTAGTGAGGTTTATACGAAAGAAGATACGGAAAAATGAAATTGAGGTTACAAAAGATATGTTAAAACTACAGAATTTGTTTAGAAAAACTACTTTTTAATCTTTTTAGAAGCCCTTAAATTATTTTCATGTAAATAAAAAATGGGGTTTTCAGATACATAAGTTCCTGCTATTTTATCATAACTAGGTGTTTTTTTGCCTTCCCTCAAATTTTTTAATGTTTCCTCAACTGCTTTCATAGTTGACCCAGTAGTACTTGAATCATCAAGCAGGAAGTATTTAGCCTTAGCTATATCAGTAAATTTATTGAAATCACCATTTAAATATTTTTCTGTGAATCTTTCTTGAATATAATTTTCACGTAAATGAAAAGGAAATTTTTTTATTTGAAATTCTTTTTCACCAAGAGTTACCACTTTAATATCATGTGAGATTCTTGCTTTTAGATCATGTAAAGCTTGATACTTTTTTGGGTATCTTTTTTTATTGGTTTTTTCAATTTCATTATTTATTTTTTCTAATTGTTTTTTGCGCCAAGCATTTATGCTGTCAGATAAATTTTTAGCAGTTTTACCCAATAATGTATTTTTAGATGTTTTCCCTTTTGTAACAGGAGGTAGTATAATATAATGGGAATCTGTTAATAATTCATGGAACCTTGGGTTTTCAAAGAATCCTTTTAATAATTTGTTTGTATAGAAGTCTGTTAGTTTTTTGGGGGGAGAATCTTTTTCACGAGCAAGGATTTTTGTAATACTTTTATCATATTTATTGATTGTAACAACATAGCTGTTTTTTATTTTTGAAAAAGAATAGAAAGGATTTAGGTGGGTTCCTACCTTTCTGGTAGCATCTTCCATCATACTCTTAAAAGTAATATCCTCTACTTTTTTGGAAGTTGTTTTCTTTTTAGGGAGTATTTTGTTTATAAATTCATTTGGTTTCACGAGAGTTTTTTGAAACCATACAGATTTTTTGTAGCGGGGGTCTTTTGCTATATGAGGTAAGATTTTAGGGACTAATCTTGTTTTATCCCCTTTTTTCTCAAGGAAACGACTATGAAGGAGAGATGGAATCAACAAATTTCTTCCAGTTGTTAAATACTTTTTCTTTGTCCAAATTTTCACTGTCATTGTTTATAATAGCCCCCATAATAGGGATATTTTTTTTCTCTGCTTTTTTAATAGTATCCCAAGTTCCTGAACTCGAAGATTTTGGAAAAGCCACGATAACATCTGAAGTATCAACAATTTTTGTATTTCTAATTGGTCCAGCGGCTCTACCAATGTTTTTCCAATCAGCATTTATTACATACATAGGTAATTTTATTTCAGAAGCCCATCTTTCAGCCATAGAATCCACACCTTTAGCTCCACCACTAACTATAGCTATATTTTCTTTGTCTAACATAAAAGCTTCCCTTACAGCTAAGTAAACAGCAGAAAGTATACTATCAAACTCTTTAAAATTATTCCAACTACGAGACCCTGAAACACCAATAAAGAAAAATTTATCTTTATCTTTAGGAACTTTATTGAGAAGCTCTATTTTTTTCATAAGTAAACTCCTTTTTAGTATTTTAGATAAATATACTATAAAGTTTTAAGTTTATCAAGTAAGAAATTCAATAACAGTTTCAGGGACATTAAAGTATTTGTAAATCAATAATGGTGTTCCACCGAGAGATTTTATGTCTACAAGACTAGTTATTCTGGAAGAGGGTGTTAATATATTTGAAGTTAATTCTCCATCAATTTGTAAATCATAAGAATTTCTTTCATAAGTTTCAAATAAAGCTTCTATTTCTCCATCACTTAAAGGACGGTTATAGAGTCTCATTTCATCAAATCTACCACGAAAAAAAGGCAATTCATTCCCAGTAGCATTTCCTTTTCCAATCCATAATGACGAAGATGAATTTCGTGTAAAGTAAGCATTTGTACTAATCTTTAATGTACCATCAATGTATAGATAAGTAGCATCATTGTTTACTTGTTTATATACAACATGATGCCATCCATCACCTTTAAATTCAGAAGATAATACATCATTATTCTGTATATTTTTTACAAGTAAGTTATAACCATCAAAATCATTACCAAATTTAAATTCAAGACTATTATCAAAATAACAGATATGTCTTGGATGAGTTATATTCTCTGAAACATTTGTTATATTAAACCAAAATGATATTGTGTAGTCTGTATTCCTGTTACCAAAGATATTCATAGGAATTTCAGCCCATGATGTATCCCCATCAAATGCTATAGCTTGATATGGATGATAATTTTTATCTGCGCAAGACCATGTTCCATAAGAGGTTCCATGCATTTTATTTCCAGATGAATCTACCATACTACCATTTGAAAAATGATATAAACCATCTAATCCAAAGTAAAGATAGTATTTTGGAAAAACAGTTTGTATATCTACATCACTAAAATTAGCTATTTTCAGATAAAGGATTTGCGGTTCTTCAGGAGGAATACTTGTAATTTTTACTTCTATATATTTTCCATCCCATTCATCTATACTTCTTGGGTAGGAGTTATCTGTATTAATGGGAATAGTTTCATACATTTCAAGAGTATTTTGATTAAATACTCTGAAAGGTATTTTAGAAAAAATAGATGTTACTTCTTCAACATCTATTTGTATTTCAGCATCTTCTATCACTTTGGAACTGAGATTGATAATTTTTAGTTTATACATAGGTATATTAAGTGGTAAATCATAACTACTTATAGAAGGAGATGGGTTTGAATCTTCATATAAAAATGTTCTAACAGTACTATTTGGTGGTACAGTAGGAAGTTTTACAACGGTGAATGGAATATATGTAGGATTCACTTTATATACTGGTTCAATTGAAGCACCACTATTCCCTGTCATAGTTGATGGGTCGGTAAAGTTACCAACAGTTAAAGTAATTAATTCACTGCTATTTGCAGGTATATTGGGCACTATTAATCTGGCTTTATTTGTATCCCAATCATCTATGGAATCTGTTAATTCACCATTAGATGTTATTCCAGCTATTTCAACAGTGTTGCTATTAGAATCAACAGCAGAATATTCTACACCAACGTTAGCTATATTTACATCAACAATATAATTTGTTAAAGCTGATGAATTATCATTAAAAACTTCAATAGTAAAAGATTGATAATCAGTAACTATTTGATGATTAGAGTTTATATCATGTCCTATATATGCCCAATCAAGTAAGTTTGTTTTTTCATAGTCGTTATAACAATTAAATTGGTTTTGTTTATCAGTATAATTTCTGTAAGTAGATAGAATTATTGATAAATTTTCATATAAATGGATTTCATCATTTTTGTAAGTATATACACTTCCATAAGTATCAAAATCAGGAATATTACCAGCAACATCCAAACAAAACATTATCAGTTCAGATGAACGTTTAATGTCACCAGGAAGATTGTAGGGTTTAAATACAGCAGGTATTGTTCCTATTAAATCATATTTTCTAACGGTAACAGCTTCAGTTTCCTGAGAATGGGCAGGTACTAATTTACCTGTACTATCCATCATAGATACATTATTTGAAAGGGATAAAGTAGTATGTAAAGATGTAATAGCCCCCCATTTAGTTATTTTTTCATCGTCAAATATAGGATAGATTTGTATTTCTGAAACAATTAAAGGCTTTTTAAAAGAAATAATAGTGGTTCCTTGTTTTTGTTTCTTTATAATAGTTGTTGAATTGCCAATATTTTCAAGAACATCAACATTAACAGAATTAGTTTCGTCAAAATATGTAGTTATTATTCTTTCAGAAGCATAAAAAAATCCATTGCCATCTTTTATAGTTAACACCAGTTTTGTAGGTAAGTTATCCTCAGTAAAATCATTACTAAGAAAAGAAGGATATTCAGTTATTTCAATACTATCAATTTGTCTATTATTATAAGTAAATGTTATATTTGAATAAATTGGGTAACTCGGATCATATTCAACTCCAAATAACTGATTAGAAGGATAAGGAAGTGTTTTATCATTAAGAAGATTATTGACATCATTGAATCCATTTAAGGCATTTTTACAAGTAACCATTTTGGGTTTAACATTGTAGTACATTTTTTTAAAATCAAAATCAAAAAGATTATTTCCTTGTCTAGCTAAAATTGCTACAGGAAGATAATAATTTAGAAATAATAAGGAGGTTTGTATATTTTCAATATTATCAGGAAAAACAACAAAGTTTTCTTCTGAGCTTATTTCTTCCACATTATTATATAATGATGTATAAGCTACCATAGATAAATTGTTGACTATGTCATCAACAATTAAATTTGTCCAAGAATCTCCTTCATTGTGTTTTACATAACCTTTTACTCCATCACCACCTGTTGTTTCTTCATGCCTTATTATAAGTGGATAGTAACCTTTTTCTAAATCGATTGAACCACTTGCAGGATTGCTTAGAAAGCCCCCACTACCATATTTAGATGCTACAACCTGTCCATTAACTTCTATTTCGCATGCATCATTTCCGTTTATACCAAAGTACCAAGTTCCTGATAAAGGAATATATATTATACAGAAAAACATAGTACAGTAATTATCCATAAAATTTGTTGGGAAAATATGAGTGCTATCTGTAATACCCATGGTATAGATATTATTAAAATCGAAACATTCGAGCATTTCTGTATGATTGTTTGGATGATTTTCTAATTTATTATGGCATATTAATGCAAAAAATCCTTCAGGAGCAACAATCATATCTTTATAATATGATAAATCATTGAAATTAATAGAAAAATAATATTCACTTGTCCCAGCAGATAAATCATTGCCAGTAAGAGTTGTTATAGTTGAAAAGCGTCCAAGTGGTTTTCCAATTCTTTTGGATATAGGTTCAAGAGATTTTAAGTCAGGGGTAACAAATACTGATTGGATAAGACTATCTTCTTGACTTTCATATATTTGAACAAATGATGGGGAATCTTCTTTATCAGTTCCTTTTGTTTTATTGAGATGTTCTGTTTCTCTAATTGGGACTATAACTAAATCATGGTCAACTATATTTGGCATTTTAGCTATAATTTCGATATCGCACAGATTTATTTGACGTGTATGACTTCTGATATCAATATCAAACCCTCTTAATTCTGAGATAGTTAATTTAATTCCAGAGCTATATATTATTGACATTATGATTATTCCTCACTATTTTCGTTTTCTTTATTATCAGCAGAGTACATTTCTTCTATATAATTACTGATAGATGTAGATTCCATTTCTGAGTGTACTAATCCATACACACCACCAACAAGATTTAGTGCCATAGTCAAATATTGGTTGTAATCATAATCTTCTGAAATACCTTCTACATATAAAGGTTCTGCCATTTCACCAACAATTGTATTAAAATACCTAACTTCTTGTTTTGTATAACCTGTTTTTTTACAAGTATATAAGATTTTATTCCATGAAGGTTTATCAGAAAAATTTACATAGAAACTATTTCCAAAACGGTTAATGTTTACTCCAGGAAATGGAAATAATGTTTGTAGCATTGCTATGACAGGAGTTCCAGCTTTGACATTAAGTTCATAGACATGGTAATTTAAAACAGCGGGTATTTCCACTTTAAGTTTTAATTCATCAAAAATTTCTTTTACTGTCCATCCTTCTGCTCCATAGACATCATCTGTAGGGCGTACTTTTATTTGTAAATCAGGTTCATTTATAGAAGGTATTATTGCTTTTGGCATTAGAATATGACTGTATACAGCTAAGAGTCCATTGGGAATAGATCGAAACGAAAAAGATTTATTAATACGAACATAACTATCCATTTCTGATTTAACGAGATAAGTAATGCTTTGTTTTGTTACTAAATCTTGTTCTGAAACAATAGATACTTCATTTTCTCCACCATTTGGTAGTGAGTTTCCGTAGAATGGGAGAAGCCAATCAACTCCAGAACGTATTTCTTCATATAAGGATTCACCTTGAGCTAAAACAACTGTAATTTGAACAGAGCCATCCTGTCTTTTTGATAGTTTTAATTTTTGAATTCTTTCTTTGTCAAAAACAGCCACAAATCATTCCCCCTCTTTATTCTTTATCTACTTTTATTTTCCATAAACCGAATAGATTTTGTCTATTGGTTGGCTTATAACGAGTTTCATTAAATATAAATCTATCAGACATTTTGACTTCTGGTAAATCTGTATCTTGTATATAAAAGTACATTTGTTGTTGAGTAGTTATATTATTGTTAGAAGAAACAATTTCTGGTTGTTCGCTATAAATGCATGGCACAACTATTTCTTCATTATAGTCCTCTTCTGTAACCGGATCAAATGGGTTAGTAGATTGTTGAGAATCTATACGTATTACAGTAACAAGTGGATTCTCCTCTATTGCTCTCAATTTTGGAAAAACTTTGTCTAAAATTGAACGAATACTTTGCATTTTTATTTTATTCCTTGTAAATGGTTTATTTTTTAAATGTTTTCATATAAAATAAAAAAACCCTACTATTCAGAGCTATAGATAGAGGGCAATCCCCCAAAGGGGGATTGTCATATCTACAGATAAATAGTAGGGTTTTATGGTGGACATATCCACCAGTAAAAATAATGAGGGACGTATCCTCCAGTAAAAGATGGGAGACGTATCTCCCAGTAAAAACTAAAAAAGTCCTATAAATTCCACAATTCCTAAAAATTGGTCTTTTGTATTTCCTTTTTTATAGATAGAACCCCTTCTGTAAAAAATAGCTTCTTCAGAAAATTCAGTAACAATATTTTTAGTAACATGTCTCATACGAGCTTTCCATGTTCCTCTAGTATAAGATAGAATACCAATATAAAATTGGTTAGATGCTGAAAGCTGTTTTGGGACATTGCGGTATTTAACACCTAAAGTTTTATTTCTCTTATGTTTTCCGTAGTGCCATAATTCTACACACCAACCATTAGTTTGACTTAATTTAAAGTTGCCTATATTTATTACTTCAAATGCATTTGCATAGTATTTATTTACTGTAAATTGGTAAGTTCCATTGTAAGATTTATAAGTAATAGAATATGCATTATCTTCAGTGAGGTAAGATAAGGAATCTAAATATCCATTCCAAATAATATTATTATCATCATAATGAAAACGTCTGACTATTTTTGTATTATTAACAGGATGATTATCATTTCTTGTTAATCCTAATGAAGGGACAAAATCATTTTTGTATTCATAGTAGTATACATCAAATACATCTGAAGAATTAAAAGAGGTAATAATTTCAAGGCTTTCTCTAACATAATCTGAGGTTCCTGCATAGTTGTGGTTTGGTTTTTTGTAATCTGTTCCAGGAGTAAGAAGAGTATTATTTTTGAATACAAATACAAATGTGAATTCATCCAAACCAGTTATGTTTGGTGGAGTATAATAAAAGAAATCTAATTTTAAATAATATTTTTTTGCATTAGAATATTTTATATCAGCACCAGTTTGTTTTGAGTGATACCATTTTATATTTTCAGATTTAATCCAATTATCAGGGCTATTGGATGGTGAATTTGATAAATCTCCTTCATCTGTAGGATTTATAGTTATCCCCGGTTTAACTTGGTAGCTTCTTCCATTCCATATAACTTCATCAAAGGCATTATAGGTTTTAGTCTCATCAAAGATACCTATAGGGGATGCCATATTGGCTCCAGTAATATCATTTATACATATTTGTCTCCCACGAATTTGAGTTTTACCCATTGTGTAAAAATCCTATATAATGTCATCTAAATCTTTTTTAGTTTTAGCATTTAATATTGCAAGGTATTTGGTTTTTGTTTCATTAAAAGTTATAACACCATATTCTATTATTTCATTTAATAGTGTTTCAATTTCATCAGCAGTCATTGTTAAGGTTTTTCCATCTTCATATAAAGAAATATCAAATGTTGCAATATTATTTGTTCTCATCCAACGAATAAGCTTTGTATAATCATCTAAATTTTCTCTTTGACAAGGGAAAGTATTATCAAATGTTTCAGAATAGTAACCTTCCTTATGTTTATTCTTACGGTAATAACGTAATAGATTCAGTTTATGTTGGCGGTATTCTTCAATTTTGAACTTTAATTGTCCATCTGTTTTATCAACATAGTAAAAATCTGAACTGTCTGTTGTTATATCAGTGGTATCTTCAACTTCTATTACATCCATTTCTTTGGCTAAATTTTCTGGTTCTGTACTAGATATATCAAATACCCTTCCATTATCTTTGTAGTATATTATAAACATATTTTATTTCCTACCGTAATATTTCAAATAAAATCCAACTTTGTTCTACACCAACATGAGGGCTTTGATAGTCATCACTACCCCGAAAGACAAGTTCTATGTAATCATTTTGTGCTAATTGAATGTAAGTATATGGTATACAACTATTAGCATGTTTAGAATAAATGTAGCCTCTTGTATAAGCTCCAGACATAGTATAATTTAAGATAGCACTGCCATTTAATCTTAAAGCAGCTTGCATTGTGTTTCTTGTATTATCACCTGAATCAAGATAATAGAAAATATTATAACATACTAAGCATTGTAAATTAGAATTAGCATATAAACGATTGCCAGAACGAGTTATTTGAGAAGCAACAAGTATATTTTTATTAAGATTTAATACTTGCCATGTAGAATTTGATGTTATAGTTTGGTCTCCAGATGCACCATACATTATGCGTGGTCTTTCAGTAAAAGAAACTGTAGCAATTCCTCCACCACTATCAGAAGCTTCTATTGGATATATAAAATCTAAAGATGTATGAGGTGTGTTTGATATTAGTGAATTATCATCTCTAACTTGAATTGAACTTCCTGAACCGTCAGTACCTTTTTGAGACATTAAATCCCAATAATTTGTGTCTGTTGGTGGTTGATAAGCTGTAGTGTTTTGTATACAAACATATGAGGAGCCTTGATATTCTACGGCTTGATTAGTTAAATAATTTCTTGTAGAATTCCAAGTACCCTCCCATGTAATATCTCCATCTGCTCCTGGAGGACCTGGTGGTCCTTGTGCCCCAGGACCGCCTACTAATTCTACAATTGTAAAAGAAAATGTTCCTGTACTATTGTCAGACATTGTTTTAATAGTTGAATTTCCAACATAACGTCTGGCTCTAACACGAAAACTCTCAATATTTTTACAATCTATTATAAAAGAACATGCCCCACCAGTTTCACCTACATTATATTGTCTGTGATAAGTATAAATTAAGCTTCCAGGAACATTATTCCAATCTTGACCATTATAATATTGAACAAAAGTCCTTGCACCGCTTCTTGATGTTCCAGAAGTACAATCATATAAAGGTGTTACGATTATTAAACATAATTTATCAGTGGAAATATTAATATTTCCACTGTTAGTATCTAAATTATCTATAATATTATCATTATAACCTATAGTATCAAAAATAATGGATACATCTGAAGAACCAAGTGTTGTTTGTGTTGCTTTTATATAACAATAGGCAGATTTAAAAGTAGTTTCATATGGTTCCCAAGCACTATCTGTTTCAGGATTATTTGTAAAAACTCCTTTGTTATTTGGTGTACTTGTATGTCCAGATTTAACAATATAAAGAAATCCTTTCCATAATACAATCTCTCCTGCAACATATGTTTTGGTTTCATCGAAGAGACCATATCCAGGGAACATATCTGAGCCAAGATTATAATCTTTCATATTTTGGTTAGAGGCAGTATAAAAACTATTACTCATAATTCAATGTTCCCTGTATTCATTAAAGAAGTATAGCTTTTGTTTTTTATGATATGTTTTAAAAATGATAAATTAATAACTAGTTACTATAGTAGTATCTAACTATTAGTTTATCATTTTCTTGAAGTTGTGTTAGCCCAGAAGCAGTAAAATTTATATGGTTTCCTGAAATAGTATAATCTCCATCTGTAGCATCCTCATCTAATACAATACCATTCAAAATAACAAAAACGTGTTTGTCAGAAGAAGGTGTTTGTGAAAGCACAACATATCCATTGTTTATATCTGTATTTGTAAGAATGAATCTATCTGTTTGTTTTGTAGGTTTTTCTGGAAAACCAAAAGTTCCTATATATCGATAAGCTTTTATTTTGAATGGGGGTGTCCACCCATAAGAGGAGGGATTGTTTTCAAAAATTAAAACACCTGTTTCATAAAAGAAAAACCAATTAGAAGCATCTGTTGTTGGTATTTCATTGTTATTACTATCAAAAATACGAACTGTGTAGTCTTGACCAAATCTAGGGTGTATGAAATGTGTTAATTGCTGTGAACTTATATCACCAGGTGTCTGTTTTGCTTTCCAGCAACGTTCATTTATTACAGTATTATCGAGAGTTAATGTTAAGGTATCATAAACTTCAATTACAGATGTTGATGAAGAAGGTGGTGTTGCTATTATATCATCAGTATAAATCTCCGAATTATGAAGATAGGTTGTAGTAAGAACAAATTCTTCATACCATTTCTTATTAATATCTGTTTCTTCATGTCCTAAAAGAGATTTAAATACCAAATCTAATTTTTGTTGATCAGTTAATGGCATTTGTTTTCTCTATTTAAATTGGGGGGTATAAAACCCCCCAATTTATTTACATATATTAACTTTTAATTACCATCCAATTTCAGCAATCCTTGTAATTGAATTTGAATTATTTGCAAGAGTAATTCTTACAAAGTAACGATACCCACTATTAGCAGTGGATAATGTTCCCGCTGTCCAATTTATAATTAAAGAGTTACCTGATTGTGAATGACCTGTCATTGCTCCGTCACCATCGGTTCCAGAGAATATAGCGGCGTTATAATCTTTACCTAAATCGAGCCATCCACTTTGAGAAGGCAGTTTAATTTCAACTTTAACATTTCCATTTGAGATAGCACTCCATGTAATATTATCAAGCTGTAATTGCCCTGAATTATGGGGTGTACTAGCTTGATACATTGATCTATAGTATACCTGATCTCCAGAGAATGTAGAGTAATCTAAACTTGAATTTTGATCTGGATTAGGATAAGTTGAGCTATTCCCACTAGGATATACTAATGAACCATTAAATACTTGAGCATCACCATTACTTAAAAGTGCTGTACTATCCCATTGGCCAGTTAAGCTTCCACTTGCATTATCAAAGTTATAAGAAGAAGGAAGTCTCCTATTTTCATCTTGAAAAATATCATTCAATTCTGTTGAAACATTTCCGTAAGTATTTATTAATCGTGTTTCTGCATTAATACTACTAATTCCTTCTCCCCAAGGATCGTAAGGAGTTGTTTCAATACTACCATCGGTTGTTGATACATTACTTTGATTTAAAACTAGTGTTTTAGTTGCGGAAAAGAGGTCATCATATTGAGGTGGAATAGAAATATTTGCATCATCCCAAATATCTAAGGTAATTGTTCCACCAGGCATACTTATTTCTATTAAATCATTTTCAATATATGTATATTCAAATAAGTAGTCAGCACTAACAGTAATATCAAATTCTGTGTTCAGTCCATAAAATTTGACACCTGAGAGGTACTTAAAATTAACTGTTGCACCTTCAACTGCATTAACATCACCTATTGAGGGTCTTGATGATTCATTATCAACAAATAATGTAGTAGTATTTGTAGCTTCACTTTCATGTTCAAGGCGTATTTGATGATCACCTACACTTAAGTTACTATTTCCATAGGTTGTTCCAAAACGAACTTCCGCATTACCTTTTTGCCACATTGGAAAGTCATTATACTTACCAACGGATGTAACATTTATATACCCAGCCGAAGAAGCTGCTGGTGTATAAGATTGATTCCCGTCTCTTTCAGACTCATTAAAGTAGGACTCTAAATCAAAATCATCCATTTGATTATCATCTAAGAAGATTGCCAAACTTCCGGTATCTGCTTGATGAAATTTTGTTGATGGATCGGGTGTAGTCCCTATAAAAGAAGTATCTCTTGTTATAAAAGAGGTAGAATCTCCTGGATTGAGGTATCCGTTTGTTGGTACACCATCAGAAATTTTACCTGATGTAAATGTAGTACTCCAATTTATATCTCCTTCTAAAGGTTCAGCATCATCAGGGGCTAAGTATTTAAGAACTTCATTAATATCGTCAACAGCATCATTTACTTGTGTTGAAGAATTAAGTCCAAGAAGTCCATCAGTATAAGTACCGTCAGTTGGAACCCCAAGAGGTCCAAGTCCACCACCAAGTGAGAGTGTATAGATTGGACGAACATCTTCTACTGTAGAAACGGTATTACTGGCATCTGTAGAAAATCTATATAATGCTTGTCCTGTAAGAGGAGCTGTTTGAGGTGATGCTCCAGAGCTATAGTTAATACTACCATTGTTCAAATCAACATATACCATATAATAGGTACTTGCTGTTTGAGACATAGTAAGTGTAGTACTTGTTGTTTTATCACCATCTTTATTGTAAACACCTGCACCTACAGTTAAATTGATATTAGTACCGTCAGCAGTGAAAGCTGTAAGCGCAAAATCAATACCTTTAACAGCTCTTGGATCGTCTGTTCGTACTGCTTCATTTGCAGATGTTTCATTATCTTCACCTAACTTTACTTTACCACCTTGAGTAGTGGTAGCATAAGGTATATCACCTACAATTTGATCAGATGGGAATACAGCATTATCATCAAAAGTTGGCCAATCATTAAATTCCAGAACTTCATAGTATCCCCATATAATATTTGTATTGCTAGGGAAGGCATAGTTTGTTTCGGTTCCATCTTCTTCAATATAGTAAAAATATAAAGTCCAAGTTCCACCTGATTCGGTAAGACGTCCAAAAACTTTATTTCCATCAGTAGTGAGTACTTCATCTCTATCAGGATATGTAAGAACAGGACACCTATTATATGGGGTTGTAGTAACAACACCTACAGTTGTTTCATTACCACCAGGTGTTTTTCCACTCATATCAGAAGTAACATCAACACTATTGTTTCCACCAGTTACAGCAACTGAATTAGCTTCCTTAAGGAAAGCCATTTTTTTGTCAACTGAGGCAGCTGAAGTTTCTACTGTTTCACCAATGTAGCGGTAAACTCGTATATGGAACGGTGTTGTGAGTCCTGATGCTTCTGGATCATTTTCAAACATCAACACACCGTTTTCATAATCAAAGAACCAATTTGTAGGATGTGCTGTAGGAACTTCCTTATTTGTATCTATATTTCCTGAACCATCATCTTCAAATATACGTACAGTATAAGTTTGATCAAATCTTGGTGGTATGAAACCCTTTAACTGAGTTGAAATATCATTAGGAGTAGAACAAGCTAACCAACCTTTATGATCTGCAACAGTTATATCTTCTGTAAGTTTTAAATCTGCATAATACTGTACAACACTTGTAGTAACTCCTGGAGCAGGAGTTGGTACAGTTTCCGACCAAACTTCGCCTGCATGCAGGTAAGTTAAGGCACCAGGGAACTCCTCATAAAAAGCTTTATCTAAGCTAGTGACCCTGCGTCCCTTTATCTTTTTAAAGACAAGATCAGTTTTTGTTTGTTGTGATAATGGCATTTCTAAATCCTCCTTATTATTGTTGTTTGAAGTAAATATAGTTAGTATAGGCATTTTATATAACCTTCCTATTTATAAACATTTAAATTATTTAAATGTTTTATTTGTAGAATGTTAATTATTCGAAGTCCCATATTTCCGTAATATTTTTTGTTGAATTTATTAATGTTATTCTGAGAATATACATATTCCCTGAAGAGGCTGTTGAAAAAGTACCTGAAGTCCAATTTATAGTTAATACATCTCCTGATTGTGAATGACCTGTCATCGCACCGTCATCATCAGCTCCAGTAAATATAGCAGCATTATAATCTTTACTTAAATCAAGCCATCCAGTCTGTGAAGGTAATTTCAGATGAATATTTAAATTACTCCCTAAATCACTCCATAAAATTCCTTTTATACGTAGTTGACCAGAATTATGAGGGTTTCCTGAATCACGAAAAGCTCTAAAATATAATTGATCACCAGTAAATGTAGAGTAGTTTGTTCCTGCTTGTTGTGGTGAAGGCTCCCATCCATTTGTAAAATCAATTGATGGATATACTAATCTATTTACATATACCTGAGCATTTCCGTTAACTAATACTTGAGATGAATCCCATTGTCCTATTATAGAAGAAGGAATAGAGGAATAATCTCCATATGGGAGACGATAAGTTTCATCAACAAAATATTCATGAGTATCAGTTGAAATACTGTTATAAGTATTCCATAAACAATAACTACGTGTTATTGAAGATGAAACCCCCCATCCTATTGGGTCCCGTGCTTGGGAAGTAAAAGTAATACTATCTCCTGCTCCAATTCTATTACACTGTAAATTGTTTGTATAATTCCACGCATCATTATAATCTGGTGGTGTAGAATATCCACTGGAATGTGTATCATTCCAGGCTATATTCATATTGTTATGTACTGATGAATAGAATCTTACAGGCAAAGATACATAAGTTTTATCAAAAACTCCAACTACAGATATATCTATCCCCCATGAAGTATTTATATCATAGTATTCAATTCCAGACATGAATATTGTACTTTCAGAATTAAGTGTTGCCATAAAACCATCTATTGAGGGTCTTCCTGAATCATCAAAAAACAAATTATATGTTGGAGATGAATCATTAGTAGAATCATATGAATGATTTACTCTTATGGAATTCTCACCAACATTAATATCTCCTGATGTTAAGGAAAAAGAGGCGTTTCCTTTTTGATAAGCAGGAAAATTGTTAAACCAACCTACAGATGTAATAGTTATTCTATTCCCAGAAGATGAAGCTGGTGGATAGGATTGGTTTCCATTCTTTTCTGATTCATTAAAATGAGAAGCTAAATCAAAACTATCTATAGATGTTCCATTAGTATATACTTCTAAAATACCTTTATCTGCATTTGAAAAACGAATGTTTGGTTCTGATGTACTAAAATGTATATTTGCTGTAGTAACTATGGTATTTATATACTCCCCAGCACTAAAAGTATTTAAACTTGAGTGATTTGCTACATAACCACTATAAAATGTTGTTGAGAATGTAATATCATTTAAAGGAGAGGGTGGGTCTGGTAAGAGATAAGCAAGAGTTTCATTAAGTTTATCTAAAGCATCAGGATGTGAATCATTAGGAGAAATATTTGCAGCTCCATCCTCCCATGAACCATCAGAAGGGGTTCCTATATTTCCACTACTAGAACTTTCATAATAATCAGGCTTGCCTGTTAAAGGATTATATTTATAAGACATTATGAATCACACTCCATTTTATAGTTTATCTAATGTTTTTACAAAGGATAAATTATAATTTAAAAGAATTAATTTATTTTTCTGTTTAAAAGAAAAAAAGGAATAGAATTAAATAAATTCTATTCCTTTAAATTTATTCATCTTTAAATTATGGATGAATTATGGTATTATACTTCAAGTGATGTTTCACCATATTTAATTGATAAAGTATTATCATCTGTGATTGTTACACGAATATTTTGAGAACCATCGAGAACATTTGCAAGGTCTGATGCATTATCTATATTAATTGGTTCTATTTCAAATATGTAACTCTCAGCATTTGGTGGATAATTAATAACTATTGTTCCTTTGGTTGGTCCATTTGTTCTTGCCATTCTATTTCCTCCTTAGATTTTTAAGTACTTATATGTTTCAATTTGCTTAATGTTTTAAGGTTGTAAAAAATAATTCTTTAAATAATAATAAAAACATAGTATCCTTACTATAGAAATGTTTTGTTATAACATGGAGATTTAATATGGAAAAAAGATTGAATCGTTTATGGGGATGTATTGTTGGTGGAGCTATAGGTGATGCTCTTGGTATTTATAATGAATTTTCTAATATATATGATAGTTCATTTGAAAAAGTGGATACCTACAAAAGTGGTGGTAAACACAATGTTCCAGCAGGAACATGGTCTGATGATACATCGATGTCTTTATGTACTATACAAAGTCTCATTGAAAAGGAACGATTTGATCCAGAAGATATTAAAAACAAATTCTTACAATGGTATAGAAGGGGAGATTTTTCATGTAATGGAAAATGTTTTGATATTGGAGTAACTACTCGTAAAGCTATTCAGGAGTATGAATCTAACCATGTAATATTTAGTACAAAGGACAATATTCTTGAATCAGGTGATGGTTCTTTGATGAGAATTTATCCATTGGCTTTATTTTATCATGATAAAGAAGATTTATTTGAGAAAGTTATAATTATGGGGTCTAAACTAACCCATAGTAGTCCATTAGCTGTATATGCCTGTGTTGTATTTTCATATTATCTTAAAGCTATTCTTGAAGGGGTTCCTAAAGATATTATAGCGAAGCCATATTTTAAAACAAAAGATGTTAAATGGAAAAAAGGTGAACTCCCTCAACAGATTGAAAATATTGTAAAAGGTGGTTGGCAAATAGGAGTAACCCTTAATAATGTGTCTCCTTATTGTGTAGATATATTATCTGTAGTGTTGTACGAATTCTTTACAAAGAATTCTTTTAAAGAAGGGATGGTATCAATTATAAATAAAGGTGGTGATACAGATACACTTGGGGCTATCTATGGAAATATAGCGGGTTGTTATTATGGACTTACGAGTATTCCTTCAGAATGGATATATGGTTTACGTAATACTAGAGATATACTGTTAACGGCTGTACCTTTTATAAGAATGATTGTTGGAGAGTTTTAATATGTTTAAAAAAATACAAATACAAAATTTTCAGGCTCATCAGAATACTATCATAGACCTCACAGATAATGTAAATGTTATATCAGGTCCTTCTGATTCAGGAAAATCAGCTATTATCAGAGCATTGAAATGGCTTTGTTTTAATAGAGCTAGGGGAGAGTATTTATCTGATTTTGTTGATAAATCAGCAACAGTATCTGTAAAGGTTTGGTTGGATTCAGGACAGATAATTGAACGCTTTAGAAATAAAAATAATAATGGATACCGAATATGGGATTCTGAAAAGTCTGATAAATATGAAGAATTTAAAGCCATAAGACAAGATGTTCCAAAAGAAGTAAGAAAATTGTTACAAATAGATGATGTAAACTTTCAGGAACAAATTTTGAATCCTTATTTTATGTTGGAAGATACTCCAGGACAAATCACTAAACGTTTTAATAAATTAGGTGGTTTGGAAACAATGGATTTAGCCATTACAATGGCAAATCGTTTGGTGTTAAAGAAACGCAAGAAACTTGAAGTATTAAGAGACGAGCTTGATTCTGTAAATCAAGATATAGAAAGAACTGAATGGGTACTGAAAATAAAAGATGAAATAGAAGAAGTTGAAAATTTAAGAAATGAGATTGATTCTATAGTTAAGATAATACAAACAGCAGAAATTTTATCCTCCCGTTTGGAAAGCATTGAAAGTAAACTTTATAAACTGAAAGGCATCGATAAAATAAAAAAGGAGATTGAGGTAATAGATGAAATAAACTTTAAGGTGAACAAGTTTAATTCTATAATAGAAAGAATAGATTATTTTATTTCAAGTTTAATAAAACTTACAGATAAAATAACACAGAATAAGAAATTTCTGAAAGTAAAGTCAAACATAGAAAAACTAATTGAAACTTATAAAGAAATAAATGACTTAGAAGTTTCAATAGATAGGATATCAGGATATATCCAAAAGTTTAATGATGTACGTGGTAGGTTAAGAACAACAAAGCAGGAACTTATTGGCAGAAGAAAGGAATATGAAAATCTATTAAATGTTATTGGGGTTTGTCCTTTATGTAATAGTGTTTTAACACAGAAAGGATAGGTTTATTATGAACAGTGTTGAATTTGTAACTAAATACATGATGTTAAGGCATCCTTATATTTTTCCATCAAAGATAAGTGTACTTGATTATCTTTTTATGTCAAATGGAAATGGTTGTGAATGGAAAAATGGTGAAATTCATCCATCTGAAGGGATTCCATCTGATTTGGATTTTGATAAATTAGCAGATTCTACTCGTAAAAAGATAGAAAGAAACAAGGATTATCCAGAAATCGTTAAGAGGCAATGTTATTTTATAATAGATAATGTGGATCTTTTGATTAAGAAAAACTATCCCTTCCAACCTTATCAAAATTATTATGGAATTTACAAGGATGTTTCCTTATGTACAAAAATACCTGATGATATTAAAGAGGATTGGCGTCGTGCCCTGCTTGGATTTATAAGATATTATAAACTTTATCTTAATGAGATGATGAAAGGCAAAGTTACCATTAGTGATACAAGTTATATTGAACAGATAACATATGTTGAAGCTATAATAAAACGTTGTGAAGAATAAAAGAGAGGCCATAATGATACAGAGTATTCTTAAATTAAAAGACTTGAATTTTGAAAAGACATTTAAAGTAATGGGGGAGACTCTTCATTATTTTACAGTCAAGAATAAGAACTTAGGTATATATATTCTTGAGAGAGAAAAAGAAGAAGAGTTACGAATATGTGCTTGGAATATTAGAAGTAGGCGTCCTTATATTAATTTTTTTACAACTCCAAAGGATAACTGTGTTAATACTATAAATACTCTTGTTCAGTCTAAATTGGATAGCTCTAAAGTACCAAACAGTTATATTCTTGCTATTCTTACAATACATACATTGAGGTGGCATAATGATTTTGCCTCTTCGTTACAAAAACAACTTATAAATACAGGAAGCTTAACTCGAAAACAGATAAGTTTTGTTCTTGGACTTACAAGTCCGAATGGAATGCCTACTTTGGAATCACAATGTTACCGTAAGGTTCCTTTAGAAGAAATAATATATATTTATTGTATAGGATATAATAAAAATCTTGAGAAACCAAAATCATCTACATTAAGAAAAAATAAAATCGTTAACTATAAGTATAAGAGTTTAGAACCTATATCACATGAATCTGTTGAATTAATACCTACTCAACAATACTCCTATTATAAGTATCCTTTTGAAAACTTTAATCCTATACAATCTGTAGTATATCCATATCAAGATGAGGATTGTAATATAGTCATAAGTGCTGCTACGAGTGCAGGAAAAACAATATGTGCTGAATTCTTTATAGATAAAGAACTTGAGAAGGGAAATAAAATTGTTTATTTATCCCCTCTTAAGTCTCTTACACAGGAAAAATATGATGATTGGAGTAAACGTTATGCAGATAAAGAAATTTGTATAATGACAGGGGATTATGTTTTATCAAATGAAATGAAACGTAAGGCTATGAAAGCTGATATTATTGTTTTAACATCCGAAATGTTAGATAGCCGAACACGTAATATGTCTATTGAGAAAAATGAGTGGATTTATAAAGCAGGATTGTGTATTGTTGATGAATCTCATATTATAGGAACTGATAGAGGAAGTGCTGTTGAAGTTGGCTTAATGAGGTTTACAGATATTAATCCTACTGCTAGAATTGTACTTTTATCTGCTACAATGCCTAATGTTTATGATTTTAAAATTTGGTTAGAAAATCTTAACCATAAAAAAACCAAAATTGTATATATGAAATGGCGTCCTGTTGAACTTGATGTTAGTTACATTGGACATATAAAAGGAACTTATCATGTTAAAGAAAAAGATAAAATTAATAAAGCGATTGAAGAGATACAAAAGAAACCGAAAGAAAAATTCCTTGTGTTCGTACATACAAAAGCAACGGGAAGAAAATTAAAAGATCGTCTTGAAGAAGAAGGAATAAAATGTGAATTTCATAATGCTGATTTATCCTTAAAGAATAGGTTATATATTGAAGATTCATTCTGTGATAGATCAGAAAGTTCTTTAAGAGTTATTATTGCTACTTCAACATTAGCTTGGGGTGTAAATTTACCTGCAAGGAATGTTATTATAGTAGGTGTTCATAGAGGTATTCAGGAAGTCGATGTTTTGGATATTATTCAGATGATGGGACGTGCAGGTAGGTTTGGGATAGATGATAAAGGATTTGTTAAACTTATTGTTCCAGAAAATAAAATAAAGTTGTGGAAACAATATATAGAGAAACAACGTCCAATCATGTCGAACCTTCTTGGAGTAGATGCTTTAACTTTTCATATACTTGCATCTATTTATACTAATGATATACGTGTAAAGAATGATTTTAACAGATGGTATGAAAGATCATTTGCCAGAGTACAAGACCTCAATGTAAATAAAGATACTATTGATAATATTGTTAATAGTCTTTTAGAAATGAACATGATAAATATGGATGGAGATGTGATTCATTTAACTCCTTTAGGTAAGATAGCAGCATCTCTTTATTTTAGTCCTTTTGATATTTATGATTGGTATAAGAACTTCAACTATTTGTTTAGGAAAAAGGTGAAGTTAAATGATTCTACAATTGCTTGGGCGTTGTCGTCAGTATCCTCATATACTTTACCTTATGTTCCTTCTGATTTTGAAGGGTATTTACCTGATGTGCGTGTTACACTTACAAAGTGTGGTTTAAAAAAGTCTAATCTTAGTATAAACATATTACACTATCTTGGATGTATAGCATCTTTAGATAATACTTTACATTTTCCGTCAGCTTTAAATCCTACTAAAAGGCTTTTTCAAACTGATTCAGGTAGGATTTGCACAGCTCTATCAATGATTGATTCTACTGTAGCTTTTTGGAACAAACAAAGTTTGTGGAAACAATTACCTATCAGAATGGAATTTGGAATACCATCATCTATGTTGGATTTGGTTAGGGTTCCTGGTATTGGTGGTAGAAGAGCACGTAGTTTATATGAAAAAGGGTTTTATTCTGTAAGTGATATAGCAAATGGGAATTTACATTTGATAATAGATGCTGTTAAATCAAAGAAAATAGCTGAAACTATTAAGAAAAATGCTATTAAGATATATAATAAAGAAAATTAAAAATTCTGTTTTGAAAAATTTTATTTTTTGTGTATAATTATCTAAAAGTCATAAGAGGTATAGATATGAACACATACCATATTTGTGTAGATGGTAAATGGTTTTGTGGTGAAGAAGATATTCAATCTTTACCAAAAGAGGATATACCTAATTTTATATATACCTATGGTGATTTTGCTATTAGAATGTCAGAGAGTGAAGAAGATGCAAAAGATGTGATTGGTAGAATAAATTTAATTAACAGTTTGAATAGAATACTAAATTGTATACAACCATCAGTAAAGATGGAAATTATTGAGAGAAGTAAAAATAGAAGTGTTGTAAGGTGGGCAAGTTTTAAAGAAACAAAAGGCATGCCTATTTCTATTAAAGGTTTTGATGGATGGTTTATTCAAGGTAAAAAAGGGCAACATTGGGAAAGTTATCTTGAAGCAATTGGTGAAAGTTTAATTCCATATGCAAATGCTATTCGTGAAAGTGTAATAAAAAATAATATTCGGTACAAAGGTTCTGAGCATATATATAGTGATAATGGAATTCCTGTCTTTGATAATAATACAATTGGAGTATTTTCATTTCATGCTTGGGGAGATATTATGGCTGCTATATGGTCAGATATAGATAATAGAGATTATACCTATATAGATTTTATATAAAGGCAAGTTATGTAGGAGGGTAATTATGAATTTTTTACATCAATTAAAGCCCGGTGATAAAGTTATAGTAAAGAGAGAAATTCCCACTACATCTATTCCTGTAATAGGTACAGTTAGTAGGTGTACAAAAAATTTGGTGGTAGTTTCCTTTAAAGGGAAAGAAGTATGGAAGTTTAAAAAGTCAAATGGACGTTTATATGGGGGAAGTGTTTATGAACCTTATTTTCTTATGGAAGCTACACCAGAAAGAATTTCTGTGATAAAAGAGAGACAGAGACGTAAACGTCTGAAAGATAACATCAAAGATTTTGTTTTAAGTGATAAGTTGGATAAGTTAACAAGTGAAAAACTTGAAGCAATAGCAAAATTGTTAGTATAATTAGTATATAAAGAAATTTATAGGTATAAGGAGATAACCGATGAAAATTGTAATAAAGAAAGATAGTGAGCTTTTTAATAATTTAAATACAGCTTTTGCAGATTTTCAAGAGAAGAACGAGAATCTTTTTTTTGTAGATATCTCAAACGATGAATTGAATTCGGTGTTTAAAAAACACGTTAAAAAAACACCTATTTTTAGGAAAAGTTTTGAGTGGGACTGCTCGTGTTGTAGGCATTCTATAAGAGATATAGCTAAAGTTGTAACTATACAAGATAATAAAAAAATACCTTTTTTGCAGTATGTTTTGGATAAGTATGATTTAAAATCTAATTACTCATTTCTTCATGAAATGTTTTTAGATTATATAGATATGGCTCGCTTGGCAAATATAAAGGGTCTTTTTTATTATAGGTATCCAGTGATAGGAGTAAAACAAAGTCTTGAATCTTCATCTGGTTTTATTTTCCATCATGTTTATTTTAATGTCGCTCTTAAGTATCAAAGGATTAAACAAGATGAAAATAATAATTTTTTGGGACTGAAAGCAACTGTTACAAAGTATTATCCATATACTAACATCTTAAAAGATGTTCTCTTTTATATTAAAGAAGGATTTATTTATAGGGGTACAGAAAAACAGAAGTTAATAGAAGATACAATAGACCTTTTAACAAACAAATTTAGTATTAAATATAATGTAGATTTGTTTGTATGGGAAAATATTTTTTCTAGGGTTGCGAATTTTAACAATGATGTTATATCTACTCTTGTGGATGACTTAATCAAGGATAATAGAAACGTAGAAAAAGCAATTGATTCTTATAATAAGAAAGTATCTCCTATAAATTACAGGCAACCAAAAGCCACAATTATTTCACCATCACAAATCAAACAGTGTGAATTGGATTTAAAGAGACTTGGGTATGATAATTTTGTTGAAAACTTTTCTTTTGCAAATCCTTCAGATATTTCAATATTGGATATCTTGTGGACTAGTAGGAAAGTTTCAGGAGGCAGATTGTCAGATTTATTGGTTGATAACGTAAAACAGCCAACAGTAAATGATAAAAATGTTACAAAGATTACATTCGGTGATTTTATTGAACTTTTGAAAACCACTAAAAATATAGAAATTGATAGTTCTGTTTTGGAAAAAGTTGTTTTGATTAAAGACAACTTTCCTAAACCAGTGTTTGCTTGGGACAATCATATAAATTTCTGTTATCAGACAGGATTAGCTGATGTTAATGATATGATAAGTAAGAAAGTAAAAAACAAAGGAGGTGTTATTGACGCTGAGTTAAGGTTTTCCTTGTATTGGGAAAACTTAGATGATTTAGATTTACACCTGGAGGATAAATCTGCAAATTGTCATATTTATTGGAATCATAAACATGATCCTTACATTTCTTTCAAGTTAGATGTAGATATGAATGTTGAGTTTCCTGTTGCAGGTGCGGTTGAAAATATTTTTACAAAAAGAATTGAAAGTAAAGATATTGCACGGGAATTTTTGGTTTACGTTAATAATTTTAAGAAAAGAGAGAGATCACAAAAATGTTTATTGAATGTTTACCACAATAATAAGATAATAAAACAGTATATGTTTAAAAATCCTCCAGATGATAATAAGATTAAATTATTCAAATTTAAGATAGACAAAGAAAAGAATATAATTTTTACTTGGTCTAACAAACAAGCGGAAAGAAAAGTACAGCATGAAACAAAGTTTGTTAAAGTTGATACTGTTCTGCTTTCACCTAATTATTGGTTGGAAAATGGAAAAGGAAATAAACATATCTTTTTCCTTAAGAAAGGGGAACCTATTAAATTGACAAATATAAGACCCTATAATATAGAACAATTGTTGCCTGAACTGGTAAAACACAGAAAGGTGCTACAGTTGTTATCAAAAAGGATAGAACTTAAAGGAAAACCACAACTTACTGGTTGGGGGATTTCATTTGGTAAGAAAAGAGAATTTATAATTAAAGTGAATGGTAGACCTTATAAACTTGTAATAGACCCAACTTATGAGTTACAAAAGTCTAATGTAAAACAATTAAAAGTAGCTAATGTATAAAAGGAGGTTATGATGGATTATAAGAATTTTTTTAAAGCTTGTGAGAAGAATTTGTTTTTTGAGACTGAAAAAGGTGTTTTGTCTACGTATGATTTGTTTAGGCTGTCAACAGATAATTTGAAGAAAATTTATATCAAGCTTAAACAGAAGGCAATTGTAGATGATGACCCAATTCTTGCAGAAACACCTAATGAATATAAGAATGATTTGCTTCGATTTGAGATAGTGAAGGATGTTATACTGTACAGGCAAGAGAAGGCAAAAAGAAACGAACTGTTGGCTAAGAAGAAACAACTTGAAGATATGCTTAATCAAATTAAATTTAAACAATTGCAAGAAGATCCAACAGCAATTGAGAAGGAGTTGGATAAGATTAAAAAGTCTTTGGAAGAGGATTAAAAAGTCTTTGGAAGAAGATTATAAGATTAAATAGCACATTTTCCTGATAGATTTTAAAATCTATCAGGAAAATGTTTTTTAAAAGAGGGAAAGAATGATTACAGAATCAGTCTTAAAGAATTTTTTAGGTAAGGATTCTCTTCATGAAACACCTTATTATGACCATGAATTTACATATTATACTGATGGCTTTGTAATATTAAGGATTCCTTCTACAGATAGTAAAACAGAGCTTACTACTGAGGAAAAAAGTATCATAAAACGAATTAAATCTTTGCCATGGCAGAATAATAAAGAGTTATTTCCAGAATGGGTTTCTTTACCAAAAGATGTAGAAATAAAACAGGAAATATGTTCTCGTTGTAATGGAACGGGAAAAGAGATGACATGTCCTGAATGTGAAGGTTTAGGTTATGTTAGTTGGGAAACAGAAAAGCATATATATGAAGCAGAATGTCTTGAGTGTAATGGCTTAGGTTATCTTTTACCAACTATAGTAGAAGATGATAGATTGCTAGAGTGTTCTGAATGTAAAGGTAAAGGAAAAATAGATAAGATAGAAATTGCATTAGAAGTAGCAGGTGTTTCTTTATCAAATGTCATGGTAAAAAAATTGTCTCTTTTACCTAATGTTAAGATTCTTGCAAAAGAGATAGGATATGAAATTTTATATTTTAGTTTTGATGATAACTGTGATGGATTAGTAATGGGTTATATACCAGGAAATTCTGTTAGTGCTGTTTCAAAGTGATAGTAGGATTACAAAAGAATTAGTTTTACAGTACTTGTTTAAAGAGTTAGAAGATAAAGCAAAAACTTTTTTAAAGAATATGCCTACAATGGAAAGGAGGTGATGAAATATAAGTAAATATTAGGGTTATATGTAATAAATGAATTTTTAATTTTTAAAGAAAAAGGAGAAAATGTATGAAGGAAAAAATGAATGTGAAAAGATTTATAGGTATCATCTTAATTTTGTTACTAATTGTCTGTACAAGTAAGTATGTTTGTGCTAGTCTTATAAAAATGTCTGATTGGGGGTTTGATCCTACTGGTACAGGTACAAATATAGTAACTCCTGTTGATGAAATTACATTACTTTCATTGACGTTGAACAATAGTTCGCCAACCTATTTTGGACATGGTACATTTAAAACGTTAAGTGCCATGCAGGCAGAACATTTTCAAAACAATAACATAGCCATTACACCTACAAGCTTAGGTGTAATGTATGAGATAACAGGTGTTATGATTACGGAAGGATATTATAACCGTAACTCAACTACAGGTTTAAATGATTTAACATTTACAAATGGAAGTTTGAATTTGTATATTGATAACACTTTAAATTATGGAACCGATAATGGTTTCTTTGGGGCTGATAATGGCAATCTGATTGCTTCTTTTGCATTGGATAGTGGGTCAGGAACTATGAATTATAATATACCATATCCTGATGGACGTACTGATCTGATTTGGAGGTCAACATATCTTGCCCCAGGTTATTGGTATGGTCCTAATCAGGTAGATATGTCAGGTGTAATGGAATTGGCAATTACCGATTCCAACAATACCATTATTAGAAACCCTTCGATTATAGCTCAAAATGAGTTTACAGATAATACAGGCATGATATACACACAAGCTGGTGATGTAGCAGATATACAGAACTTTATTAGTTCTAATGGATCGCTGGCTCCAGCGGCTCCTGTTCCTGAACCTTGTACTTTATTATTGTTTGGTTCGGGTTTATGTTTTATAGGATTTGTAAGTAAGTCAAAAAGGATATTTGGATAACATAATTGTTGCCCTTGATAGATTAATTCTATCAAGGGCTTACTTTAAATATTTCTTTTTGAATAGATAAAGTTTTTTGAAAGGAGTAATATTTGATGAAAACTTTCTTTTTTGAAATATTTGGATTTCTTTACAAAAAACTTTGGGTTGAAGCTATAGTTATTACGAACTCTTGTTGAATTTGAATAAATACTTTTATAGTATCTTCCTTTTTTGATTATAAGAGAGAAGATGCTGTTTATATTGTATCTGAAGATAGGTTGATTTGCATTATGAATACTGAAGAATGGCTTAAACAAAATACCTTTAGGTGTCCTATAGGACGTGTGTCCTTAAAACAGTGTGAATCATTAAGGAAACGACCTGTCTTTGGTGAAAAAATATCATTGAGCACACCAAATGATTATAATTTATACATGCCAAGGGTGTGTGAGAAGTGTACTGAATGGAAAAAATTTGCTGACTCTTATAGGAATGAGTCTATAAAAAAGAAAGAAAATCGTAAGGAGAAGAATCAAATGAAGGAAACAGTTATTTGTAAAGAATGTGGAGGAAAGTTTGAACCTTATAAGAATGGGAAAAATATAATAACAAGTTATTGTCCTGAATGTTTAAGAATTAAAAAACAAAAAGGAATTTTGAAACGTAAGGTGGAAAAGAATGCTGAAAAACTGCTTTTTTGTATTCGTTTAACAGGATTTCCTAACTTATATGATCAACTTATAAAATCAGCAAACAAAAACATAAGGACTCCTGAACACCAGGCAATAGCTTATCTTGTTGAGAGTTTAGAAGCTGATGGTTTTAAAATTGAGAGGGAATACTAATTAAGAATAAAATAAATTATTGAAAATACAGGAGATATTTATATGAGTGAAACAACTTTATATTGTATAGGAGGTGTTGAAAAAACTCATAAAATACAATTTCTAAATCAACAAAAAGATTTATTATTATCTTGGGCTAAAGGAATGGTAGGGGTTTTGCCTGTTTTCAATAATCTAAAAGATGCTATAGAATATGTTGGGGATAGTGATTTGGAAATATATTCCATTAAAGTGGAAAAATAAATAGAAATTGTTATCTCTAACATATTCAAAAAACCATTATATAGAAAGAAAAGCCTTACTATGCTAAGTTCTGTTTTAAAAAATAACTTAGTCATTTGTATAAAACCATTTTTTAAGGAAGTAAAAACCTTGCAAGCAGTAAAGGTTTTTAGATATGTTGAAAGTAAATATAAACATCCGACCAATAGTAACCCACCTAAATTTCCATCCTGCATTGCATATTAAAGGAGTGATAAATGATTACATCTATATCTTTTAAGTCTAAAAGACAAGAATCCCAATTAAATATATATTTTGAACAAGAAAATGTAATAGTAGATATTAATGGTGAAGATATTGTTGAATTGGAATCTGAAGATGTTGTGTTGTTGCTTGACTTACTAAAAAGTTATGGGAAGAAAAGGGATATTTAAAGATTTGTTTGTGGTGTAGTTTGTAAAACATCTTAATAGATATGTGATGATAAGTTGAGTAGAGGTTTGATAAATGAAAGTTTCCATTTGTAAATGTATATATTGTAAGTTTTTGGAGAGTATCAATAAAAAAGAGAATACTCTATCTTGTATACTTGAAAATGGTGAAACTTTATCTTTACCTATTTTAATAGATGCTGCTACTATTCAAAAGGTTGTGGATTGCCCAAGGGAAGATAATACTGTAAAGATTAAAGTAGTTAAAGATAATGATGGAATTGAAATGCCTTTTTATGCTACTCCAAGTTCATCAGGGTTTGATTTAATTGCATCTGAAATGGTACTATTGAAACCAGATGAAAGAAAGTTAATACCTACAGGATTAAGATTTGAAATTCCTGATGGTTACGAACTTCAAATAAGACCACGTTCAGGAATATCTTTGAAAACTTCTATAATAATGCCTGATTCTCCTGGTACAATAGATGCTGATTATAGAGGTGAAATTCAAATAATACTTTGGAATACAAGTAATAAGGAGAGTTATACTGTTAATAAGGGAGATAGGATAGCTCAGGGTGTTTTGATTAAAATTGAAAGAGCTGAGTTTGTTGTGGTTGATGAACTTACAAAAACTATTAGACAAGAAGGTGGTTTTGGTCATACAGGATACTGTGTAAAAGAAGCAAATTTTTGTCAGAAAAGGGATTAAACAATGAAAAATGAAGAGATTGTTAAATTCCGTTTAGGCGAATTTTTCTGCGGTCCTGGAGGACTCGCAATGGGTGCAAAGCTCGCTTCTGTAAAAAAGGAAAATAAAGTTTATTGCATTGTACATGCATGGGCTACTGATTATGACCATGACAGTTGTGAAACGTATCGGACAAATATATGCCCAAATAAACCAGAAACTGTTATTTGTGAGGATATACATAAATTAAAAATCGATAAACTAAGAAGTATTTCAGAGATTGATGCTTTTGCTTTTGGTTTTCCGTGCAATGATTTTAGTATTATTGGAAAACAAAAAGGAATTAACGGTATATATGGTCCCCTTTACAAATATGGAGTAAAAGCTATTCGTTTATTTAAGCCTAAATTTTTCTTAGCAGAAAATGTTGGGGGGCTTAGAAGTTGTAATAATGGCAAAACATTTTCATTAATACTTAATGAGTTATTTGATTCAGGATATTCTGTTTATCCGCATTTATACAGTTTTGATAAATATGGAGTTCCTCAGACTCGACAAAGAATAGTTATAGTAGGAATAAGACAGGATATTAATATAGTTTTTAAAGTTCCGTCTCCAAAACCATACCAATATATTGATGTAACATGCAGAAATGCTATTGAGAACCCCCCTATATCAAAAGATGCTCCGAATAATGAATTAACACGTCAATCGAAAACAGTTATAGAACGATTACGCTATATCAAGCCTGGGGAAAATGCGTTTACTGCAAACCTGCCAAAGCATTTACAGCTTAATGTTAGAGGCGCAAAAATGAGTCAAACTTATAAAAGATTAAATCCTGATAAACCCGCATATACGGTAACTGGAAGTGGCGGGGGTGGGACACACATGTATCATTGGAAAGAAAATCGTGCCTTAACAAATAGAGAAAGAGCAAGATTACAGACATTTCCAGATGATTTTGTTTTTATTGGTTCAAAAGGAAGCGTTAGGAAACAGATAGGAATGGCAGTCCCATGTATAGGAGCAAAAATAATCTTTGAATCAATTTTAAAATGTTTTGCAGGAATTTCATATCCGTATATTGTTCCAAATATGGAGCCATTATTACATAAGGGGATGGTATCGCATTTTAATGATTTATATAATAAATAAGTTTCTACTAACTATTTGTTATCTTTAAGGATAAGTGAATTTTTGATTGTTTTATATAAAAATAATATAACCTACTCCTGAAAGAGTGGGTTTTTTCTTTTAAAAATTTTATAGGAGAAGAATAAGTTATGTCTTCAATTTTTGAAAATTTTTATGGAGTAAATTTGTCTACTTTTAATAACCATCCTACATTTTTCGGTGCTGTATTTTTTGTAGGTGGTTGTAACTTGAGATGTTCTTGGTGTCATAACAAAAAAATTGTTCTTAAAAAAGGTGATCCTATAGATAAAGAAATATTACAGGACTTTATTAAAAGGTGTGCCTATTATCAAAAGAAATTTGGTGATTTTTCTTTAACAATAACAGGAGGTGAGCCTACTATTTATTCTGATTTACCTAATTTCCTTGATTTTATAAAAAATGATTTTCCATCAATAAAATTAGATTCTAATGGAATTAATTATAACATGTTAAAAGATATTTTAAAATATGATTTAGCTAATTTAATAGCTATAGATATTAAATATCCACCACAAAAGTATGCTCAATATTTAGATGTCTCAGGTGATTTTTTATATAATATATTTGATTTATCAACTAAGTATAAAAATAAATTTCTTTTTAGAACTACCTTAAATAATGAGTTATCTCTTAATGATACTGAAGAGATAGATCGGTTAATCAAAAGGTATAACTTACAACATAACTATCAAAAATTTATAGAACCTACAGAAACTTGGGAGGATTTGAAGTAATGGGAGATATAATTAACGTTAGAAAAAGGAATGGTCATTTGCAAGAATTTGATGGACAGAAGATTGAACAGGCTATAAAGAAAGCCTTTCTTGTCTCAAATTTGGAAAGTAAATTAGATATTGTTCCTAAAATCACACAAGATGTTATTAATAAGATAAATGAAAATGATGAAAAATATTCTACTTCCATTGGGAAAGTAATAGATTTAGAAGAAATTCAAGATTTAGTAGAGGAAAGCCTTGTAAAATATAATCTTTACAGAGTTGCTAAAAATTATATTCTGTATAGAGAAAAGAAAAATGCTTTGAGAGAAAAGAAGAATGTCTTTGTAGATATTGATTCTTTATTTGGAGATTATCTAACATTAGAAAATTGGAGAGTTAAAGAAAATGCTAATATGGGTTACTCATATCAGGGATTAGTTTTAACCGTTAATAGTCTATTACAAAGTCAATATTGGTTACATTTATATACCGAGGAGATAAAAAATGCTCATAAACAAGGGTTTATACATCTACATGACCTTTCACAGTTAAGTGGATATTGTTCTGGCTGGTCTCTTTATGATATAATTTTGGAAGGATTTAACTTGGAAGGTAATGGATGTTGTTCAGCGCCAGCTAAACATCTTGATTCTTTATTCGGCCAAATAGTTAACTTCATTGGAACACTACAGAATGAATGGGCAGGGGCACAAGGTATTAATTCTTTTGATACATTATGTGCCCCTTTTGTTTATTATGATGACCTATCTTATAAAGAAGTAAAACAATATATACAAAGGTTTGTATATAATTTAAATACTTCATCTCGATGGGGTGGACAGTGTCCTTTTTCTAATATAACATTTGATATTATACCATCATCTAATTTTGCAAATCAACCTGTTATTATAGGAGGTAAACCACAAAATAAAACTTATAAAGAGTTTCAAAGAGAAATGTTAATGATTGTTAAGGCTTACTTTGAGATTCTTTTAGAAGGAGATGCTTTTGGCAATCCTTTTACATTCCCTATACCTACTATAAATATAACAAAGGACTTTCCATGGGATAGTGAGATTGGAGAACTTATTTTTAAAGTTACAGGTAAGTATGGTAGTCCATATTTTCAAAATTTTATTAATTCTGAAATTTCTCCTGAAGATGTTAGAAGTTTTTGTTGTCGTTTACAGTTGGATAAACGTCAAATTGAAGAAAAATTTAAGAAGTTAGAAAATAAAACAGGAGGTTTATTTGGGTCTGGTGATTTAACAGGGTCTATAGGTGTTGTTACTATTAATTTAGCAAAGTTGGCTTATATTGCTAAGGATACTATTGAATTTTTTACTTTGTTATCACATTATGCACGATTAGCTAAGGACTCATTGGAATTTAAAAGACAGTTTTTAACTGAACAGTATGATAAAGGATTATATCCATTTACTAAAAGGTACTTAGGCAAAAGAAAATTTGATACTTATTTTTCTACTATAGGTATTATTGGAGGGCACGAAGCATGTATTAATCTGTTAGGTAAAGGTATTGAAACTAAAGAAGGTGTAAACTTGATGAAAAAAACTCTCAATTATTTAAGAGAATTATTAATTGAATTTCAAAAAGAGACAGGTAATATGTATAATCTTGAAGCAGTTCCTGGTGAGGGGGCATCTTATCGACTTGCTAAAATAGATAAAGAAATGTATAAAGATATTTATACTTCAGGAACGGAGGAAACACCTTATTATACAAACTCTACACAGTTACCTGTTACTATTAATGATACCTGGTTTGCTTTATTACACCAAAATAATTTACAACCACTTTATACAGGCGGTACTGTATTTCACGTTTTTGTAGGTGAGGATTTGTCTAATACTGTTAGACCATTACAGAATTTTGTTAAAACAGTCTTTACTAAAACAAAGTTACCTTATTTAACTATTACACCTACATTCAGTGTTTGTAAAAAGCATGGATATATAGCGGGAGAGCATTTTAACTGTCCAATATGTGATAATGAATGTAATGTCTTTTCAAGAGTTGTTGGATACTATAGACCTATACAAAGATGGAATGAAGGTAAAAAAGAGGAATTTAAAGACCGTAACTACTTTGCTGTGTAGTAGGTTCAGCTATGGATACGTGTCTTTATACTATAAAAGAAGGGAAAGCCTATGATGATAAGGGCAATGAAATAGATATTGGTTTAGTTTCTGATGGACACCATACATTTAATGAGTTATATGAACGACAATATTTATTGATCATTGCTTTAATGCAAGCTCATCCTAGGCTTTCCTGGAAGTCTAAGAAGGGAGAAAATGGTAGTCCTTTAGAAGGAGAGTTTGCTGTTGGTATGAATCTACCTGTAGGGCAGGTCACATTTTATATTCCCATAAAATTTTGGGATATAACAGATGTACAGGAAATACCAAAAGCACTTGTATTTGATAGACACAATTCAAAGGATATAACAAATAGGTTAAGACAGTTTATTTCTATATAAATGTAGATGATGTGGTTTATTTTAAAAGTCTCTTAGATTATTTCTAAGAGACTTTTTTGTTGATATTTTTTTGAGGAACGTATATTATTAAGGAATAGAAACAATAATTTTTCTTATATTTTTACTTGGCAAAGTCAGTAAATTATTATATATAATAGAAAAATTTGGGAAAACTAATTAATATAAGGAGAGTAGTTAATGTATCCTAAAACAGCGATATTTGTTATTATTATGATGATTATAAATATCTTAGTTATAAATATCTTTTTACATAGAGAAAAGGAAATAATAAGAACCCAAAAGGCTAAAATGGAAGCCTTAAGTGCAAGATTAGAAAAAAAGTTAAATAAATTAACTGTTTACAAAGTAAATGTGACTTTTTATTCTTTAACTAAGAAAGAGTGTGATAACAACCCCTTTGTTAATGCTCTTGGTCTTAAACCTATTGTTGGTAGAGACATAGCTGTTAGCAGAGATTTGATTCATTTACTAGGTAAATATGTATATATTGAGGGTTATGGTGTAAGATATGTAACTGATTTGATGAATAAGAGATATAAAAAAAGTGTAGATATTTTAGTACCTAATTCAAAGTTAGCTTTGAAATTGGGCAGAAAGGAAAATGTTAAATTAGTTGTGATAGGTAATAGATTAAGTAAAAAATAATTTTATTTTTTTGTTTCTACAATGTATCTTTAAGTAAAGATAATTTTTAACTTATAAAGGAGGTTTTTCAATGTATGAAGTTATCACAAGAAGTGGAAAAATTGTAGCGGTTGGGTTTAAAAGCAGGGAAGAGGCAAAACGGGTTAGAACAGATAAACAGTTTGTTATACGATCAGAGAATCATCCATTAGGCAGGTCTAAATTTAGGGCATTACGTTCTGAAGTAATTAGAGATAAGAAAGGAAGGAAAACAATAAGGATACAGTAGATATTTTGTATTGTAAGTGCTTAGTTATATAAGAATATTAAACATATATAACTAAGTATTAAATTTTATACAAGTTTACAGGAGGATTTTTAATCATGATGAGATATGTTTCTAAAACTAAGTATGATAACAAGGATTTTTATTTAACAAAAATTAAGACCAAAAGTGATTATATCAATTTGTATCTTCCAATTGGTTTTGAACAAATTAAACGAATAAGAGATAAAGAAAGTAAAAAGTTTAAAAAGGTATTATTTTTTCCAGTTTATCATACATCTTTGAGAACACCTACTAAATATGGGTTGCCTATTAAAGGATATGTTGTAATAAACAATAAAATAGATTTGTTTGCTGTTAAAAAACAAAACCATCATTTACTTCTACTAAAGAAGAATGATGATTCTACTAAAGTTGAATTGCCTGATGATGTTTCTATCGTTAATGAAATTAAAGCTGATAATTTGGTGCTATTAGAGGTTATTTCTGAAAAAACAACATTTGTTAAGATTCGGAAGAAAGACAAAACTTTTAATGTTAAACTCTACGGTAAAACAAAAGATAGTGATTTTGAATCAGGTGAACTTAATACTATTTTTCGGTGGTATTCTATTAAATAAACATTATGTGAGGAAAAATACAATGAAAAATTTGGAAACAATTGAAGGATGTCTATCTGTAGAGGAATTAGGAGTAGCGTTAAAGCGTCATGCTGAATTAATGGTAGATAATTCTACAGATGGTTTTGTAAACAGACTTCGTCTAGAAGGTATGCGTGCCCTTTGTGATTTGTACGAAAAATATAATAATAGACTAATCAAACATAATTAAAATCTTATTAACATAAAAGGAGGTGTACAAATTGTTCAAAAAAATAACAATTATATCGATTGTACTGATGGCCTTAATGTTTTTTGTTGTTATCAATGTTCAAAAGAAACATATTACTATGGAAGATGAAATTATAAATTTGGTTAAAGAATATCAAGGTGTTTCAAAAATCACTATTATTCAGATTATGCTACGTAGGGGGTATAATTTGGATGATATTAGAGAAAAAATTGATATTCTTAATATTAATTGGAAACATCAAGCCCTTATGATGGGATGGAAGTTACTCCAATTTGATTTGAAGAAAGATGAGATGATAAAATGTTTGAAATTTCAAAAGTTTACTGATGAAGAAGTAAACTATGCAATTAATCAAATATTTAAAAAGTAAACTCAAAACAATAATAGACTTGTTATAGTTGTTTTGTAATTCATTCTAACCCTTACTTTGCAAGGTTGGTTTTGAATTGAACCTTTTCTATATTTTTCTATGGAATTGGGAAATATTATACAATAAAGGAGGTTTATTTTGTACGGTTGTATAAGAATTTCCTCTGCTGGTGAAGCAGGATGTTTACATAAACTAATAGTTTTTGATTGTTATAAAAAACACTTTCGGTTTTTTACTCTCTATTATTGTAGTAATACTATTTTTGGCTGTTTATCCTTATGGTGGAATATAAAAAAACTGAAGAAAAGAGCTTATCTTGCTCATTGTTCAACTTGTGAACACCGTACAAAATGTTTTGATTTGATATAAAGTAGAAAACCAAAAAATATTAATAATATCAGTGTAGTTAGGAGTAAATAAGAAATGAAGCCAGAATTTATTGTTGCAAGAGATTTACCTGATGCTTGGTTTCAATGTGTATACAGGTTACTTGAAATAGGACATGAGTACATTATAGATAGAGGAAGCTATAAGGGTCAAAAACGCCTTGAGTTTGATTATATAACTGTGCATATAAAATATCCTTCCACTCGTCCTTTACTTCCTGAAATTCCCCCTAATTTAAATATACCCAATCCTGTCTCGGAGGAGTATCTTGAACAATATCTCCCATACCTTATGACGTCTGCAAAACAGCCTGATGAAGAGTATACGTATGGTCAATATCTTGAGCCACAGATCAATGAGGTTATACGTATGTATAAAGAGGAGGGGCATGGTACAAATCAGGCTTATATGACTATAGGAGATCCTCAATCGATATATCTTGATAATCCACCTTGTTTGAGAGGTATAGATACACGTATCAAGGATGGTAAACTACATTTTTTCGTTTATTTTCGTTCTAACGATTTGTGGAACGGATTTCCTGTAAATCTTGCTTCTATTCAGTTATTAAAAGAGTATATGGCTTTAAGTATTGGTGTCAATGATGGGGAGGTAATTTATTCTTGTAAGGGGCTCCATCTGTACGACTATGTTTGGGAGCTTGCTAAAAAGAGAATAGGAAAAGAATAATTTACCGACTATAAAAGAGTAAAGTATTAAAATGAACTTTTATAAAATTTTAAATAAAGAAGAAATTCATCACGGTTTAAAATATCATGATGGATTAAATATAGACCCATTACCTTTTAATCCTAACGGAGATTGTAAGCCTGGTGGTATTTATTTTTCAAGAGAAGATATTCTAGCTTTTTTAAATTATGGAATATGGATAAGGCAGGTTACTCTTCCAGAAGGAGAAACAATATATGAAAACCCAGGTTCTCCTAAAAAATGGAAAGCTAAGAAGGTTATTTTAGGAAAGCGAAAAAGAATCAATTTAAAAGTTATCAAAGGATTAATAAAAGAAGGTGCTAATATTCATGCAGGTCATGTTGATGCTTTAATGTGGTCAGCAGAGAAAGGTTACTTTGATATAGTTAAGTATCTGGTAGAGAATGGAGCTAATATACATGCAAACGATGATTATGCTTTAAGATTATCGGCACAAAAAGGATATTTTAATATAGTTAAGTACTTAGTAGAAAATGGTGCTAATATCCACGCTAGGAATGATTATGCTTTAAGATTAGCAGCCGAAAATGGTCATTTTAAAATAGTTAAGTACTTAGTGGAAAATGGTGCTGATATACATGCTAGAAATGATAATGCTTTAATATGGTCAGCAGAAAAAGGTCATTTTGAAGTAGTTAAATACTTAGTGGAAAATGGTGCTGATATACATGTAAGAGGTGATTATGCTTTAAGATTAGCAGCACGAAAAGGTCATCTTGATATAGTTAAGTATATAGTAGAGAATGGTGCTAATATCCACGCTAGAAATGATTGTGCTTTAATATGGTCAGCAGAAAAAGGTCATTTTGAAGTAGTTAAGTATTTAATAGATAAAGGTGCTAATATCCACGCTAGAAATGATTGTGCTTTAATGTGGTCGGCACGAAAAGGTTACCTTGATATAGTTAAATATCTGGTAGAGAATGGAGCTAATATCCACGCTAGAAATGATTATGCTTTAATATTATCAGCCTATTATGGTCATTTTGAAGTAGTTAAGTACTTGGTAGAGAATGGAGCTAATATACATACGGATGATGATTGTGCTTTAAGATTAGCAACTGAAAAAGGTCACCTTAATGTGGTTGAGTACTTAGAAGGAAAAGGAAAGGAGAAACTATAAATAAAAAAGGGTTTTAACTATAATAAAATATGTTTGGGAACTTGCCAAAAAAAGAATAGGAAAAGTATTAAAATGAACTTTTATAAAATTTTAAATGAAGAAGAAATTCATTGTGGCTTAGAGTATCATGATGGACTAAATATAGACCCATTACCTTTTAACCCTGCTGGAGACTGTAGACCCGGTGGTATTTATTTTTCAAGAGAAGATATTTTAGCTTTTTTAGGTTATGGGCCTTGGATAAGACAAGTAACGATTCCAAAAGGAGAACAAATATATGAAAACCCTGGTTTTCCTAAGAAATGGAAAGCTAAGAAGGTCATCTTAGGGAAGCGAAGAAGAATTAGTTTACAAGTTATTAAAGAATTAGTAAAAGAAGGTGCTAATATTCATGCAGGTAATGATAAAGCTTTAGTATGGTCAGCACAAAAAGGTTATCTTGAAGTAGTCAAGTTTTTAATAAAAAAAGGTGCTAATATACATGCAAGAGGTGATTATGCTTTAAGATTATTAACACAAAATGGTCATTTTAAAAGTAGTTAAATATTTAGAAGGAAAAAAAGAAAGAAATAAAATATATTTTATAGCTATCCAAAATAATTTTTTCTTGATATACTTTAATAAACAGTATATTTTTATTAAAAGGAGAAACTATAAATAGGAAAGGTATTAAAATGAACTTTTATAAAATTTTAAATGAAGAAGAAATTCATCATGGCTTAAAGTATTATGATGGATTAAATATAGACCCATTACCTTTTAACCCTACTGGAAATTGCGAACCTGGTGGTATTTATTTTTCAAAAGAAGATATTCTAGCTTTTTTAGGTTATGGGCCTTGGATTAGACAAGTAATGATTCCAGAAGGAGAACAAATATATGAAAACCCAGGTTATCCTAAAAAATGGAAAGCTAAAAAAGTTGTCTTGGGGAAAAGACGAAGAATTAATTTAAAAGTTATTAAAAAATTGGTAAAAGAAGGTGCTGATATACATGCGGGTTATGATTATGCTTTAATGTGGTCAGCAGAGAAAGGTTATCTTGATATAGTTAAGTATTTAATAGAGAATGGAGCTAATATACATGCGGGTAATGATTATGCTTTAAGATTATCAGCGGAAAAAGGACATTTTGAAGTAGTTAAATACTTGGTAGAGAATGGAGCTAATATACATGCTAGAGATGATTATGCTTTAAGATTATCGGCACAAAAAGGATATTTTAATATAGTTAAGTATTTAATAGAGAATGGAGCTAATATACATGCAAATGGTGATTACGTTTTAAGATTATCAGTACGAAAAGGTTATCTTGATATAGTTAAGTATCTGGTAGAAAAAGGAGCTGATATACATGCGGGTAATGATTATGCTTTAAGATTATCGGTACGAAAAGGATATTTTAATATAGTTAAATACTTAGTGGAAAAAGGAGCTAATATACATGCAAATGATGATTACGTTTTAAGATTGTCGGCACGAAAAGGATATTTTAATATAGTTAAATACTTAGTGGAAAAAGGAGCTAATATACATGCAAGAGGTGATAATGCTTTAATATTGTCAGCATGTTATGGTCATCTTGATATAGTTAAGTATCTGGTAGAGAATGGAGCTGATATACATGCGGATAAGGATTATGCTTTAATGTGGTCAGCAGAAAAAGGTTACCTTGATATAGTTAAATATCTGGTAGAAAAAGGTGCTAATATTCATGCGGGTTATGATTATGCTTTAAGATTAGCAGCTGAAAATGGTCATTTTAAAGTAGTTAAATATCTGGTAGAGAATGGAGCTAATATACATGCTAGGAATGATTATGCTTTAAGATTAGCAGCGGAAAAAGGTTACCTTGATATAGTTAAATATCTGGTAGAGAATGGAGCTAATATACATGCTAGAGATGATTATGCTTTAAGATTATCAGCGGAAAAAGGACATTTTGATATAGTTAAGTATCTGGTAGAGAATGGAGCTAATATACATGCAGGTAATGATTATGCTTTAATGAGGTCAATAGAAAAAGGTCATCTTGATATAATAAAGTACTTAGAAGGAAAAAAGAAAGGATAAACATATTTTATAGCTATCCAAAATAATTTTTTCTTGATATACTTTAATAAACAGTATATTTTTATTAAAAGGAGAAGCTATAAATAAAAAGAGGTTTTTAACCTTGATGCGTAAAGTTTTTCTTTAAAATCAACATATGGATTTTATGTAAAATAGGGTGATTAAAAATGAGAATTCCTTTATATAAGTGTAAAAATTGTTCTTGGTTCACAAGATATGATAAGAATACAAATACAGTTTTTTGTAATTACGAGTTTATAAATTCAGTACAAGTTACGGTAGATATGAATGAACAGAAAGTTGTAGACTGCCCTAAAAAACCTGTTGGAGTGACTGTTAAGATAGTAAAGGATTACAATGTAGATTTGCCTTTTTATGCTACTCCGAACTCTTCAGGTTTTGACTTAGCTGCTTCTACGATAATAATAGTGTGTCCAGGAGAAAGACTCGTAGTACCTACAGGGTTGAAACTTGAGATTCCTAATGGTTATGAACTTCAAATAAGACCTCGTTCTGGTTTGTCTTTAAAATCACCTTTAATAATAGCAAATTCTCCTGGTACAATAGATGCTGATTATAGAGGTGAAATTGGAGTTATTATTTGGAATACAGATAATAACAAAAACTATGTTATTAATAAAGGTGATCGAATAGCTCAGGGTGTTTTATCTAAAGTAGAAAGAGCTAAATTTGTTGTGGTTGATGAATTATCAAGAACAGATAGATAGGAAGGTGGTTTTGGTCATACTGGAAGGTAAACAATGATTTTATTAGAATCAATCCTTATTAATTCAACTTTTAATACTGTTTTTGTTCTTAGTTACTATGACGGGATAAAAGAAGAAGTTGATATTGAAAATTCAACAGTTTATTTATGGTATGAGTATGCCTTAGATATTGACGGTGAATACTGGTTAAGAATAAAAGCAAATACAAAAGAAATATTGTTTGATTACCTTAAAAATTTAATAGGGATTAGAGATTTGATTAATAACTCAGAAGTTACTTTATGTGAAAGATTGTACGAAAAATATTTTGAGTTAAAAATTGTGGATATGTTAGAATTAGTTTACCCAGAAAATGTAAGACTTGGTTATAATTTCCTAAATAAGTTAGAGAGATGTTTTAATGTATTTACAAAATAGAGATTCCCATTCTGAAATAACTAAAAATAATATCGATTCCAGTCGATACTATGTATCTTATCCTGAAAATGTATGTAGTATTCATACTATAAGCTATTCAGTGATAGGTCATGCTGTATATTCAGTAACCGTATTATTTGATCAAGTAGTATAGTAAAAAAATATTAAAGTGTAGGAGGTATTTTATATGGTTAAACATACTATTTTTGGTATTGGAGGAGTATTTATTTTTATAATTTGTATATTGGTTATTACAGTAACTATAAGGTTTGGAGGTTTGTATATAGAAAGATTCTTTGCTCCGAAAGAACAATCTGTGCAAAGACAAGTTTTTGAGGAAACAAAATCTTATGTATACGGTAGTATCAGAGATATTGCCAAATATCATGAGGAATATTTAAAGGCTGATAAAAAAGAGAAAAGAATTATTGCTAATATAGTTAAAGAAAGGTTTCCAAATTTTGACCCTGATAAAATACATAGTTATACATTAAGACAGTGGTTTGTTACTGTAAGAGGGTATTAATTTAGGAGGGTATTATGTTGAGAAGATTAAATAGTATATTTATTTTTGTGTGCTTGATTGTTGTGCTTTTTAATGGTTGTAATGATTCTGATCCCGATGTTGTTCAAAGAAGGCAGACAAAAAAACTGATGAATGAAATTAACAGGCAGATTGGAATGCCTAATATTGTAAACTTCCAACAGAAAAAACTCATGAAGATGATTTATGAAGAATGTGATAGGGAGAATTTGATTTGCTATGCTTATATTGTAGCTAAATATTCGGGGAAACTTGTACCTTTAGGCAGATGTGTAGGATATGGAGTTCCTTTTTCGGCACAATACACAAATCCAGAGAGGTACTATTTGAATGGGGCTACGTTGCCACAACCAGACCCAAATGGGATATTTATGCCTACAAGTTCGTCTGCTACTTGGTTACTTCTTATAGACCCTAAAACAGATAAACCGAGACTTGTCTATGTTGAGCCGGAGATAATTGTTTCCCCTTTCCCTTTAAGATAAAAGGAAAAGGGGAAATTAAAGGAGAGAATGCAATGATATTTCTTGAAAAGTATTTACTTCAAATAATGTTTCTATGGTATCTATCATATTGGATATTTTTGTTTAGGAAAGCAATAATTTCAAAGATATATAAGGTTTGTAGCTTATGTAATATCTGTGGTAAGAATAAACTATAGAAATTACTGAGGATAATATAAGTAAAAAAGAGGCAAAAATGTTTTTTAGAGACCAATATTTCTTTCTTAGTAACTTTGCTTTCTGTAAAATTAAATTAAACGGATTATTATTTAATTCAGTTGAAACAGCTTTTCAAGCTGCTAAGACCAAAGATTTAGAGACCATGAAAACTTTTTGTACTTTAACACCTTCGCAAGCAAAACAGAAAGGTAGACATATAAAACTAAGATCAGATTGGGAAGAAATTAAATGTTCAGTAATGTATTCTTTATTGAAGCAAAAGTTTAGTCAGCAACCATTTAAAGAATTATTAATAGATACAGGTAATATACATATCCAAGAAGATAATTATTGGGGAGATACTTTTTGGGGTGTGTGTAATGGTCAAGGAAAAAATAAATTAGGGGAATTACTAATGAAAATTAGAGAAGAATTAAAAGAAGAAATGAAGTTATTGTAAAGATTTTTGAAAAATAAGATAGATATATGATTTTGTAAAACATTTTAAAGTTAGAGTGGTATATTTATGGTAGTTAACTATTTAAAAACCTTAAAGCAAAAAGGAGGGCTATTATGGATTAAAGAAAGATTTGGATATTATTAAAGAAAGAAACTTATACAGAAAAGGAGGGTTTACTATGAAGGTAACATTTTGGAGTGCTTTAGCTTTAGTAGGAGCCTTAGCACAGGATTTATCTGAAGCCTCGGCAGACAACAAAATTACAGTAACAGAAGCACTTGATATTGTGAAAGATATTTGTGAGAAGCTTGGAATCGAATTTGATGAAGTAGGATTTGATTTGGCAAAGCAAAAATTTGTTACAAACGAGAAAGATTCAAAAGGAGGTAAGGATAAAGATGATTAAAAAATCATTTTTGATGAGTTTTATTATATTTTTTGCCTTTATATTTTTTAGTACCATGGCATTTGCGGGTGGGACTTATTTGAAATGGGACCCTCCTGCTAATGCTAATCAGGTTACTGTAGATGGTTATAAAATATATTATGGAACTACTTCAGGGGAATATACAGGGGTTACTAATGTGGGTAATACTACTAGGTATCCTATAGGTGCTTTGGATTTACAACCGGGCACTACTTATTATTTGGCTGTTTCTGCTTATAATAAAGCAGGAGAGAGTGAAAAGAGTAGTGAAATACAATATACTACACTAACTGCTCCTGGTTCTCCTACGGGGGTTCAAGTTATTGTAATTTCTAATAATTAGGTTTTAAACAATTGCCAAGATTTTTATTTACAAAATCTTGGCAATTGTTGTTTTAGAAGAGGTTAAATTGATTATTAAAAAAGATAATAAAAGGGAAATAATATAATGTGTTTAGGACATGCAATAATTAATACTATTTCAGGAGCGCATTTTATAACCTGTGTTAATTTTAACTATAATAAAAACAATCTTGATCAATATAAAGATAAAAAAATAATTATATATGAAGGGTTTGACAAATTACATGAAGCAGGTTGGCGTTTACCAGCTAATACATCAGCACACCCACTTGAAAAAGATCATGTTTGGATTTGTCCTGAATGTTATAAGGAGTGGCTTGAGAAAAAGACGAGTTACGGCAATTTATATTTAATATCAGACTTACACTTAGGTGATCCAAGACTTGATTTATTTTCAAGGGACTTGTATTTTAATTCTGTTGATGAAATGAACAATACTATAATTAATAATATCAATGATATTGTTAGTATAAATGATGATTTACTGATTGTAGGTGATGTTTGTTATGATAGAGAATCCGTTTCTTTGTTAGATAGAATAAATTGTAAAAAAAGGCATCTTATTATTGGTAACTATGATGAAAATAAACTTGATCTTCTTGAAGATAAGTTTTTAACAGTTAGACAGTATTTTTCATTTGAAATTGAATATAAAGAAAATGATTATTTTGGTATATATGTAGCTCATAAACCTGTTGATATAATAAAAGCTAAAAACAATCCTCATATAGCAGAAAAGTTAGAATTCGGAATATGTGGACATATACACGCACTTTGGAAAGTCAAGAAATATCCTGTTCCAATGGTTAACGTTTCAGCAGATATTTGGAACTTTAAACCTATTTCCTTTTCAAGACTAATGTGGCAATACAATGGAATAATTAACTATTATGATGAGAATGTTTTCTTTGAGGACTGTAAAAATTTAAAATAGGTAATGAGATGATAAGAATGATATATACAGGAGTTATTTTTGTGGGAGGATAACCTATGACACATGATGAGTACGTAGAAAGGTTAAAAGAATTAGGACAAGAATATGATCGTAAGAAAGAACAATTGGATTTTGAGTTTGAAATAGAAAATAATCCTATTAAAGCATGTAAAATTTTAACCAACAAAATAAGTATATTAAACAAAAGAAATTCAGAATTATCATCTAAACTTATTGATTTAGAAAGAAAATTAGAACAAGCAAAGAAAGATACTATTTCTTCAGAAAGAAACTATTGTATATTTTTGTTCGAATCTATGTCTTTTTTGGATAGATTAAAATTTCTCTTCAATAAGAAGGTTGATTTTAATAAATTAAAAGTTTTGGAGTCTACATAATAAAAAGTAATTTGAGAAATTTTGTATTAACTTATTGCCTGGATGGTGGAACTGGTAGACACAAGGGACTTAAAATCCCTCGGCTTTTAATAGCTGTGTGGGTTCGACAAAAGAGAATAGGAAAATAAATGAAATTAGATATAAAATATTTGAACATTGTTTGTAACGACCCCTGGTTAAAATGGAAAAAGGGTAGAAATAAAATCTTGAAAAATGCCCCTGATAAATTTAACAAATATATAGCAAAATCAATTATACAGTACCGATTGATTTTTGATACTAAAAACCTAAGAAAAACAGTTGGTGAATATCTATCAGAAGCTATAAGATTTAAATATTGATTTTGTGTTTCTAAGGATATAAAAAGGAGGTAAGCAAAATGATATTACCAAAAATAGCTATTTGTAAACCAGCAAAACATACAGGCAATTGGGTTTTTGACCTGAAACATATATTACATCGTTTAACTTTTGGTGTAATATTATTTGATCATGTTGAACCTGATGGAAGAACAAGTTTTGAACACCATAAAGATTTCATTATATATTATATATAATGAGGGTAATATTATGGATTACCGATTGTTAGAATTGATGTATAATGAGAAGAGAGGTATTACTACAAGGTATGGTCGGACGTATTATCCTATAAAATCAAGGTCATGTAAAAATTGTCATTTTGCAAATTACGATTCTCATTCCTTGTTGTTTAAAGGATGTGAGTTCTTTAATAAAGAAAAATCGAAAATTTGTATTCCTGTTAGAGATGATTCAATTATGTCAGAAATTCATGCTGATGATATTCGAGAGTATATTTATAAATATCTTTTATAGGATAAAATATTGTAGGAGTGGAATCTAATGTTTAAAAAGTATGTTAAGAAGCCAACAATTGTTGAAGCAGTACAATTTACTCATGATAACAAAGACCAAGTACTGAATTCTTTGACAGGTAATTTTATAGCTGACTTTGAAGATGGACAACCTGTACTCAAAGTTGTTACAATTCATGGAGATACAGCTATTGTACGTCTTGGAGATTGGATTATAAAAGAGAAAACACCTGGGTTTTATTATCCTGTAAAGGATGATATTTTTAGGTTGATATACAAGGAGAAGATTGATGTCTAATGAACAACTATCTCAATTGGAAATAGAATCTGCGGTAATTAAGTGTATTCAAGAATATGTTTATCCAAATGATACAGAGGAACTATATAATAGTGTTGCCAATATCTCAGATATAATCAGTAGACTACTTTTAATTATGTTTGAGAAAAACTTGATTAATATAAAAGATATTGAATTTGTAATAGACAATAAGATAAAAGGAGGAAAAAGTAGTTAATTTATTTAAATTGGTATTAGGCGAAGTTGTTATGACTTGTAATTATTTTAGTTAGTAGATAAGAAATTGAAGGAAATTAATTATGGAATGGTTTTTACTTTTTTATTTATTGCCTGTAATAATAACATGTTGTATTTATTTTTATATGGTGTATAATACTAAGTGTGTTAAACATCTTTTTGGTTGGATATTATGTTTTTGTCCGATTTTAAACTTGTTTTGGTTTTTGCTTCTTATTTGTATGATTTCTTATTTGTTTAAAATGTCAAGAACAAAGAACTAATTGGAGTGTATTATGTTTGATTTTCTGAAGTGTTTTTTCCATATACATAAGTGGAAATATGTTTATGAAGTATTTGATGGGATATTCCTTGGAGAATATAATCCTCAGTTTGTTAAGAAGTTTAGAATCTGTGAAAAATGTGGTGTAGCTCAGAGACGTGAAATGTTATATGAAGGTGTCTTTTGGGATACTTTATCTGTAACTGAAATAAAACTTCTAAAAAAGAAGATTAAAGATAAAGGGAATTATTATATTATCTTAAATAAGTTTGATTGAGAGAAAGATATGTCTGTATTTAACTTTTTAAAGCGTTTTCATATACATAAGTGGAAATATGTATATGATGTGTTTGATGATAAATTCCTTGGGGAGACTTGTCCACAATTTGTTAAGAAGTTTAGAATCTGCGAAAAATGTGGTGTAGCTCAAGAATATCAAGTAGTTCCAAAAGAGGGTACTTATAATGAATTATCTATATTTAAGACTGTTATATTGAAACGGAAGATAGAGGATATGGGAGATTACTATGTTCTTAAAAGAAGTTTTAGATAGTTTAGAAAAGAAAAAATCCTATAAAAAGTGTTCCTAAAATACTTAATTATAAATAAGGAGTTGTTATATGTTTTGCTTACATCATAGAGATCATGATGGGTTTTGTTCTGCAGCAATAGTTAACTATAAATATTCGAGATGCAGATTTAAGGATATTAACTATGGGGAGGAGATTGATTTTGAAAGTTTAATTAAACCAAACGAGATTACTTTTATAGTTGATTTTTCTTTAGAAACAGAGGAGAGTTGGAAACGACTATTAAAGGTAACCAAAAATGTAATTTGGATAGATCATCATAAGTCAATTTTAAAGTATAATGATGTGGCAGGTCATTTAGAGGGTGTACGTAAAGTCGGAAATTTAGTTTCGGCTTGTTTTTTAACTTGGAAGTTTTTATTTCCCGACCAAGAAGTACCTGAAATAGTTAAACTAATTAGTGATTTTGATACATGGACTTTCAAATATGGTGATAAGACTTGGCATTGTTTTTATGGATTATACACTGAGAATTATACAAATCCTAAAGCTAAAGTTTGGGAAATATGTTTTGATAGCAACGAGCCTATTAAGTCAATTATAGATAAAGGAAAAATAGCAAAACAAGCTATAGGGTCTTTATATAGAGAATGTTTATCTCCTAATAAGTTTTTTGTTAACTTAGAAGGGTATAAAGGTATCTGTATCAATTATATGAGGTGTAATTCAAGTATATTTAGTACTGCGAAAGAAGATTTTGATATTATGATACCTTTCTATTATAATGGAAGTAAATGGATTTTTTCTCTATATGCAGGAGATAAGGATATCGATGTCAGTAAGATAGCTGAAAAATTTGGTGGTGGAGGACACAAAGGAGCGGCTGGTTTCAAATTAGATAATATTCAAGACTTCTTAAAGTATAAAATTTAAGAGGTAGAAACAATGAAAAATAATCATATAGAATCAGAGTATCAAAAAATATCACATGAACAAATAGATATACTTTATCAGTTTGTATCAAATTTATTAAACAATATCAAAGATTTAGATACAGATTTTTCTAAGACAGTAGATCAGAACTTTTGGAAGTTGATATAAAATTTTATTCGTAGGAGATTAAACAGAAAAGATGGAAACTAAACATTTTAAATGGATAGTTTTTGAAGGGTGTGAAGGTTCAGGAAAAACAACTTTAGCAAGAAAGCTTACTAAGTATATTATATCAGAGAATAAACAAAAATTTGTTCAATTAACATCGGAACCTTGTTTGGATGTAGATACTGAAATAGAGAAAGGAATACCAGAGGAAGCGGTTAGATTTCTTAATACAGGCTATAGAAAAAGGTTCCGAGAAATGATAAAATTTTCTGATGATTTAACTGCTATCAAAAGACTTTCATTATTTTTAGAGGATAGAACAGAGCTTTATTTTCTTTTTAAATCGTTTTCAAAAGATACTATAGTAATACAAGATAGATGTTATATATCTACTTTGGCATATCAACAGGTGTATCTTGGTTTTTCCCCTAAAGATTTAATAAAAATTAATTTTAGGTTATTTAATGATACTTATAATATCAGGCCTGATTTGATCCTATACTTACATGCAAGTCCTGAAATAGCTATTAGTAGATTAAAGAATAGAGATAATGATTATATGGATAGAGAGGCAAAAAAATATATAAAAGCAATTTATAAGAATTACTACAAGTTTTTTATTAAGAATAAGATATTTAGTTTAGACCCTTTTCTAAAAAATAATACTATAATTGAGGTTATAGATACAGATAAAAAAACTAAAGATGAGGTTTTTGATTTAGTTAAATCAAAAGTGGTTGCTAACATTGAATGTAATTAACAAAGAAGAGTTTGTGTGTGAAATATAATTATATCTATATGCTTCTCTTGCCAACAATAAAAAAAGGGTTACCATTTGGTAAACCCTTTTTAAAATGTTCCAATATAATAATCTTTATTAAGATTTGAATTTTTTATCTGTAACTCCTTCGGTAAACTTCTCTATATGTCTTGATGCAAACCACCACCCAATTACTACTAAAAATAACTGTAATATAACTGTTATTATAGTAGAAAATAATTCTTGAGCATATTCTGCTGTAAATATTTGTACTTTCATTGTTTCCATAATATAATAACATTTATATGTCAACCAAGTTACTATAGCTAATTCAAATAGAGTAACTCCTGGCCTAATAAAAGCCTTTAAAAAATCGACAAAAGCAAATAATACCAGTATTAGACAGGCTGTAGGTTTAGTTATATAAGACAAGCGTCCTTCAACATTCATAAGATACTTTATATAATTGGATTTAAATAAATAAGTGTCTGCTTGTTTGATAGATTCTTTAAAAGCTTCACTTTCTACTACCTGTTCTTGTCCATCATAGGTAGCTTGAGTTATTTTTAAATTAGCTTCAGCTTCTTTAAGCATGGCTTCAGCTTCTTTATCAACCATAGTTTCTTCGTGTTTAAATTTTAGCTTTTTTTCTTTAAGTTCTATTTTCTTCATTTTATAGTTAACAATAGCAGTGGTTATACTTCCAGCTATACCTGAAACTATTGATATTATTCCAGAAATAGGCTCAAACATAATAAACTCCTTTTATAAATTTGTTGAAATTATTGAATTTTTCCTACCAATATTGTGAAAGAAAGTCCAATCATAAAACTTCCATCTGACAGTTGGTAATAACAAACTTTGTTCCTTGTTTTCAATTATAATAAATCGTGGGCTGATAGATGTAATTACTCCTTCAAATTCGTTAACTGTAACTTTCCTTCCAAGACATACATATTTATTTGATCTAAATTCAAAATAAGCAAAGATGTTTTCTGTTAAAGTCTTGAAAACTAAACAGATAAATAATATAAGAATAATCTTTATAGTTAAAAACAATATAGCTGAATCTAATGAATTAACTATCTGATTTATTTGGTTTATTGGCATACCAATCTCCATACTTCTCATAACCTGTTGAATCTAAAATATTTATCTCTTCTGCTTTCCATTGAGTAACTTCTATTAATTTTCTAAGTGTTGGTGTAGAGGATAAGACAGCATTTTGTCCATACAATTTACCAAAATACTTACCTACCAAGATACATCCTTCTACATTAGTTTTATAGCCTTTCCTGGTATCTCCTGCAAGGTTACCATTATGAATTAGTACCCACTTTCTATCAGGAACATCTAATAAGTGGTAACATTTTCTACGTCCTCTGAATAAATGTCGTTCTAATTTATAGATACCTGGTGGTATACAAGAATAGTTTGGTTTGTTGTCATCCCAAGGTAGTTCTAAAGTATAACAAAAGAATCCATCATTTATTAAAAGCAATCCTTTTGTTCCCTGTTCTGAACTTGAAAGTCTTATTAATTTTAATTTATACATAATATTTTCTCTCTTAAATTAGATTTTATTTTCTTTTATTTATATGTTTTATTATATATACTTGTTAAAATTGAATATTATTTGTATATTTAATTTGAAAAGGAATTTTAACTATAATAATTGAATTTATTTAGTTATTACAGTTAATTATAATAATTACTTCATGTTTAAGTTTAACTAAATTGTTTAAGTATTGGGGGATTTTATGGAAATTAAAGAAAGAATAGACTTTCTTAGGAGTCAGATTAACCTTTGGAATTATGCATACTATACAATATCTTCTCCTATGGTTCCTGATAGTGTGTATGATTCAGCTATGAGAGAGCTTTGTGATCTTGAAGCAAAGTATCCTGAATTTGAATCAAACGATTCTCCAACAAAGAAAGTAGGGACATCCTCGATACAAAAAGGTTTCTCAAAAATAACACGTAAGAGTAAGATGTTATCTCTTGCTAATTTATTTAATGAGGAGGAAGTTAAAAAATTCGCAGAGGGTCTTTTTTGTAAACCGAATATAATGGGTATTGTTTTGGACCCAAAGATAGATGGTTTAAGTTTAGAATTGGTTTACAGAAATGGTAGTTTATTTACAGCATCAACACGTGGAGATGGAATTACAGGAGAGAATGTAACTTTAAATGCTTTGTGTATTTCTGATATTCCCAAATTTGTTGAGGAATTTGCGGTATTTCCAGAAATTATAGTTAGAGGGGAAGTTTATGTAGAAAAGAAGGTATTTGAGAAAATTAATGCTGAAATAAAGAAGAATGGTGGAAAAGGATTTGCCAATCCTCGTAATTATGCTTCAGGTTCATTGAAACAACTTGATACCAATATTACAAAAAAGAGGAATTTACGTTTCTTTGCCTATTACTTAAAAGATCCTTTCAATTATTTTACTATTCATAAAGTATCTACAATGTTAGATTTTCTGGTTGATATAGGTTTTAAAACAACCGGATATACTATTGCTACAACAACACAAGAAATCATGACTTATTTATCTGAGATTTATAAAAATCGCTCAGAAATCCCTTATGATATTGATGGTGTTGTAATGAAAGTAGATAATATTCTTTTATGGAATGAGCTTGGAGAAACATCAAAGTTTCCTCATTATATGATAGCTTACAAATTTCCTGCTGAGGAAGTAATAACAACTTTATTGGATGTAAAATATCAAGTTGGTCGTACAGGGATTATTACACCTGTTGCAAAACTTCAACCTGTTACTGTTGGTGGGGTTGTAGTTTCATCAGCTACATTACATAACTATAAAGAGATTGAGAAAAAGGGGTTAACTATTGGTTCAAAAATAGTTATAAAACGTGCAGGGGATGTAATTCCAGAAGTTGTTAAATCTATTTCAGTGGGGAAAGAAACTATTAAAATGCCTGATAAATGCCCATCATGTGGTGGAGATGTTTATTATGACGAACCACGTTTGTTTTGTGGGAATCCAAATTGTCCATCACAATTATCAAGGAGTCTTGAGTATATTGTGAGTCGTAATGTATTAAACCTTGACGGTTTGGGTAAATCCATAATAAAATCTTTAGTTAGTTTAGGAATTACAAAGAGAATATCTGATATTTTCTTTCTTGATAAAAAATCTTTGGTAAGTTTACCAAAAGTAGGTGATAAGAAAGCAAAAAATATATTAGAGCAAATCGATAAACTTAAAAAAGAACCTGTTGCTGGGTGGCGTGTTTTGGCTTCTCTTTGTATTCCATGTGTAGGTATCGAAACAGCAAAAGAACTTATAAACAGGTTTGGGAATATTGAAAATATTGCCAAAGCAAAGTTTGAGGAACTATTGAAAGTTGAGGGTATTGGAAATACTATCGCAGAGAATATCAGAAAGTATTTTGATAGAGCATTAATATCAGAAGATTCAGATTATTTTATAATTATGAACAATATCAATAATATAGTTTATGAAAAAGCAGTTGGAGTATTGAATGGAAAGACATTTCTTTTTACAGGGAAATTAACAAATCCTCGAAATTATTATAAGGATTTTGTACATAATAAAGGTGGTAAAGTTTTAAGTGGTGTAAGTAAAAAATTGGACTATCTTGTTGTTGGGGAAAAACCAGGTAGTAAGCTTAAGAAAGCAAAAGATTTAGGTATAAATATAATAACAGAGAATGAATTTTATCAAATAATAAAGGAGATATAAATGCTTAAAAATAAAAGGATTTTAGTTGCTTGTGAAAGAGTTGTTAATATAGGTAATTATGAATCAGTTAGATTTAGGGCATCTGTTGAAGGAGAGATACCAGATAATTCTGATATTAAGAAGGAATTTGATAAGGGATGGCTTATTGTTGAGAATGAAATTAACAAGAAAGTTAAAGAGATAGAAAAAGAGATGGGGATAGATTATAGTTGAAATAGGTTATATTAAAATAATAATTTTTTATACTGTTTAGAATAACTAATAATTGTTCTAAGCAGTATTTTTTATGCAGAAGAGTGTATTTTAAAGAGGGTAAATTCTTTGACAAGTTTTTCTTTTTTGTAGTATTCCAACCTTTCAATAGGAGAAACATCTATTTTTCCATATTCGGTGAATAACAATTCTGTTAATTCTCCCCATGATTTATCACCAATATAAATATATTGATTATTTAACTGTTCTCCAAGAAAAAAATCAGAAAAATTTTTTATAAAAAACAAAGAGTTATATATATTATGTAAGATTTGTAGTTGAGATGCTATAAAACTAATCCATTCAATGGTCTTTACTTCATTTATATAGATTAAGGAATAAGAACTAAGATGATGAGCTATTTTAGATAAGAAAGCATCCAAAAAAACCTTTAATCTTATATCTGATTCTGTCAGTTTATTTGGCACTACATTGTTTCCAAATCTAATCCATAAATAAAGTTTATCGTCATAATATATTCTACCGTAATATGGATTTTTGGCTTTTTCAACTAAAAACTTCCGTTTATTTGTCCATTTGTTAGGCATATCCTCTGAAATGCCCGCTGTTTTAGTAATAAGGTTTGCTATTTTGTTTTTATTTACTTTGTAGTATGGAAAATCATCTTCAGTAGATGGTTTGAAAGCAAAAATAAGGTATTTTAAGAATGTCAGTCGTTGGAGATCACTTAAATCTTCTTTAAAGATATAAGTTTTTATTTCATTCCATGAATATATATTAAAACGTTTAGGCGGAGTTTCTAAAGATTTCTTTATTTTGAGAATATATGATGGAACTTTATTTTCATTATCAAAACTTTCAATGAATTTTTGAAGGCCTTGTAATTTCTCAGTGGCTTCTTCCTCACGGAGATTCTTTATCATATTAAAATATTCAGATGTTATAATATCCGTAGTAGAAGAATCTTTAGAGCTTGATATGTTAGGAATTTCTGTTTCCTTAATAGATACAAAGCTTTCATCTAAGTCATTAATATCAATAAGATTTTTAAGAGGATTATATAACGAATCCTCTCCTTTAGGAAGTTTTTCAATTAGAGAACTTCCTGTAAATACACGAGTAGTAAAATCTTTGTTTTCCATGTCAGATGCTTCATAGAGCTTACATAGAACAAAGATTTGCCCTATATTAAGATAATGAAACTCTATTTGACGATAAGGGCATTGCTGTATATTATCCACAAAAGTACAAGATGTTGCACATAAATTGCCACTTATCTTACATTTAAATGAGGACTTAGGAAAAACAAGGTATTTTATATCAATAGCACCAGATACCAAAGCCATTTTACATCCACGATAAACTATTGTGGCTATAAAACGAAGGAAATTAATATAGTATCTGGCGTTTAGTGGTTTTTTTCCGTTACCTCACCATTAGGTGTCCCCATCATTTGTTGTGTTTGTGTTGCTATGGATGCTTTAAATGATTCTGGCAGGGTATCTACATTTACTTTTATTACTTTAGAAAATATGTCAAACAATTGTCCAATTGTCATAACTTCCATATCTTCTGGGGAAACCCCTGTAAGCACACATTCAAGTATTTGTTTTACAGAATTAGCTGTTTTTTCATCACTTAATATATCTTGTATAGTTACAATTACTTCATCAGGTTTAAATTCATTTAGTTCCTCTTCAGATAATGAATCTCTTATTTTTTCAACTTTTATCTCTCGTGCCTGATTAAGAAGATTCATTAAATCTGATAACATTTCCATTAGCTGAATAGCAGGTGTTGGATATAGTTCATAAAAAGAATCACCTACAGAAATTATTTCTTTATGAGAAGAAGTAACTAAAGCTCTTAAATCACCAAGAACATCTTGTGGAACATCGGCTACATTAATTTTATTTACAGGCATAAAAACCTCCTTATTTAACAAGAACAATATCTTAAAATATGAGTTACTACACGTCTTAAGTAAACTGGACTATTTGTATTATATATTGGATTGGATATAGAATCAAGTTGTGCGTAAAGGTGTCTGTTTGTTGTTGGTAAAATAATTTGATTATTAATATCTTCTATCAAATCATAATGTCTATTTATATACCAATCAATTAATTTGATTGCTTTGACTGAATAGGGGTCATAATCTGGGTCTGTATTTACATCAAATACTACCATAACAGTTTGGCGGTATTCAACATTAGGAGTTATAGATACATTACCAAATTCTGGTACTATAAAGAATCCTATATCATTTTTATATCCTTCTGAACCCTCTGTAGCATCTACTGTAGAGTAGTATTTTTGAGCATTCCATACCAAAATTCCTTTAAAATTATGAGATACATCATTTCTATAATCTGATATTGTTTCGTATATTGGGTATGGACATGTGGGGTCTGTTGTCAGAATATCTCTGATTTGTTGTCCATAACTTTCAAAAATCTGATAAAATTCATATGGTGGTGTAGCACAACTCATTATAATGTCCTATGTTCTGTTGGATACTCAATCCAAATTTCATAATCAAGAGACTGTGTTAGATAGACATACATAAAAGCTACATTTAAAGGTTCTGAAGAATATAAGTTATCATAAAGAGCCAAAACATCCAGTTTGGCTCTTCCGGTTTCATCATGCATTGCCGATGAATGCAGATACCCCATTTTTGTTAAAGTTCTTGTTTGATGATTTAAGTTATTACTTATAATTTCATCATTTATAAAGAAATAGTATCCTCTGAATCTACCAACTATTGTTGGGGGAGCAAGATTGCGTATATCTAAATCTTCACCGGCATATATGTAATACTGATTACTATAAACAAAGGAACCTTCTTTTATTCGATGGGATGTTACACAACCTCCATCTGTCCAATGCAAAAAACACCCATCAACAATACGATGTCCAGTCCATTTCAATACATTTGTAATAAACTTATGTAAATTACTACTAGCATAAAAAGGATTTATTTGTCCATCTGAATAATAGACAACTTTTATATATTTTCCATTCATAGTTGGCGATAGATAAACACCATTTCTATCTACGTCAATTGCAAACTGATTGGAAAATAAACTAGTGGAAAGAGTATACACTCTTTCCAGCTCATAAAGCTCTTGGTTTTGAGTAGTATCATACTCCCAAACCTTTACATTATCAGAAGTTATTATATAATGTAAATACTGGATTGGACTTGTTACTAGTATTACATCTTCTTTTCTATACATGATATCTCAATTATGAGTTAGCTATAAGATTATCAACAATAACACCTAATTCATTTGGTGTAGTTGTAGTATCGTAGTGTGTCTGTCCATAGGCTTCTTCACCACGTCCATTTTGCCAACTAAAATTAATTCTATAATTAGTTCTTTCTCCATTAGCCCGTGAACCAAATCCCTGATAAGAAACAGAACCACTTTGCCAATCAGTTGGGGATACGTTTACGTTAATATCTGAGAGTACCCACTGAAGTTGATTTAATACATCATTTTCAGGATGCGCTGTACCAACTGTTGTCAGTTTTGTTCTTGCAGTATTTATAATTTGATCACGTGAGTTGTTAATATCCTCAAAGTTAGCAACAACCCTAGCATTAATTTGTCCTTCTGTATGAGTATATGTGGCTGCTGATGCTCCGCTACACTCTCCTGCCAGGGTAATAACATAACCAGATTCTAATGCTGTTGTTACACCATCTTTAGCAATCCAATTGACGATATTTTGATCTTTCCAATTTGCACTGGCTGATTGCATACAAACATCCCCTGTATGAGCATCAGCAATATCTCCACAGATATAAAGTACTGTGTTCTTATCAAGAGATACGTTTGTAATAAACAGTTTGACACAATCTAATCCACAACGGAAGAGTTCTCTTCCTGTGTTGATGTTATACTCAGTTGCACCATCAGATGGAATTCCATAATTTACTATTGGACAAGCCATTTTTTATTCCTCCTTAATAGGTTTTTTCTAATGTTTTACATAAATACAAGTAAACATTTATTTATTTTAAGTTCTGAATATGGATACGCCCATATAATTTCTATTAAACAATTAGCCTTATCTACAAGAGTACTAAGACACTGTACGTTAATATCTATTGGTATGTATTTTGGTAAATCAACTATGGTAACTTCTCCATAATTCATCTCCTCAGCACCAACCACAACCTTTAAATATCCATGTTGTCTAAGATATTCATAATAAGCCTTTTCATCTCCATCATATTCTGATGGAATTTCCATAAATTTGTATCGTATTTTGCAGTACAATGGTTTACCTAATGGAATCAGCTTTCCATTGAAAATCTTAGTATGAGTTGTATATGTCCTAATATTTTGTCTTGATAAGGATAATTTCCCAAGATTTGTAATAGAATTGTCATAGTTATCTATCAATATTAAATCAGTATTAAGAAACTTATCATCAATTGGAAATTGATAGTATTGCCCATTGTTATCTACAACAGGAACTGAAAATAACTGATTTCCTGATAGATTACTTATTGTAAAGTTAAAAGAAAAGTAATGAGGATTTACTGTAAAATTATATTTGGTATGGAAAACATCTGTAAATCCATATCTAATTGTTTCAAACTTATGTTTTTCAAATTGTCCCCATAAATAACGTTGATCTGCAAATACAGACTTTTCTTTAGCATGGGTTATACATATTCTATCACTTGGCCACCAATAGTTTGTAGTACACCATCTATAATCATTATAGATACATAAAGTAAATCCTTTTCTTTCATCACCCAAATGAGCTATTTGACTACAAATACCTTTACGTTCATTATCTAATAATTTGTAGGATACTGTTTCACATTCACGTATGTTCTCATAAATAACATAGCTGTTTACATATAAACGTTTATCATTGTGTTCTGTATGATAAACTTCATAAAGAGTATTTCTATCATTTCCAATAATTTCTCTTTTAACGAAACAGTTTTTATTAGATGAAGTTACAATATAAATATCATAAGTTGAGCTTCTATCAGATGTAAAGGTATTATAAAGATGTAAGTGAATTTGTCTATCATTAGAGATTGTTCCCCAACTATTCCAAAAGCCAAGCTCTCTTTCTGTTATACCCTGTATTCCTTCCTGAGCTATATTATATTTGACTCTATGATATTGAACAGCAGTATCGGTTAATAGTATTAAATATACTGATTCTGAATCAGAATCAATTTTGTATCTTATAAGGTATTCTGAACTGTACTCTTTATAAGTTGTATTAGTTAGTTTTATATTATAGAAACTTTGATGTTTATTTCCTAAATGTATTGTATAACTAGAAACATTTGAGACATAAAAAAGTATATTGTATTTTGATTCATTTATTTTCGTTAAAGAATATCTTATGTAATAGTCAGATTTATGACTTGTTGATAGTCTAATGCTATAACTAACTATATTTTCTGTGCCGAATCTATGTAATATGTAATAAGGGCTTTCAAATATGGATAAATAGATATCATAGTTTAGAATATTGTATTTGGAGACATGATTGTTGATTAACCGTATTCCATAATTAGAAGCATGCAGTGTAGTAGCTTTAAATCGTTTAATATCATACTTAGAGCGATGATTATTATTTAATAATACCTTATAAACAGAAGTATGTAATGTAGTAGCTTCAAATCGTTTAATATCATATTTAGAGCGATGAGTAGCTAATTCTCTAATACTATAAACACTATTGTGGATAGTAGTGATTGATGTGCGTGGTGTTTCTCTGAATATAGTTAGTATAGGCATTTAGAGATTATAGTCCTATCTTTTTTAAATGGTTAAGTTTTTTTGAATGTTTTACTTATAATAAAAAAGCCTCATATGATTTAACATATGAGGCTTTTTGGATTTCTTTATAGATTTTCTGCCTATCTTTCGATTTTATAATAGATTTCATCTAGGATATATTCCTGAGTTTCTTCATCGGGAATTTCTCCACTTTTTGTTATATATTCTAAATCAAATCCTTTTTTGTCTGTTTCAAAAATACGTACTGTAAAATGAAACCATCCAATATAAAAACCAAGTTCGTTCATCAGATGATAACTTCCACTAAGAAGAATATCACTACCAACAATTTTGATACTCCACTCAGCATCAAATCCACTCCCAGATGGCAATATGTCATACCAACTAGAACTTTCTATAATTTCTTTAAAGGCTCTGAAAACATTTAAAAATGTAATACTCATTTTAACACCAAGAACTTTTCTTCAATTGTTTATTTGTAAAGTTACGAATGTATACTTTTTCTTCTTCTTTTTTATAAAGGACATTAAGAGGACCCCAATCATAACATGCTCCTCTTTCCAATATTCTAATCTCAGTATCATCAGGGATATTTTTTAGCCTATCTATTAATTCTTTCTTTTTCATAGTTAACTCCTCATTTTTTACTTGACTACTTTTGAAGGAATCTATATAATTATACTTATTAAAATTAATATTTAAAGAAAAATGTTGATATGTCTTTTTTGTGAATTGGGTGAGATTAAAGTGTAGGAAATTATTGAAGATTTTAAATATGTAAAGATTGCTATGAATAATACTCCTAAATAAAGGTTCTTCCTCTGTATTTATTAAATACTTCCCATATTTGTGAGTATTTTTCAGTAGATGGTGGTATACCTCCTGTCAATTTACCGTCTACTACTAAAGGTGGGGTTCCAAAGAGTTCCCCACCTTTTTCTTTTAGAAATTCATGATAGAATTTTCTTTTTAAACTTTTAAATTTTTCAAGTTGTCTTAAAGTTGATGCCTGCATTAAATTAATCCTAAACCATCCCCATCATAATCTATAGCTATTGAGCTGATGATTCTATCTTTTCTTCTTTGTAAGCTTCTCGTTATACTTTCTGTGGCTGGAACATTAAATGATACAGAAAGTCCAGAAAGAGAAACACTTCTGATTCCTCCCTCTGATGAAAATGTATCTGATTGATAGATATGTAACATCATATTTATTTCAAAGAGTTCTTTAAATATTGTGATCATATTAATAGGTATTTCATCAAGGGTAAAATACCTATTATACAATGCTACATATTTAATGTTTGGTTTCAGTTTTATATTTGTTCCACTAAGAAAATATTTGGATACATGGGTATCAAAATATTCCTTTACAATATATAGACTTTCTTTTACAGCTAATGCCCCCTTTAATGACCCGCTTTGATATGCATAGGATAATGGAACTGAAGGATTTGAATATCCATAATGAGAATAGAAAAGAGTCCTCAATTCATCGACAATCAAATCCTTTTCACGTAGTATAATAAATTCCATAAAGTTTTCGTCAATGGTATCATAAACATTAACCAGGACATACTCATCATTTGGGTTAGCAGGGGGTGGTGAAGTAAATTCTTTCTCTTCAAGTATAGGTGTATTTTCAGACATCTCATTCATCGTTAGTTGTGCGATGAAATTAAGCATATCTGTATACTTTGCTACATCTGTAATTTCAAAAGGTGGATGTTGAAGGAAATAATTTATTACATCTTGAGCTGATAATGCCATTTTAACTACCCGTTTTTTAAAGTGTTTTTAAATTCCAACATTTTCATTTTTTATTGGTTCATATGCCAAGTAACGAATAAAATTCACAAAATCAATAAAATCTCCATAGTACATTCTTAGGCTACCAAGATAGTTACCAACATCTGAACCATAATATTTGTCTACTATTGGACTCATTACCTTTACAATATTTTGTCTTGATGGAAGTTTTTTATTAAGCCAAACTTCAATAATCTCTAAATCAATATCCATTGATTCTACTATTTCTTTAGCTACTAATGAATCTATAGGAATATACTTTTTTAAATTGCCTTCAAAAACTATACGAACTTTTAACATAATAAGTTTTTTAGTTTCTAAAGCCTCTCTATTTGCATGAGAAGTTCCTTTGTATAATCTTATAGATACAAGTTTTCTGTTAAGTTTATCTTCCTCAATCTTGATGCCAACATTCCCTTCAGGGATTTTAACATCTACCTTTTCTTTTACTACATTTATAGACATATAAATACCTTTACTTACTGTTCAGTAGTTTAGCATTTTTTATTATGGACATTATTTTATTAAATAACTGTTGTATTTTTTCAGAAACTTTGTTTGCTTCTTTTACTGTTGCTATACCTACCATATAGGAATAATTCTCTATATTTTCAACAACTACTTTTCCGTATATTAATTTATTTTTGGAAGTCTTTGCAGACAGTTTTTCCAATGTAGGGGTTAAATATCTTGATACGGGAACTTTTACAAAAACCAAAATATAGTCTTTGTCCATTAATTTTATCTCTATTTTTGCATTACTGTTAAGCATTTTTTCTAAAACTTTTTCCATTTTTTTAATCTCCTTAAACGATAGCTTTAACTGGGTTTACAATTATAGCCCTATCCTCTCTCATAGAAATTATGTTTTGTTTTTTCACTGTTAATTTTATTGTATTTTCTCTTGGTTCCATATAAACAGCTTCTAATGGACGTGCTTTCCTATATAACTGTCCATCTAAAACTTCTTTTTTTGGAAGGGGTAAAAATACATCGATTTTATTACTATTTATTTTATCAGAAATATTATTTTTTGCTGTTACTATGAATTTAGCTAATTCATCTCCTTTCAAATTTATATAGTTACGTAATATTTTTATTATAATTATTGGGGTAAACACAGAAGGTTGTATATACTGTATTGTTTGATATGGTACATAATGGAGTTTTTCTACTTTAGCTATTAATAGCTGAAGTAGAAAATACTGTAGTGTGGGTTTAGAATTTTCTAACTGAATATTATAAATTTCATTTATACCATGTCCTATCTTTAATAGTTTACTATCAAATGTTGTCAATGAAGCCATTATATCTGCTGGTAATAAATGAATTGCTAAACCACTAAGTAAAATCAATCCATCATTATAGTCAATTGATGAAGCTACTGATATTACCATATCTTTATAACGCAAAGCATTTTCTTTATGTAATGCAGCTAAAACACTTGCTTTATCAGAGGCGTCTAAATTTACATCGAACAATATTGTTTCAAGACTTTTGTTGTTTCTTTCTATTGAACTTATTTGTTTCCCTATTACTGTATTTAAAGAATCAATAATTTCCGTGTAACGTTTTCCATCCATCCTTTTTAATATTAAGGCATGATATAGAGTAACGTTACGTTGGAAATTTGATAAATCATCAGAAAGAGAAACATCTACAAGAAGTTTACCTAATAATGCTATCCAAAATTCTTTGTTTGCAAAGTAATTCTTTGGTAGAAGAGACAAATTATGTGTTACAAAGGATGCATCTTTTAAAGACTTAGAAGATATAAACTGAGATATAATACCAACTATTTTATTTGGATGAGGGTTTACATAATTAAGAAATTTTGAGAATTCATTTCCAAAATTAACTGGGTCTTTTATGTTAGACACTTTAAGTTTGTATGTTACAATATTTCCAAGTTCTTTATTTTCATGTGGTTCTTCAGGAATAATATTATTTTCTATTAGTTCTTTAGTTTTTTCATAACCAATAATTTTAAAGGGTAATTTGGGAATTAAAGGAAAAGTCAAAGGCTCTACAGCTTGTTCTTTTACTTTTGTATTTCTTTTCTTACGTTTTAGCCCTTTTTGTTTTTTTGTTTTAGTTATAAGTTGAAAATCAGTTTTAGTTTTGCTGTTTTTAAAATTATCACGTATTGTTTTTTGATAAACTTTATCCTGTGTTAGAACATAAGCATATGTCGCTTGGTTTAATCTACTGCGTTTCTCTTTGTGAGATGTTATGGCATCAAATGTTTGGCTTCTTTTATGTATATTTTGCCATATATTACTATCTTTGGGAAAGAGTTTTCTAAGGTTTGTAATATCTTTTGTATTTACGGTCTGCTCTACTTTATCATAGTTGGGAATTCTTAACAAGTACGATTTGGCAGGAATCTCCTGAGCTTTCTTGATCATTTGCTGTAATTTTTCAGGACGAATGTAATAAGTCCTAAAAATTACACCTTTTCTTGGGTCAACAGCCCCTTTTAATACTGGTACTAAATATGTGCTTGATTTGAAAGGCATCTGTTTTCTTCTTTCACTTGGTTTTGTTTAAGTTTAAATTCCACAGAAAAATTGTTTGGCTGCGTTGGGGTCAATTCCCTGTTTAGCAAAATCATCATAATTATTGATTTCTTTAAGATTAAGAGTGCCTTTTTCCAATTTCTTTGGAGTTAAAGTTTCTTTCTTTCCTTTTTTACGTCCTTTCTGTGGGTCAATATAATAAGTTCTTTCAAATGAGGTTTCTTTCTTTTTATCAAAAACTGTCTTTTTAATTGGAACAAGTTTTCCTAAATTTTTACGAGACATTTTATAATACCCATTTTTTGTTTTTAATAGATTTCTTAGATATATATACAAATATTACTTTCCATAATTATATAAAATGTTTTATCCTATAAAACATTAAAAAAACTTAAATAAGGAGGTTCCAATGAAGGTTCAGCTTATTACAAATACTAAACAGTTATCTACTATGAAAAACTATCCTGAGAATGTAGGACATGTTTTTGCATCCAAAGGTGAGGACAAGATATTTCTTATAACTCTTATTCCTGTAGCTGAGGGAACTTATGAAGTTAGAAGAATGCCAAAAGAAAAGGATTTTAAGTATTTTCTTAAAAAGGCACAAGTAGGAGAGATTTATGATTCTTTTGAACAATATCTTAAAGAAGTCCGTAATTTTGAAGTACTTACTTCTGAAGAAACAAAATTGTTGGAGAAATATAAGGTTGATATAGAATTGAAGAAGGTAACATCTACAATATTTCATGCTTTGGATTGGACGGAAACAGTCAATTACAATATGGAACCAAAAAACGTAAATCCAACAATAGAAAAAGTAATGGAGGCTATTCATGGATAAGATACTTGTTTTTTTGGAAGATGAAACAACTCACCTTGAAGATGACAGAGTAGAAGAAAAATATGTTAGAAGAGGACCTTCTGCACATATTAAAAGAAGAATTCGTCCTGTAAAAATTTTACAGACTTCTAAAAAAGGGAATACTTTTTATAGAACTTATTATGTCGGTGATAAAAAACACGAAAAGTACAGTCGTGAATTTATGCGTTCTGTACTAAGTGGAGAAAGGTATCCAAAATATATTGCTTATAATGCAAAAGCAGATGCTAAAATGAATCAATCAGAAGTTCCTAGAGAATTTAGAGATGTTCTTGATAAATGGTCAAATACACATGTCTTTGCATCTGGTATGGAACAAGCCTATACAGATTATCGTGGGCATCTTATTGATACAGAAGGAAGAAGATATATCCGCAATCCTGAAAATAATTCTGATAGGATTGTTTACAGTGATGGTTCTTTTATTGAATCTAAAATGAAAATGAGTCGTAATGATGATGGAGTAGATATACAATATAATAATCGTTATCGTTCATCTCAAGGAGTTGAAAGTAGAAGTAGTATATTAGCTACTGCTAAAGCAGAAGGAAACAGAAGAATTTTAGAGATTAAAAGTATAAATAACTATCATAATGAGGAACTAGGTTTATTCCTTACTAATATGGCAAAGAAATTTAATACTATTAAATTTTCAAGTCAAACAAGACTTACTAATCCTGATACATTGTTTACATTATTACAAATGGGTATGAAAGCAGGTGATCGTCCGAGTAAATTCAATAAATTTAAAGGTTTTTTTACAGAGGGTTTAGAGAGTGCTGATGGAGTTAGTAATGGTATGAAAGCAAAGTTAAAACAAACAATAAATCAATCAAGAAATATGGACGATTGGTTTTTCAGAATGGTAAAAAGTGGGATGACTGGGGAAGTACCTACTTGGGTAAAAAGTCAAGTTTTTGCTTATCTTGGTACAATAGGAGTTTCAAATTTTAAAATGGACCTTAATAAAGATAGAGCCAGTACTAAATCTTTAACTCAATTACACAGTTATATGTTACAAATAAGTCCAGATAATGATTATCATAAAGGGTATATTCAATATAAAAAAGAAAGACATGCCTAAATTTAATAAGATACGGAGAGTAAATTATGTTTTCAATGTTTAAAAGGTCTTCAAGTGAGGAATCTCAATCTCCAATTGAAATGAAATTGGATTTTGATAAATTACAAGATGACTTATTTAAAAATGGGTATACTAAAGAACAAGTAGAATCTGTTATAGAAAGATTGGATGATAATCTTTCCGAAACTGTAAGTGAAAAACGAGTTTTAAGTTATGATGATTTTTTTGGTGCAGTTACACAAGCTATAGGAGGAATATATGATATTCCAGGTAATAGATTAAAATTATGTGATGAAATAGATAACTTTGTAGACCAAAATCCTGAAGTAAGCAATTCAGTTAAACTTTATGCTTCCTATATTGTTTTTGGAGCTGCTGAAATAAAAATGGATGAATATGAAGTTGTTTTATCCGGTGATGATACAAATGTTGTTTCAGCGGCTTATGAATATATTGCTAAGTGGGAGGAACGTACTAAAATAAGACGTACATTTTTCCAAATAGCAAAAGATGTTGTTAAATATGGGGATGCTTTTTACGAAAAGATTCTTTCTAATGACAGAGAAACTTTTGGTTTATTTTATATTCCTGCCAATACAATGTTAATAAAGTTAGATGAGTATGGACAACCTGTAAAATATTATCAAATCCTTGATAATACTATTAAATTTGCAGATATGTCTGATATAACTCAGACACAGATACAGCAATTCATTACAGATAAAAAGGTTATAGAATTTGAACCCAATGAGATATTTCATTTTAATGATGGAACTTCAATTGGTTTTTCAGATGCCCCTATTAGAAATTTAGTTGTTTTATGGAAATTTTTTAAACTATTAGAACAAGCGTTAACAATTCATAGAGTAACACGGGCAAGGCGTTTTATTGTATTTTTCCTTGATGTAACAGGAAAAACAAAGAAACAAATACGTGAAAGTATTAGGAATTTTACGAGAAAAATAAAACGGATATTTAATATCGATGTCAAAAGTGGAAGTCTTTATAGTAATCGTTCAACAGTAACTTCCTCTTCTGATTTAGTAATTCCTATTACTAGTGAATCTAAAACAAAAGTTCAGACAATCCCTTCAGATCCTTCAGCTTCTAAAACAGAGGACTTATCCTTTTATCTTGAAAGACTTGTTACCAACCTTTTAACATCACACATTCTTTCTCCAAACAAAAGTGGAAAAGAAGAATATGTTGAAAAAGCTTTTCTAAGAATTGTAAAAATCTATCAGAAATTAATGTCTTATACAATTGAGGACATTTATCATGAAATTTTATATAGAAAGGGTTTTAAAGATGTAAGAGTATCAATTACCTTTCCAAATCCTGATATGAAAGAGGAAATAAAGCTGATTGATACTATTGTGCGTAGGATGATGATAGTTAATCAAATGATAGCAACTCTTGGAGTGGTTCCCCCAAATAAATGGGTCGTAAAATATGTATTTAAAGATTTGAATTTTGCAGAGATAAATGAACTCACTCAAATGCTTGATTTTGAAAAAAAGAAACAAGAAAATGAAGCTGAAGGTGAGGAATCTCCTACTTTATTTGAAGAGGAAGAAGTACCTGAAAATACAACAGAATCTTTTAAATTTGATGAAAATGAGAATATATCAGATTTTCTAATATCAGATATGTCCAGTAGAATTAATGAAAAAAAGCAACACCAAAATTTATCAAATATAGAAAGAATAGAGAAAGCCATAAATATGTCTCTACGGTATCTTGAAATGCAAAATAAAAATAATACTCCTTAAATTAGTTCCCACCTGTAATAACTTCCTTATTGTTATGAATCAGCTTTTATATTTAAATATAAAAGCTGATTTTTTGTTTATTGTTGTATATAAATGTAAAGTTTAAGTTCATTAACATTAAAACATTCCAAAAAGAATATTATTTCTAAAAAATAGGAGTGCTTGTTATGGCTGAAAGCCGTGTTTTAACAAATATACCGTATACAACACATAATTATAGTAATTATGATATTGTTACTGAAGAAACAAGAGATATTGTTGATGTTCCTTATTTTCCAGCTCAGAATTTAGTTGATGTTTCAAGGAAACTAAATCTCTATAATCCTATAGCTGATGTTTATGTTCCATTTATTGATGATTATGGACATGAGAGACTATTCGCTTTACTGTTTAGAAAAGATGCTCGATATCTCTTTGTAGAATTTGCTGATAATGCCCGTTATTTAAGTTATGCTTTTTCGGGTAATTCTTTTCCGCAGGGTCGTGAAGATACTTCATATACTTATGATGGACATAATTTCTATCTGTTTGGTGGTTTTAGTGATGGTAGATGTATGAACGACATGTGGGAATATGATCTCAATTCAAATAGTTGGCGTATGGTCAATTTTTCAAATGTTGAAATTACAGCAAATGAAGCTCCTACAAGACGTAGAAAAGCAAGTATACTTAAAACACCTTCTAAATTATATTTGTTTGGTGGTGAGACAGATGTTTTATCTATAAATACAGCTAATACAGATTCCTTTATAGTACCTTTAAATGATATTTGGGTATATGACTTTGATTATGAAACTTGGACAAATTTTGATAAAAATAGAGAAATCCCTCATCGTCCTGGAAATATCATTTACGCTGACAGTGCAGTTATTAAGATTATTGTCAAAGGAGGTATTAATGAAATAGGTATTAATGAACCAACAGCTATATGGACTATTGATATTGCTACAGATGATGTTACAAGTCAGGTATTTTCTCCACCATTTACACCATCATCAAATAATGTATGTCTGCTTGTTGACGGAAATTATTGTATATTAACTGATGGAGGAGATTTGTATAGATGGGATAATACAAATGGTTCCTTTCATCTTGAAAAAAGTAATGCTACTGCTGTAAATCCTATTACTAAACATTATTGGAAAATAAATATTATAGAAAAAGATTATGGTAATAATTCCACAATGGGACATACTGATATTCAGATTGCTGAAGAATATCAATGGGATGATACACTTGTTTCTACTAGGGATATAAATCTTATTCCAAAAGGAGTTTCTATATCCTCTATAAATGTTGGTAATCTTCAAACATTCTTTTATGGAGGAATGATCGATAACCAACATTTTAATGAATCAACTTATATATATAATCACACAACAAGAAGTGTAGAAAAATTAGATTTTGTACCAGAAGAAAGACCAACTGAAAGAGTATTTTCATCATTTGCTTATGATAAGTTTCGTGGACGTGTATGGTTATTTGGTGGATTTGATGGTTCAAAATACTATAATGATTTATGGTATTTTGATCTGGGTTTAAAGAAATATTTTAAGGTACATGATCAACTTGAAAATACAGATGTGGATAATCCTAAATATCCTCAACCCCGATGGAAAGCAGGTATGGCTGTAGTAGCAGAAGATTATCTATATGTGATAGGTGGATATTCAGATGTTAGAGCTTTTAATGATTTTTGGATGTATCATATTCCAACTGGGGAATGGAAAAAAGAATATCCTGTAGATGATATTCCTTGGGGTTCTCAATATTTTATTTTTGAATGGAGAGATAGGCTTTGGTTTTATAATGGACAAAAACTATATCGTTACTTTTATAAAATAAAACAATTTGTTGACCAACCATTTCTAATTCCAGATATATACACAGATAATTCAACGAATCATAAAACGATTGTTGACGTAATTCAAAGTAAAGAATATCTTGACCCACCTATAGATGTTACTGTTACAAATGATGCTTTGTTTGTTCAGAATATTAGCAGTGGAAAAGGATATACTTTTCGTGTGGACTTAGAATCTCGTGTTCTTATGGATTTAAATTTTGATTTTGACTTTGATGAAAAAGTTTTATGGATGGATAGATACTATGGTGTAGGTGTTGGAAGTTTATCTGACTACTATATTAACGTTTCACTACTATATCCTCTTACAAAAAATCAAATTCCAAATTCTTATTTCCATAGAGAAACAGATGAAATGCCTTTAAATGCTCTATGGTTTCAGGATTATTCAGTAGTATCCGGTGAAAATAAAGAATCCTATATGGATAATGCTGGTATTTTTAGAATACAAAAAGAAACAATTAAATTAGATAAAGCTGAACTTCTTGTTGATAGAGAAATATCTGTAGCTGGAACAAATGAATGGGTTCCAAATGTAAATTTTGATGACCCTGATGATGTTTGGAATGCAACTATAGACGTTATAACAAAACCAACATCTTATGTATATACACCATGGTTTTTATATCAAAAATATCTTCCACCTGGTTTTCCCTATAAGGGGGCACAAAAGGTTGTTTATAATAGTAGTGCCAAAAGGATATATATTATCTATAAAAATGGTAATACAGTTAAATACAATCCATTTGATAATACTTTCTTTACATATTTTAGTAAAATATGGGAAGGCACTGCTATAGGATATAATGAAAAAATTAATAAAATATATGCTTTTGGTGGCTTAAAAAATGATAGAAAAGTATATATGCAATCAGGTGTAGAATGGAATCCAGTTGTAATAGGACAAAAGAATGGACAAGGTTTTTCTGCTGTAGGAACAAAAGAAGAACAAAGTCATTGTGGTTTAATGGAATTTGACCTTAATATGAATGAAATGAACCTTGGTAGTATTGAAGGTTATTTAAGAGAAAAAAAGGTTGCATCTGTTGACTATTCAGTGACTAAAGAATATCTAACAGAAATTGTTAGACATTATATTGAAGGTTACTCTCAGAATATTATTCCTAATTCATTAGATGATATTAAACAGAAAATTTATCAGGCAACACAACCAATAGTAGATGATTTATCTCAGTTTGATTTTGCTTTTGAAAATGGAACCCGTCCTCTTTCAAAAGCTTATACACTTAGTACACAAATAGGTAGTAAACTTTATATATTTGGTGGGGGACAATGTTATACGGTAGAATGCACACCAGAAATAGCTAATACTCCTTATTGGGTATGTAAACCTGGCGCATTACAAAATGAAGCTGCTGATGATCATGATGACTCAACACCACCACCTTATAATCCAGATGTGGAAGCACGTAGAGCTTATGAATTCGATATGGATACAAGAACTTGGAAAGAGTTAAGTTTATTACCTGAATGGTTATATGCTGGTACTGCTATTCCTAGTCCAGATAATAGATATATTTATCTTGTTGGAGGTTATACAGTAGAAGATTGTGGTTCTCCTTCTGATAAGATTTACGTTTATGATACTTATACTGATAGATATTCAGAAATAAAAGGTATTCCTTCTACATATGCTGGAAGAGCCCTTCCTGTTCTGAAATGGATTGATGATGAACATTTAATGATTCAATTTGGATGTCGAACACATACTGTATGTGAATCAGGAGGCGGGTGTACATTCTGTCACCATGTCCATATTCCTATAAGAGATACTTGGATAATGGATACCAGAAACTTTTTATTTTATAAAGCTTTTGAGGACATTTCAACTTTTACTGGGATGCTTGTAAAGGATTCTTTCTATGTTGGGGATGAAAGAGATGAAAGTAAAGTGTGGATAATGAGTACATCCCCAATTGAAGATAATAATGGAAATCCAACTTTAATTGTATATGAGTGGAATCTTGTTAATGGAGATGTTGATGTCTTACCAGTAATCCCTTCAAATGAAATTATAAACGACTATAATATGTTTAGTTTCATGGATGATGAGAGTAAAGCTGATTCTCTTTTTGAAGATGGTGGAGGTACATCTACTAAAGATTTACTGATGTTCTCAGCATTAAAGAGTAATTTCCGTTTCCGTTATGCATGGAGTGAAGAATATGGAACTTACAATCATAAACATTTATTTATAGTGGGAGAAAGAGCAGAAAAATCAGGTATAGAATTTATAGAGGAGATAGCACGTGGACATAAAGAAGCTCATTTACGTTTTTGGTATGTTGATATGGAGGTTCCTGCTAATGGACGTGTAATGGTAAATGTTACTTATGAATATCCACTTCCAATATCACCTGTTTGTATAGCTTATGATGGAGATAAATACCTATATGTTATTTACAATAAATACAATATATGGCGTTTAAATTTTAAAAAAGTTTTAGAAGATGTAAATGGAAATTGGTGGTATCAATTACCCCCATGTATGGATTGCAATTTCTTGGGGGATGACAGAACAGATGATGCATGGCAGTCTTTCTTTACACCACCAAAATATCTCACTCTTGTATCTCAAGATGGAAAGTATGCTAGGATGGATGCTGAAACCTTTACATGGTTTTTAGATAAGAAAGACCCTCCTGAGCCTCCACTTCCAAAAATGAAATTAAAGGCAGCATCCGGTGTTGATCAGAATGAAATTTATATGTATCAACTTGGTTCTATTGCTGGTAAAGTAATGAATGTTTATGAAAGGCAATGGGATAATTTCTATTTTGATATGACAATTACAAATGATGTTGTCAAAAACTTTCAGGCTGTTATAGATAAAAATTTGTGGCCAACTATAATAAGACGTAGGAGATTATATACAATAAATTCTTTTGGGCATGTATTTTATGCTTGGTTGCGAATAGAAGGTAAATTTGATGTTGAGTACCAATTAAATGATTTTTATCAAGGAGATGAAGTTCGGATTTATGGTGATTATGCATTTTTACAACAGTGGGATAATGCCAAAGTATCTGTTTTTACTATAAATAATGGTTGGGTAGAAATTGACCAATCTAATCTTACTCCAATTACAAATGAAACAGGATGGGATTGGGATAGTAATTTCATGAGGCGTTACCGGCGTGAATTTGTTGGTGCAACTGGAGATATACAAGTTCAATACTCTAAAGTTCCACCAAATTATCTTTCTGTTGATTTAGATAGTGCTATTGGTGATGTACCAATATCAAAAATAAGAGTATTCTTTCAAAATGACCCAAAACCATATAATTATATGTCTCATATTAACAGAGTAGAACTAATAACTAATCAAGTTATTATGGCTGCTTATGATGACCCAAATTCAGCTTCCCCTTTAACAATCGTTCATATAGAACCTTTGTCACCAGAGCAGGATTATAGTAATGAATTTGCAATTTATGTTAGAAATGATGGTTCTGATACAGCACGGGAAGTACAAACTTATGTAATGAATAATGAATGGGTTCAGTTTACTAAAGACCCAAATGATCAAACATCTTGGACAATACGTGATGAAAATCATCCGTTTTGGTTAGAAGATGAATTATTACCAGGAACAGTAACACGTTTCTATGTAAGAGCTGTTAATATTGATATGAGACCTCATCTTAAAGACTTGGTTGTTAAAGCTATTTATCCATTTAGCTAGGGATGATTAACTGATGCTATTTACAGACTCATCTGAAAAAAGATGTTTTACATTTTCGGATTCTCCAAGGTCTAATCGCTACATTACCTTGAAGTACTTCACGTATTGTGACAAAGAAATTTATGTAAAATATCAACTTGTTCTTAATTCTGAAAGAAGATGTTTATGTAATGGCTCATTACAAGTAACTTACAGAAAGTGTTTTATACCTGATGTTATTTTAACTAAAGATACAAATAGATATTGTATAAGTGGTTGGGGTGAAGCAAATAGTGCTGAAAGGAAATGTTTTTATATTCCTAACTATAATTGGATTTTAACAACCCCAACCGTTTATCTTACACTTATTTATTATTCTGAAAAGAGTTCTATATGTTGTACTGATCCAATAAGTATTAGAACAGTTATCCTTCATTATACTATCTATAGTGATAGGTATAGTGTAGTACAAAGAATAAACAAAACTCTTATTGATTCTCCTCAAGTCTCTCTTGCTATACGTTTCTTTAGTGATAAACAACTTTTTTGTGAGGCACAACTTAAATACACCCAAAGATTTACTTTATTAACATATACTACTTCTTCTGAAAAAGAAGTGTTAGCAATGCGTTTTAATCAAACTACTTTATATACACCTACTGTTCAAACTACTATTTTTGATTATTTAACCGAAAGAAAATGTGTAACAAAAAGTGAATATACTTTAACAGAACGCATTTGCTTAATAATGACAGCATATTTTACAGAGAGAAACATTGGATTTAGAATGGGTGTACATTCTGAAAGATATTGTTGTAGTATTATTCCAAAGAGTACTCATTTACATTCATTTATAATTACTCCATCAAGACTTGAATACAGTGAAAAGTGGGGGTTCTGTATTGGAACTAAGTATTTAACAGAAAGACAAGTTTTTTATGAAATGAGAAAGCTTTTTGTAACAAAAACACCCACTTCTTCAACAGATTCTCATTTTATAACTTCAGATAAAGATGATTCACAAACAACTATCTATCTAACAAATGAGAGAAGTATTTCCTTACATGGAAATGTTGAAAGAACAGAACTACAATCTAAAATTGATAGAAATATCTATGTTATTGGAATTAAAGATAAAGAAGTTACAATAGCTGGTACTGATGATAAGGGAGCTAAAATTGTATTTAAAGATAATGAACAGAAAGAAAAAAAATTAATATATACAGCTCCTGCTACAATTGATATAAATTTTATTTAAAAGGAGATTGAAATGGCTGTTAATGTTTCAATAAATGGAAAATCTTGGGGAGACTTGATGTTAGATGTATCTGATACACGTAATCAAGTTGAAGTTTATCAAAAAACAAATGAAGGAAAATTTTCCACATTTGAGGAATCTTTAGGTGGGGATATAGGTATTAGTAAAGAAGGAAAACAACCATTTATAGGTTCTTCTTCTGCTTTTTCTTTGGAAAGTTATTTAAACTAAAACATTAAAATTCTAACCTGTAAAACATTATATAATAAAAAGCTAACGCTTTAAAATTTCTAAAAAGGAGAAAAGTCTATGGCTATTACATTTGATTGGAAAGGACATGATGGTACAGGTTGGAATTTTACCGTAGGAACTACAAATGTTATAGGTTTCTATGGACCTGGTGGATATGGTTCACCAATCCAGGTTGGTCAATATAATGATAGTATGCACATTAGAACATCAACTTCTGATGATACTGATGCTTGTGCCCCACCACATATGACAAATCTTAAATATACTTCTGATACAGAGGTTTCTATAGCTGGTGGCGCTCCTGTTGCTCTTACATCAGTTGTTAATGAAAATTGCATACGTATTGGAGTTAATTCTGATACAAATATAGCTATAATTGGTTCACGTTTATATGCTTATGATGGAACTAATGTAGATAATCCACCTGCAAATTTACTTTTTAAAGCTTTTAAATTAGGAGATACAACTTGGTCTCAACCACATGGAAGAACAAATGCTTTAGATTGTGGTACATCAACAACACCTGCTACAGATCATTATTTTTATATTGGAATGAGTCTTAGCCCTACTGCCACCGGTGCTTCGACATTGTTTGTTACACGCTTTGAGGTAGATGTTCAATAATGTGTGTAACTTTTTGTTTTTACTAATAAAATTTATAACTCTTTAAAATTGACAAAAATCCCCTTTATTGTTATAATTGATTAAACAATAAAGGGGATTTTTTATGTTAACTGTAGATGAAACCACTAAAAAATTAAAAGAGTTACTTAAAACAACTCATCCAATGCAGATAGCTTCTAAGCTCAGACTTGGAAAAGCTTATAGAAATATTTATGAAAGTCTAATTAAACACACATCATTTTTAGATTCCTATAATCCAACTATTACAGAAAGAATATATTGTTTACTGAATGAAATATATAGTAGACCAAAATGTGAAACTTGTGGAAAAACGGTTAAATTTCATTCTCTTACTGAAGGATATCCCAAATATTGTTCAAACCGTTGTGTAGGAAAGTCAAAAAATCGTATTAAAAAACAACAAAAAACCTGTCTAAAAAAATATGGGGACATATCTCCTCTCAGTAAAAAATCTTCATGTTACAATAGAGTGAAAGAGGGTGTTATTAAAAAATATGGTGTTGATAATGTTCAAAAAGTAAAAGAAATACAAGAGAAGAGAAAACAAACATGTCAAGAAAGATATGGTGTTTCGCATCCAATGCAGTGCCATAATATATCTACAAAATATGCTTCAACACTTAAAGTATCTTTATTGAAAAAATATGGTGTTGATAATGTAGCTAAACTTCCTCATATACAAACCAAAATCTCTAAAACACATAAATCTGAAAAAACAAAAGTAAAAATAAGACAAACCTTAAAAAAGAAATATGGTTTGGATGTCTGTAATGTTAGTCAAATCCCTGCCGTTAAGAAAAAGATTAGAATTACAATGGCAGAAAAATATGGTGGTTGGAAGAATCAAGAACACATTAAAAATTTTGAAAAATACAATGATAGTAGTTTTTGGAATAAAGAATTTGTTTTATCAAACAGGACACTCGATGTTGCTGGAGCGTGCCAATTCTTTGGAGTGAGCGATCAAACTATTAAACATCATGCTACAGAGATTTTAAGATTAAATATTAACCTACCCCGAAATAGCTCAAAAATTAAACAAGAAATAGCTTTATTCGTTAAACAATTACTTGGTAAACAAGAAGTCTTTTGTAATACTAGAAAAGTGATACCACCATTTGAAATAGATGTTTATGTTCCATCTAAACATCTTGCTATTGAGTTAGATGGTGTTTATTGGCATTCAATTGGTAAGTATCCATGGAATAACTTGGCTAATGAGTATTATGAAAAAAACAGATTAGTTAGAAAATTTGAAAAAATAAAGGAAAAAGGATTAAATCTTTTAAATTTCAGAGATATTGAATGGATTCACAAACAACAAATCTGTAAAAGTATGATTAAAAGCAAATTAAGTCTTATAGATAGAAAAATATCTGCCAGAAAGTGTGAATTAGTTGAATTATCTACTGATAAAACAAATTCATTTTTGAATCAAAATCATTTACAAGGAAGTGTTCCTGGTGGTAAAATTAGATTAAGTTTGATGTCTAATAACGAAATTGTTTGTGTAGCAACATTTGGGAAGTGGAGATTTGGAAAAAATAGTTGGGAATTACTTAGATTTTCCAATAAAATTGATACTGTTGTTGTAGGAGGAATTTCTAAAATAATCAAACATTTTCTTAAAAGTTATAAAACAAATAAACTTATATCATATGCTAATAAACGTTGGTCTAATGGAAATGTTTATAGAAAGATAGGATTTGAATTTATAAGGGATACAGGATTGGGTTATTGTTATGTTCATCCTTCTACAAAACAATTGATTTCAAGACAAACTTTTCAGAAACATAAACTATACAGTTTATTAGGGGATAAATTTGATAAGAATAAAACAGAAAAGCAAAATATGATTAATGCAGGATATAGAGTTCTATATGAACCTGGAAATTTGCTTTTTCAAATTAAATAGGTAACTTATAAACTTAAACAAAGGTAACAAATATGAAATGCAAAAATGGATATAAACATGATAAATCAAAATTTAACACAAGAAAATGGCTTAAACGATATTTTGAAAAAAGAACTACCAGAAAATTTAAAGGGAGTTTAAAAAAATTATTAAATGAAGAGTAACATATAATTATTTCTTTAACCTAAAACATTATTGTAATAGCTTTGCGCACCTACCTTCTTTCTTTCCTAAAAAAAGCCCTACTGATTCGCCTTGTCAGTAGGGCCTTTCCTTTTGTGATGCCTTTAAGAATCAAGTGAACTAGAAACGATTGCCACAATTCATACAAAATTTAGCTTTAAAGGGATTTTTCTTGCCACATTTAGTACAATATTTTTTACGAGTTTCTTTCACTGTTAATGATGATTCTCTACCTATCATTGTCAATCGGATTTTTGCTGGTATAATTGTAGTTGGAAAATCATTAGTAGTATAAAACTCTTGGTTTACATCTTCCCCAGCAATTGTTGTTCCATTTGATTGAAGATTATTTGTTAAACAACAATTTATTGGACAATAATCCAAAGGATTTCCATTTGAACTATCATTCCGTTTCCAATAATAAACTAAAGGATTTCCATTTGAACTATCATCCAATCCCAAATAATGAAAAAATGTTTCATCTATCTCTTTGTAAAAAGAAACCTCTATAATTCCATTTTCCACATTTGATGGGTCATTTGCTCTACTATCATTTACAGATACAAAACGTAACTTGCTTCCACGTTTCATATTACCGTCAATTAGCAAACGTTTTATATCGAAGGTATCATTGGGTTGCAAAACAAAAGAAATGTCCTCTGGATGGATATAGCTTCCATCTACCTTGACTTTTGCTTTACACCTTAATTTACTATCAAGATTTTTAAGTCGTATTTGATAATCTGAATTAAAGGGAAGATAGACTTTCCCGTCTATCTCACGAAGAACATTACCTTTGTAGAGTATGGACACTACAAAATTTTGATAATATACCATTTTTAAACCTCCTTATTTTAATAGCCCGTCCTGTAAAGGCTAAGTTTTTGTTTAAACAGAACTATTAGGCATCACTATAAAATGCTTTAACTTTTAATAAATATGTATGAAAATCGGTTGACAAAGGAAAATCTTTAATATATATAATTAAATTAATATATAAAAACTTATAATGGTTGAAAAGGACAACCTTTACAACTTTTTGTAAGTTGTATAAAACAGATTATTATGTTGGATAATAGAAACTTTTTCTTTTTTGAGGCTAAATATTGTAATGAATATGTACATGATGAGTTTATAAAAAACAGTTTTGCTGGTATATGTTATAATTTTGAAGAAGCCCCTGAATTATATTATTTGATGAGTGCCATTAAAAAGAATGATATTATAATTCTAAAAGCTTTTGCTCCTTCAAGTAATGTAATGACTGTATTTGCAATAGGTGTTTGCAAGAATCCTGAAATACATCCAGCAGTTGATTCAGAAGGTTCTGATATTTCTTATAAATTAGGATTTGGGATAACTGTTGATTGGAGAGTAGTTGAAACTATTACAATTCCAAAAAATCTTTTTAAAGATAAACTTTATAATTGGCGAATAAGCCCAATTTATCAAGAGTTTAATCCTCGTATCAACAAGATTATTCTGAACCTTCTTTTTAAAAAATATTTCTATAAATAATTTTGTTGAGAAAGACTTTCTTAATTTACAATTGTTATACATAAAAAGTAAAACAGTCTATCCATTAAATTTTCATATCTTCCTACTGGAACTTTTATTCTATAAGAGTTTCCGCTTATTTCTATTTGGTAATTTTGATTATCTAAAACTATTTTTTTCGGTTTAATACATACTGTTTCCTTAATACTTCTAACTAATATCATCTTTTTATCACTAAATATTTCAATATTATTGTTATAGAAGATAAATTTATATATTTGTTCCAAATTGATAGTAGTTTTTTTAGTTAGTCGATTAACCCTTCCAGCAACAAATTTCTTCCCTGATATATGTTTTAAAATTATTACAGCTTTAAATAATCCAAAATTGATTTGAGGATTACTTATTACTGCATAAACACATCCAAACTCTTCATTTATTTTAGTTAAAAAATATTCAGTGTATTTCTTTTGTTTTTGTATTTTGTACTTTGTTTTCCATTCCTTTATAGAATAAAGAGAATTTGAAATAAAGTTCTTTATTTCAAACCATAAATTTTTTAACCAAGTAATATCTACTTGAACTTTTATAATACTCATCATGCACCTATGATATAATATCTTCAAGTATAAAAACTAAACGATTTCTAAAACCAAGTATTTCTTTAGCTTCTGATACATCCATAGCCCCACTTGCTATCATATCCTTTAAGGAATATAAAACTATTGCTGTTGGCACAGCAATATTTGGTAGTATTTTAAAGAAATTATCATCTATCTCTTCCACTAACGTGGGGTCATTATCTATTTCAGCTTTTACTATTCTAACAACTGTATTGAACTCTTTATGCCTTTCTAAAAGAGAATTTGTCATTCCTACAATTGAAAATCCTTCATCTGTCTTTTCTGATACATTATTATTTTTGCTTTTAAAAGTAGTATCATATAATCTCAAAAGTAAGGAATGTTCTAATGATACTTCCCAAGCAGATGGAATATTTATTTTTATATTGCCTAACTGATTATCTGTTTTAGTCTGAAAAGTCTTTCCACTCTGAGAAATTGTAATTTTAGTACTGGTATTAAAAAACTGTTTTCGTATTTCTGATCTTTCCTCATCAAAATCCAAAGGAAATTCCTTTATTAATTCTTTTGTTGGAATATCTTCAGATTTTTGGGGTAGAGTCTTTTGTGAATTTAACAATAAATTTTTAATATCTTCCTCATCCTTACTAAGGATACTATCTTCTAAATATATTCCATAATCCTCCACAAATTGAGCTTTTAATTTTATAAGCTCTGCCAGTTCCACGGGAGTTAAACAATATATTCTACTTTGCAGATTTTTTATACGGGATATTTGTTCTGTACTCAACAATTTAAACCTCCTTTTGATTATCGGTTAGACAATCTATTAATTGCGTCTGCTATCATCTGCTTTCTTGCTTGCATAGGCACTAGTGCTGAAATATAATCTACATCTAATATACAAATATCTTTCTTTGCCTCTGTATGACTATTAGCCTTAAGATAAACTTTAATTGAATCTAAAGTTTCCTCCTTGTATATTTCTACAACATCTTTTGTTGGAGTATCTATTGGTAGTATTTCTTTTGTTAAATCTCTACCATGGCAAGCTTCTTGATAGACAAATAATGCTATTTGTTTGCCATAGTCTTGTTCTATTTTTTCGAGACTTTTGTTTTGAAAATCAAATATAGAAATATCTTTGTGACAAGGCTTTTGAAAAATATATTGAGGATACAAAAAATTTTTTCTGTCTACAACAATTTCCATATAATAAACCCCCTTTAAAAAATACTCATAAAATCTAATCCCCAAAGATAGGGTTCTAACAGTACTATTACAAATCTCTTACTAATTACATTAAATTATACAAAATAAAGAAAAATAATGCAAGTTTTTAGGATAGTTTATTCTATGCTTAAATGTTGCTATTATTTTCTGGTTAGAACCTTATTATCCACCAATACTTACATTTGGAGCACTTATATTTATTTGAGCAGCTTCTCTACGTTTATCTTCTGTAGTTTCTGATATAGCTTTTTTTGTTTCATCACCCATAAATGGAGAAAGCATCCATTCACTTGTTTTACGTCCTGCCATAGCCGCAATATCAAGCAATCCCGTTCCTCCTGTAGCAAATCCTCCCAATGCCCAATCTATAACATCAAAACCCATTTTATTTACGTTTCCTACAGCATTTGATATAGATGAAAAAGCACCAATACCTCTTTCTTTTGTATCTTTCCAAGCATTTTCTACAAATGCATCATATCCTCCTTCTGTTAATTTCTTAGGAGTTACCCCACTTATTTCTTTTAGATTTTCAGATAAATTACCACCAGGTGTTACTTTTCCTGTTTTTGTTTCCTCACTTGTATTCTCTGTTGTATTTCCTTTCTTCTCACCAAAAGCTGATTCAATTGTACTTATTAAACTTTGAAATGCTGATTCAAGATTATTAGAAGTTGAAGCTAAACTAGCAAAACTACTTCCAACTTCTTCAGCACCAGTAAATTGTCTTTCAAAACCAAGTTTTTCAGCCGTTTTAGCTTGTGTTTCTAATCCAGCTACTTGTTTACTCATAAAAGTTAAAGTAGGTTTCCTAAATAACTGTCCAATATCTTCCATTGAAGCCCCTGAAAGCATAAGGGACTCTGCCATTTGTGGACCGGCTTGTGCTAAAGTTTCATAACTTATTAAACCTTTTTCAAGAAGTGATTTATATGCCATTCCTTGAGACTTACGAAAACCCATATATTCTTCAGGAGATACAGCTCCATAAGCCATAGCAACACTTTCTAAAGACTTATTCATTTTAGCTCCTTGAATTACCATTCCTTGTGTCTGAGGCACAAATTCTTGTAGTTTTTGAACAAGAAGTTGTCTGTTTTCTGGTTGTAATAAATTTTCGGAAACACGGGTTGGTTGCCAATTTTCATATAACATTTCATTGATTGTACGGGTAGCTATTTGAGGAACAACTTCTCTACGATATGTTTCTCCTACTTGTTGTTTTGATTCTTTAAATTGTTGACTTTGTTTTTGTAATTCAGCTAACATTTGGCGTAAAATAGCTTCAACCATTTTTTGCCCTGTTTCTGATTCTGGTTTAACACCAGCAGCTTTAAGAGAAGTTTCAATTCCTGCACGGAGTTCTTTTTCATAATCCCCACGAAAACGTAAATTACCCCCTTTACTAATTTCTGTAATATTTTTAAAATCAACAACACCTCGTGACATAAGAGGACTTATATTTTCACCCCATGTTGTCATAAAAGCTTCTCTTTTTTCAGGAGAAATATTTAATCCTCTTTTTGTAGTTTCATATAGAGTTTTTGATACCTCAAAAGGCATTTTTGTCATTTTAACATATTCTTCTCTCCAACTACTAAAATCAGGCATTTTTTCAGGTAGTTTATATTCCTTTTCAATAGCTTTCATTTCTTTTCCTGCTTTGGTTCCAGCTTCACTAATAGGTGTTTCCATATATGATTTTTCAAGTCTACTAAGATACTCTTGATTTGTTGCAGAAGATGCTAAACGTTTTTGTTCTTTTTCTCTTTTATATCCAGCATATAATTTGTATAATTCTGCACCACCTACCATAGCAGTCCCTATTCCTATTGTCCAAGGATTAGGAATCATCATCATTCCTGCACCAAGTGCTTCAATACCACCTGCAACTGTCATTGAAGTACTTTGAGTTCGGTAACCTTCTACCATTGAGGATACACCCCTTAAACCACCAATACCAATACCACCATAACGCAGATAACGCCCAAATGCATTACTTCTTTGGAATGCCCGTGCATAGGGGGAACCTTCTTCTGCCCAAACTGGAGGCGTAGCACTTATATTAAGTAAACCTTTTAATCCACCTTGTAATCTTCCCATATTTAATTGTGGATTTGTAAATCGTCCAATTATTGTAGGAATAGTTGTTGATAATGCTGTACCTATAGTTGTAGCTAATCTACCAATTCCACTACTTCCACCTACTCTAGCAAGTTTATCTCCTATTCCTGCAAAACCACCAACTTTACTCCATAGCCCAGGACCAAATTGTAATGCAGAACCAATACCAATATCTAATAACCCTTGCATATATCTACCTTTTGATATATCTTCTCCACCAACAGAATACATAGAAGTTCCAAGAAGCCATCTAGCAGCAGCTCCAGTACCTTTTCTTGTAGCTATAGAAGGAGCTAACCAAGCAGCGGCTCCTGTTCCTGTTTGTAGTAGTTTTCCAAAACCTTGAAGAAGTCCACCATATCCGCCACCAGAAAAAGCTTCTCGTATAGCAGATGGTATTCCTTTAATTCCACTACCAATCATAGCTCCAGGAAGTTCAACTGCTGTTCGTACTGTTTGCTGTAACATAACACCTGCTATTGGTTTAAAGGATGTCATTGCAGCTTTTTGCATAACATCAGCCATTCGTTTCATAACAGGGGCAAAAGTACTATCATTTATAGAACTACCAACTTCATCAATACTATCTTCAAGTGCAGAAAGAAAATCATTTATAAGACGTGCTGTAGCACGTTTCATTTGTTCTCCACCTTCACTTCCACCCATTACTTCAGCAGCTTTTGTAGCTTTTTGATAACTTCCAATACTACCAAACAATTTCTTATTAAAATCTGAAATTATACTACCTATACCTCCACTTAAATTCATTCCTCCAACAATACTTTGTATAACTTGATTAATAGCTGTAGCTGATAATGCCATGCCACCTTGAGTTGTTCCATAAAGACGAGTAGTAACACTAGCCAGCTCCTGATTATAATCTGATTTAAAACGAGATATATCTAAGCCTGCTTTTGCTATATCTCTTAAGGCATCTGCTATATTTGTAGCTTTAGACAGATCAGCTTTAGCATATTCAGATTTAGATGCCACACGTTGAATAGTAGTTCTTTCAATATATCCCTGTTGTGATTCTGGTAACAAACGTCCCAGCTCAGTATTTTTTAATTCTATTATTTGAGAACTTTGTATTTTTTGTTCTCCACCAAGTAATTTAAGAACATCTTGTGTTAATGGTTGGTTTTGGCGGGAAACCATAGGAAGTATTAAAGCAGATGTTAAACTATCTGAAAGGTTTCTTAACTGAACATCAAACTGAGCACCTTTACTCATTAATATTTCATTACCACCAAACATGTTCATCATAGCTTGTGCCATAATGTTTAGTTTTTCTTCACCAGTACCACCTTTAAATTCTGCAACTGTTTTACCAGCATAAGAGGCCAAAAGTTCAGGAGATATATTAAATCTCATCTGAAGTGATCTGAATTGTCCACCTAACATTTCACGTATAGCAAATAAAGCACCACCAGTACCTTGTTCAGGAGCTAACATACTCAATAACTGAACAGTATTAAACATCTGTTTTTGAAATTGTGGTTGTGTAGCTAATGGACGTGTTGATGGATATGTTGCCATAGCTGTTAACACTTCCATTGCTTCTGGAAATTGAATTGGTTGTGTTTGAGCTATTCTTAAAGCAGAACTTACTGCTTGTTGTGAATATGAGCGTGAACCAAGTAAAGCTTGCATACTATTCATACGCCCTTGTATATCAGACATAATTTGAGGAGCTTGTTGAGCAAATCCAGCAATTTCCTGATACATAGGTTGTAAACCAGTAATATTTCCTGCTGTCTGATATACAGGTTGTACTGCTTGATATGTAGCTTCCATTGGTATTCTTGTCATGGCTTCAAATACTGCACCAGACATACCAAACATCAAAGCCCATTGGAGTTGTTGAATATTCATACCAACAAACTGTTCACCTACACCTTTGACAGTTGGAGCATACTGATATTTTATCTTTTCTCCAAATGTCATTTTTTCACTACCACCAAGAAGTGACTGTTGTCGTCTTAGTGTTTTAGCACTTCTAGATAATTGTGCAATTTCACGATAAAGATCATTATTAACTGATTTTAAACGTTGTGGTTTAATTGAATCAGATGCCTGTTTAAATTTCTCTGAAAAATCAGATGCAGCCTCCTGAAATTGTTGAGAATATCTATTCCATTCATCTGTACCTGGTTCAGCTTTTTCTAATTTACTTTGTAATTTATCAGCTCTGGCAAAAGATTCTTCAAGCCCTCTAAAATTTATACCTGTTTCTCTTTCTGCTTTTCGTACATCACCACCATAAGCTTCTTTTATTTTGTTTATAATAGATGCTTCAACAGATGTCGCTTTTCGACCAACATCCATCACAGCAGCCGTTTTCATTTCTCTGGCTGATAAATTTCTATCAATTTCACTTATATTAGATTTAACAGCTCCTATAAGTCCTGCAAAAGCATCTTGACTTGTAAATTGAAAAGAACCCCCCATCCCATGTATAGATGTTGCGGGTCCAAACATACGGGTTGCTGAATGAATTCCACCAGTTTGAACTTGTTCTTGAAAAGCTTGCATATAATTTTCAAGACTTCGAAAAGCTGGTTGTGATAACTGTTGTGCTTCTCTTGCTTGTCTTTGTGACAAACCTCTTTCAAGAGCATCAACAACATCCTGTGTAAAAACATCAGGCCGTTGTTGTTGAAGTTCTTTAACACCTGAACGGGCATTCAAGGTAGCCATATAATCTTGTAAAATTTTATTCTGTCCTTCTTTATCAAAAAAACCTCTATCTGTTCCTCTGAGATATGTAAGACTGGATTCTAACGAACCAAGAGCAGTATTCAATTGAGATGGAGAAAAATTCTCTCTCATTAAATTACCTGCCTGAATTTCAGTTTGATAAGCTGGATACTTTTTAGGTTCTAAAGGACTTTCTGATAACAGGGATGCACGCAAACCTTTAAGAACTTCTTCCTCTTTATAACCAGGAATTGTGCTAGGGGGTGGAATATACTGAGGAGGATTATTATAATCATAGGCATAGGGATTTGTGGGTCCTTCTGGTGGCACATTTCCACTTGTAGAAGATATAGATTCATCAAAATCTTTAGCAGACCTACTAGCCCCTCTCAATTGTTGATTAAAATCATCAAAAGCAGAACGTACATCTTCCATTAATGATTTAATATCATTATCTTTTGCTGAGGGACGTATTTTTTGAGAAGCTTCTGATGTTCCACCAGTAGCAGAACCAACTAATTTATTAATACCAGTATCTAATTTATTAAAGATATCTGATAACCCATTAATAGATTCAGCAGATGTTTGTAATATTTCTAATATAGTATTGGCTGTTCCTATATCAGAAGAAGAACCAGTAGGTGGCATAATTTAACTCCTTATAAATTATACATTTCATCAGCGAATCCCATTTTAATGGCATCCTTAGCAGTAAACCAAGATTCACTTTTTAACATCTCTTTTGTTTCATCTACAGATAATTTCGTTTTACTTGAAATAAAACTGACTAATTGTTTATAGATATTTTCAAGATGTTTCATATAATCAAGAATATCCTGATGTTTTCCTACAATTCCTGTTCTAAACTGATGAACAAGAATATGAGTGTTTGGTGTTATATATCTCTTTTTCCCAGCTATAAGAATACTTACTGCCATAGAAGCAACTGTACCAGTTCCAACAGTGTATATTGGAATAGGAAAATTTTCCATAAAATCAATTAAATCAAAACCATCTGACATAGACCCACCAGGACTATTTATATGTAAATAAATTGCCATTTCCTTTGGATTATGAACACCAATATTAAAATAATTTTTTGTAACACAACCTCTCATATCAATTAAAAATCTTTTAATTTCATTGACACTTTCTTTATGTACTTCCCCACGAAAATATAAGTGATTACCATCTACATATATAATTGGAAAATCTACAAACAAAAATCCCCATACAAAATCTACATCTTTTCTAATATTTTCATTGGAATATCTACTCGCTTGAAATTTATCCTTTGTAGATTTATCATCCTCTTCAGGATTTTTAGGTAACAAACCTACAGATTCTCTAACCTTCTCTAAATCATCAGATTTATAACTTAATAAATCTTCTATATTTGGTACTTCATTTACAGGAATAAACATTTTTTTAAACCTCCTATTTTATTGTTGTTTTTCAATGTTTTACTATTACTCAAAGAAATAAATATTTTAGATTACCAGCGTCATAGATTCTTCTATATCCATGTATGTATAAATTTTCTGAAGTACTTAGATTGGAATTAAAATTTGGTAGGAGTTTTTTTAATTTATATCGTTGGAAACTAATTCTATGCTTTAAAGAATAAATATCATCCTGATGAAAAACCCAAAAATTTGGTTTGGTTATCGATAAAAGCTTGAAATTATTTATTTCATAAACACTACCATTACTCCATCTACGATTAGCAAAACTTATAATTTTACAGTTTCCATTGTGTTTTAAAAGCTTTGAAAACCCACCAACAACAGATATATATTTTAAATTACAATAGCGTAACAATTCAATTGTATCTTGATTTCCAAAACGAGATTTGCCAAAAGACATACAGGCAACTAACATATTTTTAAATAATAATCCTATATGTAAATTTCCACCAACAATACCTCCTTGTAAATGATTATCATAATAAAAATTATTTGCTTCTTTTTGAGATAGTTTAATTATATTACAATTTCTTGCATAAATCTTCTTTTTAAAAAGACCAAACTTAGAAGATATAACAGACTCCCAAATTTTTTGTTTGTTAGGATTATTCCATTCATTTTCAAAAATCTGAAGTAGTAAGATACCTTTTTGAGAAGCTTTATTAGCCTTTTCCCATAGTCTACTTTTTAGTTTACCTTCCATATAAGCATTATTTGGGTGGTAACCAAATGAATGCCATATCATACTATGGAATTCTATTCCTATTTTCTTTTCAGGAACATAAACATCTATTTCAAATGGTGGGATAACATTTCTTACATTTAATTCTATTTTATCTATTCCAATTGATTCTAAAAAGTCTTTAATTTCCACCTCAAATCGGGAGTGTCCTCTATATGGTTTATAAGGAATACCAATACGATTTAAATGACATCTGATATTAGTTAAATTATTTATCCCAAAAAAAGACATCATTTCCCGATAGCGAATAGTTCCATCAGAATTAATAAAATTCTCTTTAATAAAAGAACTATTATTCCATAAATCAAGATTTTTTATATGCCTTTGTGATGGATTAGATACACCATAACGTTGCATACAAGTATTTTCTCTTTTTTCAACTATAGCTTTAAGCTGGCTAACATTATCGACACCATACCTCTTTTTTACTGTCTCTTTAATCTTTCTTTTAACTTTATCTGATTGAGATGGATGGCAACCATAATTCTCTACAAATTTTCTTTTTATCTTTCTTTTTATTATTTCAGATTGGAAAGTAAATTCTGTACCATATCTTTCTTTATTTGTTTTCTTTCGTTTTTCAGTAGCTTTTTTACTATGAGCTTTTAATGAATTGTTTTTTTGAAAATTAGAATTATGAAAATTTGAGGCATAACCATACCTTTTTATAAAAGTAGCTTTTGTAGCCTCTTTTAAATGAATTTTACGAGCTTCTAAACTTCCATATTTTTTAATCCAAGTTTCTTCAGTTTTTTTCTTTTTCCTTTCATCACTATTAGCACACTTAATACTACAGTAAGGAGCATAACCTTTATTAAAAGATATAAAACGAGATTTTTTTAATTTACAATGTTTGCATATAGAAGTACCGTATAGGATAACATATAATCTTTCACTAAGAGAACTATCCTCTGAAAGGAAATTTGTAGCTCTTATAATTTTCTCTAACAAATCTTTCTTAGTACGAAAAATTAAACCAAAACTTTTTGGTGATTTATCTTTAATAAGTTTACTTATTTCCTGTTTTAACATCGAAAATACTCCTGGATAAGGTTTGTTGTAATGTAACCTTTAGAACAAAAAAAAGCAAGGAGTATTTATTAGATACCCCTTGCTTTTAAAGTTTATAGGAGAATTAATCCTATGAAATAGTTACAACTCCATAAAGGTCTGTCATTGGATAAGCTTTTGCGTAGAATGAACCTACACTTCTAATCCAAGTCCAGTTTTCTATATTATAGAAGCTGTCCATAATTACAAGTGGAATATATGGGGCATAAATAGCTCCACATTCAAGTTCACTACTTCCCTTATAACCAACAAGAATGCTGTTAATATTAAGATTCGGAACCACGTAAATATCAAATTCATCGTTAAGAGTTCCTTGCAGGAAGAGCCTCTTAATACTTTGTGGATTTCCAGGACTTCCAACACCAATATAGTCCCCACTTCTCTTCATATAAGCAGCAACACGTGGATTACAAACTGTAAAGTTTGGATAACGTCTTGTTTTGTTATAAATTTCAGATGCTACATCAACAATACTATAGAAAAGTTCTTTTTCTTTTCTATCTTTAGTTTGTGGAGAATCAGCAGGAATAGGAGCTGACCAACTTGCAGTTGCCCCTGTAGCATTATTGAATAAGTCATACAAAATTTCAAAATTGATTTCTTCAACAATTTTAGAAGCTAATGCTTTGGTAATTTCCTGTTCAAGGTTCATCCCAAGTTTTGAAGTAGCATCAGCAGCTTCAAATGTCCAACGACCTGCTAATTTTCTCTGACGTGCCCTTGCCCCTTCTTCACGGACAACAAAATCAATAGCTTTTGTAACATCTTGACCTTCACCAGGGTCATTTGAATAGTTAACAGTTACGTTATCAATTGCTGAATCCCCAGCGGAAATACCCTCAGCAGCAAAATCTGTTGAATAAACATAGTCAATATACTGAACCAAAGCAACCCTATCAGGTATTGGTTGTACACCAACCAGTTTATTAACCAGACTATCACGTGCTAATTTCTTAATAGCAGGAAGAAACACAGTAGCAATTCTATCAATATTTGCTGTTGTAGTTTGTTCTGCTATTCTGGTAAGTTCCTTAGTTTCATTATCCAAAAGAGAATGATACATATCTATCATTTCCTCTGGAATACCAGCAATATCATTTTTTGCTTCTGTAATGTATTGAAGGATTTTTTCTTCTTTATCCATTATTAATTTCCCTCCTTTATTATACACTCTTCATAAGTTTTGAGAAAAGTGGATTTATTGAATCTTTATGATTATTTTTTTCGCCCTTTACCCGTGCTTTACCCCCTGTTGGAATAAAATCAAAACCATTCTCATGTTTACGTGAACGAGATTCATGGAATTTTTGCCCAAGTTTAAGTAACTTATCAGCTACTTTTTCCAATTCATCCATATCAGAAACATCTTCAAATTCTGCTTTAATTGTTTCAATATCAAGACCCACAGAATCAGCAAGTTCCCTTATTTTAGATTCCTTCACTCTTTCAAGTTCCATTGCCTGAACTTCCATAAAGGTTTCTTGATAATCTTTCATAAGTTTTTCTGTAGCTTTTATAAGTTCTTCCTCAGAATTAATAGTGATCCCCTCAAAATTGTTTTCCATCATTGTTTTTAATTGTTCAAACAACATATCCTCATTTCCTCCTGTTTTTTCGGAAAATTTTTGGTTTTTATTTTCTTCTGGATTTAAAGGTTCCTCTGGTTTTTTATTTTCTCCTTTTTCTTCCTCTTCTTCCTTTGGCATATCAGATAAGGAAACCATTACAATAGCAAAAACATCTTTAATTTTCTCATCAATAACCTCACGTGTAAGTACTTCCTGTGTTGGAAGTTCTCTTCCAAGATAAGCAGATAAAAGAGCTTGAGTCATAGACAAAATGGTAAGAAAATCATCATTTTTTGCAAACTCAACTAATTTATCAATAAAATTAGTTTGAAATGACGCTACATCCTCTATATTGAAAGCTTCACCAAATGTTGACGGAGTACCATCTTCATTAAATGCAACCTTATCAACAAGAACAGCTAAATTAACTTCAGGAAGATTATCAGTATCCGCTTTAACATTATTAGTAGATTGTTCTTTTACTTCTCCATTTGCACTATGAATAAGAGTATTTATGATTGCATTAACAATATTTTTGTAAGCTATATTTTTATCAACAACAATTTTACTTTCAGAAGATTCATCTTCAATTTCAATGAATCCCTTTGTAACTGCACTTTCAATAACTGGTGTAGCAAAGTCATCCATATCATCGATTTCAAATCTATCTAAGATATTTACACGTTCAGCTACATTTCTAAGAGACTTTGGAATTTCACCAAGTCCTTCTTTTTCAATTTCCTGATACTTTGAAAGAAGGAATTTCATAAGAGCTTTCTTCTCTTTCTTTGTAAGTGCCATTCCAGCTCTTCCTTGCATAAAAACCAAAGCTGTTTTGAGACCATTCTTATTAAGAACAGCATCAATGTCATATCCTTCCTCTTTAGACTTAAATAATTGATAAACAGGATATTTAAGATTGTCCTCATCAGTGGGGTCTCCATCTACAAGCCCAAACAATTGTTTGGCAAGTTTTTCATCTCCAACTAAAGACACAATTTGTTTAAGTTTATCTTTATTAACATTACCCCATTCAGTATCAGATACCCTTTCTGATATTGGTACTACTCTTATTTTTGGGGGATTATCTGAAGAAAAAGATTTACCAGCAAAGTAAACTACTTTTCCCTTAGAAGCTTTTTCAAGGAACTTTGTATAAGATTCCTTTACTTCTTCCAATTTTTCTTTAGTTTCATTATACTGAGCTGTTAATTCTTCAAACTCTTTTTTCTTTTTTTCAAGAGTTTCTTCTAATTCACTTTGTTTTTCCTTAAGGGAATTTTCGAGTTTGCTGAGACCAGTAACAATTGATTCTTTCTTTTGAAGTTTTTGATTCAGATCTTCAAGACTTGCTGTAATTGAATCCAATTCTTCCTTAGAAGATTGAATATCATGCTCAATTTTTTCTTTCTCAAAAGCAAGCTGTTTGACCTGAAGCTCAACTTCTTTTGGCTCCAGTTTGTAACTCATATTAGTTTTCCTCCTGTTTTCGAATAATCGTTGTTTATTTTCAGATGAATGAAATAAGTCCATTATTTCTTCGGTATTCATACCTGTTTCTTTTGATACATCTAAAGCAAAACTTTCTAAAACTCTACTAAATTGATTATCACTTGTATTGTTTTCCATATCATAAAGCGGATGATATGTTTCATCTAAATCAATAAAATCTGGTTTGATACCATTTGTAGTTTTTTCAACTATTTTTCCATGGTTAACATGAGTAGTAACAAAAGATGGATAGACTACAAAATCAATACCCTCAAGTTTTAAATCATAACGTCTGTTTATATTTAATATTTTTCCACTTTGAGTTTTATAGGTATCAGGTGTACTCTTTGCATCTCCTCTTATTGATACTCCAACAAAATAACCATTATCTATTAACCATGATATTAATCTTCCATATATCGTAGGTAAAAGTGTAAAATCAGCTTTTACAACTTTTTCTCTGTCATCGTAGTAAATATCATCTACTACCCCAGCTAATAAACCTATCCACTCTTCATCTTCATTTTTTGGATGTTTCGCAAATGAATACTTATATGTTGGGTCTAACTCTACAAGTCTTTTGTAGAAGTCAATCCCTTTTAATACCTCATCTTTTGGAAAAATATTTGTATTGCGCCCAGGCCTGTCAGTATATACAACAGGGACACCTTCTATTTTTTTAGGCTTAAACGAATCTACAAATATATTATTTTCCAATTTTGTATCCATTTTTTTAATTAATTTTTTAGTTTATTTTAGTTACCGTTTCTTAATGTTTTATATTGCGAAATTTTTAACTGATTTAAGTAATTGAATTAACTAAAAAAGAAGTATAAGGTAGGTAAATTGTAGATTAGGATATTTTAAGATGGGTTTTTATGGTAGGATTTTTATAAAGAAAACAATAACTTAAACTAAAAAAAGCCCCTGTTAAATAAGGGGCTTTTTGAAGATACTAACAGTACCTTTTTATTTATTTTCAGTGTCTTGGACGTCTTGATGAAGATTTCCTTACTTGAGATTTTTTCATGCATTTTCCCCCAATAATAAATATTTTTATTTATTAATAGTAATAGTGTAACTAATGTTAAATGAAACATTTCCTGGAACAATTCTTACACCTTTACCACTACTTGGAGCTGTTGTAGCAAATACAGAATTAGATAATGAATCAGAAGTTGTTATAATAACTTCTTTTTCAGCACCGGAATCATTCGCAACATAAATTAATTCTATCTTTGATAAATAAGCATCAGCAGCAAGATTAACTGTTGATACTGTATTTGCATTAATAGTATAACTTGTTTGAGTTTCAAACCAGTCCAATTTAGATACAACTGTTTCCGATACAATATTATTATCAATATCATAAACTTTAGCTTTTATGCCTGTAATAACTCCACCTTGATCAGCACCTGTTACAGTTCCATTCATCATATCAAAGAATAAAAGGGCATAAAATTCTTGAGTAACATCTGCATTTTTAAAAGTATTAACTTCAATGTCAAACTCACCTTGAGTTACACGAATAAATGAAGAAATATCCAAATTTTTAAGTTGCATTTAAGTTTCCTCCTTAAATCTTGTTTTCCATTAATGTTTTAAACAAAAAGTAATTTCAATTTAAAGTTTCTAAAAATGTTTTCTCCTGTAAGCTTATAATATTCCAAAAAATCATCACAATATATTTTTATTTTAAATGGTATAATTTGGGTGGTTCCTATAGCACTAATTGTTTCATTTTTTTCGATAAATTTAAACCAAGAATCCCCATTCCATGATAAGCGAACTCGAATTGTAGTCATCTGTCCTGAAACTTCTATTTTACACCACTCAATTTCTATATCATTTACAATAATATAAAGATCCTGTATATAAGTGATTGTTTTTTGGGAATCTTTTAACCTAAAAGTTTTCGCTATTGGATTTATAAAATCCCCTGTAGATACTAAATCATAATCAGGTTCATTGTTCATTCCTATATAGACACCAGAAAGCATTTGTTTCCTCTTTATTAAAGGTTGTTTGTTAAACTTCTAACTATCATAAACATTTATAGCCACAGAAGCATGATGTTTTTTTATTATGTATATGTTATTCAAAACATTCCATTTATATTTAAACATTAAATGCTGTGTATTATTTGTAGCATCTATATTCGTATAAATTATCTGTTTCCCCCAATGAGTTGGATTTCCAATTAAATCAGTTGGAGATATATATAAAGAAACCCCTGTTACAGTTTCATTTTCAACAAGTAGTGTTAATGAAGGGTATAAATCTTCGGTAACAACTAAATATAAAGTTCCTTCCAAAGATGTAGTTCCATCCCCAACAGTTCCATCTACAGTTACCGAATCATGCACAAAATTATTCCAATCCACTTTATTATAAGGTTCAAAATTATTTGTAGCTATAAATACAGCCATTAAAATTCACCTCTATTTAAAAAGATTCTACATAGCTCAATGAATAATTACCTCTTCTCTTAAGTCCATCATATTCTATAGAAAAAGAAGCTATGTTTGGATCAAGTGTCATTTGAGTAAACCAAGAAGTAACTGTATCAACACTTTCAGTCTCATAAGTATAACTCTCACTAACATGACGTAGTTTACCAGGCATAATTTGACTTATTTTAATTGCATCATTCCAATTAGTTGTTGGTATTTTTATTGTTTTATAAACCTTGGAAGTTGAAATTAATAAAGAATTATTTTCTTCGTTTTCTTCATTAGGGGAATCTCCACTTTCAATTTTTACTTTATCTCCATCTATATAAACTTTAGCTTCTATAGGAGAACCATCTCTTACAACTATTCTACGCTTTATAGGTTGAACACTTTTAATTGTATTTCCAATTGGGGTAGATTCTGTTTCTATATTGAAACTTTCCATACTTCCATCAGAATTTATCTTATTAGAATAATGAGTAATATTTGTTACAAGTCCTGAGTGAGCATATAAAGTATATGTTGTGGATTCCAATTCTCCACCAAATACACATTTCATACTAGTAGTTACTTCCTGTAATTTTTTCCAATCTTCTTTATAATATTGTAGTTCAACATATTTATCATAATACTTTTTAGCTTCATTAACTGGTAAACAAACATATTCTATATCATTAAAAGATACATTATGTTGAACTGCACGCATCAATGTATCTATAGCAGCATCAAGAAGAGGAGCTATATAACGAATCTCTCTAACTTTCCTCCAAATATCATTTATATAATCTTCAATAAGAGTGCCTTTTATTTTTTCACGTATCCTTGTCATTCCAAATGTCTTTGATGATACTGCTGCTAAAGCAAAAAATGACTCGAAACTAAGATTCTTTAATATATAAACACAAAATAACGTCTTTATTATTTCGTTTATCTCACTAACATTTAAATCCATAAGATTATAAAGGCGATAACGTGGACGTACTATTGCTGGATCAAGCCAACCTGCATTAAATAATGGTAATTTAATAGTTGGTATATATTTCCATTTTTCAACTGTTATTGGCAATGCCATTGGGTCCATCCATAGCCATGAATGAGCTTTTACTTCTATTGATGTTCTAGCACTAAAAGAAGATGTAGTTTTATCTGACCCTTCTCCATATGTAACCCTAAAAAATGGAACAGGTACATTCATTTTATTTTCATTTTCTGTTCTAAATAAGGTATTAAATTTGAACTTTTCTAATGCTGAATTTAAATAGACAAGATAGGGATTATCTTCTTTAAGAAATGTATATTTTATAAATTCTTTGGGTAGTCCTTGTGAATATCTTGAACGTGGAACATCATCTTCGTAGTAAGTATGTATATCTGACACAGTTATTTTAATTGGAATAGTTGTTTCCCCTTGTCCAACATTTAATCCAATATCAAAAGGAATTGAAGCAACATCAATAAATAATTCAAGTGCAGTTATAATATCTTCTGTGTTAACTCCATCAAGAATAGAAGGGGGTAAAGCACTTCCTCCTTCAGGAACTTTAATTAGAGGAGTTTTTACAATCTCTACTTTATATGATTTTCCATCATCTCCATTTAATCTTTTTGGAGACCAAACTCCTTCTTGACTTGAACTATTTGCAGATGGATTTATAGACATTTTTATGTTCCTTTATTGAAACGTTTTTCAAATGTTTTCTTTATAGGTAAAACATTTGAAAAACTTATGCTAACAAAACTATATAGTAGTTAAAGGAAATACTATGGCGAGTGATGGAATTATAATAATTGGCTCTCAAACTATTGGCTTTACTGAAAGAAGAGTATATGTTTATTGGGATATACCTCCCGATCTCGTTACTAATAGATATACTTTTGTCGAAAATCCATATAGGCTTTTTATAAATACAAGATATGCTGGTTGTAATTATATCCAACATGTATATATAACCCGTTGGATGCATGTTGAATATGAACCTACTCCTATAACCGAAAGAAACATTTATCTTAACTATTCACTCTGTCAGGCATCTGAAAGGCACTTATATTTTTACCCTGATTCAAGAGAGAGAATGGTATTTACTGAAGGATTGTTTACTCAAACTCCTCTCTTATTAAAATATCCAAAATATTTCAACTGGAACTACATACCACAGATAATTTCACCTGAGTTTAATATATGGTCTTTTTATCCTCTCGATGAGGATAATATTACGTTGGTAATAACAACAGATCAAGGGACACATCTGAAATATAATTCAGGGATACACCCAGAATCATTTAGAATTGAAAAAGTAACTAATGAACAATACAAAATCACAGTATTTGTAGACCATGAATTTGCATTTGGAGAAACAGTCACTTGTTATCTTACAGTCTTTGATATAAAAGGAAATTATTTAAAAGATGGTATGTGGTAATTATTGGTTTTTGGTGGCTACTAATATTAATTTATTACCTTCAATTGTGTAGTCACCAGAAATTGTCCATCTTTCTTCATTATCCATATCAACAGCAATAATTTTATAATTACCAACAAAATCATTTAGATATGACTTAAATGATTGTGTTCTGTTATCACGAATATTATAATTTGCTGTTACTTTAAGTAAAAAATAATTTCGTGTTATTATATCAAACACTAAATCTTTTGGGTATTTAAGTTTATTTCCTATTTTGACTTCTATTAACCTTATACCCTTTTCCATTATTATTTCAAGTAGTTGTTTACTTTTCATTCAGACCTCCCATAAATTTTTCTATCTCTGATTTAATATCTATTTCTTCAGAAATACCTATATCAGGCATCTTATAAAAACAATCCCTTGCTTTTGAAGCTTTCTCTAAAAATTCTGTCATCTTCTCAACAGCCCCAGAATAAGATATTTTAGTATCTTCTTTTTTAATTTTTCCCGATTCAAAATCAAAATCAAGATTAAGTATAGCCATAAGTATTCCTTTCTATTCATTAAAAGAAAACATCCCCATTCCTGTACTAAATGAAAATTTAACTGATTTAGCTCCTGCTGGAACGTTCATTATAACCTCATGTTTCCCAGTCCATATATCTACAACAGCAAACTTTGAATAAGGTAATTCAATATTGTTTTTCTCTGCAAATTCTTCCTTTTCTTCTTCTGATACTAAAACGTGTATACCTTTAATCTGTGAATGTTTCAAATCACCCGTATCATTTGTATCTATATAAAGCAAATAGTTATCATAAGTAGCTTTTGATTTGGTATCTGAAAACATAATACTATCTCGACTCATTATTTCAAGAATAATATTCAAAGTATCAAAAATCTTATCATCAAAAATAACAGATATTTGAATCTTATCAAGATCAGTATTATGGTCTTTAACATTTACCTGTGCTACATAATGAAAACCTGCTATGTTTCTTATAATAAAAAATATAGATGAATAGGTATGTTTTGGATATTCAGAATTATCAAGTATTCCAAAAGCATTTTCAATAATTAAGTCAGTTTCTTTTATACCTGGTACAAATTTACTGAGTTGGGAAACAACCCTTGATAAAAATCGCAATCTTGTTTTGTATTTTACTATAAATTTCTCTCTATCAATTACAACATAACTAACTGAATTTGTATTGCTAACCAAGATAACAATATCCTCATCTTTAATTTCATTTTTATAACAATGAAGATTTTGGTAAATGATAAGTTTATCTGATGTTATAGGTATCATTGTAGACATTATACATTTCCCTTTTTAGCTTTTATGGTTTTTCAAATGTTTTAATAACGTATAGAAAACATTTGAAAAACAAAGAATTTAAGGAATTTAATATGAGTGTTTTAGATTTAAAAGATATATTTGCACAAAATTTTGATTGGGATATTGAAGCTCATTACTATGATGATGGAATTACTGCTTTCCTTGAAGGGGAAGAGCTTTATATAATAGATTTAAAAACGTTGAATTCCAATTTTGATGGGGAAGGTGTTTCCACAGGATTATATAAAACTAATACCTTTGAATGGAATCTTTATCAAACCAATCCAAGATTTTATAATATTAATGGAAACTACTACTGGTTTCGTGGGGATATAAGTACTTATAAAGCTAAAGCAAGCTGTACTGAAATAGATACAAGTCAGGTATCAGGAAATACAAGTACAAATGAAATTCCAACAATAGATGTACGGGATACAGATAATTATGTTGTTTATGGCTATATTGCAAATGATGTTTATTTAACTACTTACTGCCACAGCCATAGAAACAATGATATTTTTGAAACTAAGAAAACAGCTTCCTCCTCTATAAAAGGAATCATTGATGAATACAATATAGATATGTATATATTTCAGGACCCAAAGTATAGATATATTCCTACATTTGGGGATGTTCTTGTTGGAGATGAAACAACAGGAGTTGATATATTAGGTACTAATTTTAGTGCAGATGCAATTCTAAATGTAAATGGAACTAAATCTATTATGTGCTGTCCTATAAATCTTAAAAAATATGGGAAAGATATATATGAAATGATTAAAACAGCACATAAAGCTATTGATGATATTGGGGATGCCACTTTAAAACGAAGTCTGTCAAGTCCACTGGCCATAGTTGCAGATGCAGGGACTGGAGCTTCATATCATATACCAATTTTTCAGTTTATACCTTCTTTCTTTCCATCTCCACTTGGTCCAATACCATATACATCAACTAATGTGGTTTGGACAACAGAATTTCATTGGTATATGGATTTTTCTATGATGAATTGGATATCTCCTATGGCAACCTCTATTTTTCTTTGTGTTCCAAATATTTACATTAGTTTTTATGGCAATCCAATGGTTCCTTTATGGGTACTTCATCATAGCAATAATTTTGGAATTCTATTAAGTTATTATAAAGGTGAAGGTACTAAAATTATAAGTCTTACAAGTCATCCTCCAGGACAAGAAACAAATAATATATGTTATTATAGAAATACTCTTTTGCATGATGATTATTTATATACAGATGGTGCTTTGTTTTGTCGTCCAAAGTTTAAATATAGTACATATACAGATATTGGTGATCATATACAAAAACCTCCTTCAGACAATCCAACAGAAATTGCTGATTTTCTTATAGGTTCTTTTGGATTAAAATGGAAATTTGCGGATACAAATCAAAAATTTGAATGGGATGAAGAAAGAAATGAATTTATAGTGACAGAAGATGCTTTAAATGGTCTTACAGAAGATGAAATAGCTACAGATACTATAAACCATTGTTATCCAACAATACACCGTAATGAGGAAGAAGATGAAAAATATAAAACTGTTCCATGGAAAGTCTATAAATATAATATACATGAAACTTGTTTTGCTGAAATTATTGAAGATTTAAACTGCCATACTATTGAAAATCTTGCCTTTTCAGAAACTCCAATACCAGTAGGATTAGGAGCTGAAATTGGTTTTCTTGATAAAATATATGATGCAATAATAAATGAAATTCAACTCTATATAAATAATAAAATAGCTTCTCATAATGAGGATACTACAGTAACACCTCCTTCTACAAGTATTCCAATTGACATATACTATGTTATTAACTTGGCAGAAGAAGATACTAATTCAAGTCTCGGTAAATATTATGGCACTTTAAAAGGTTTGGGAACTTCCAGACATGAATGGCATCTTCGTTCTACTTTAAGTAACTTTTCAGTAACTTTAAATTCTACAAATTATAATCCAAAACGGACAAAAGTAGCATCATGGTTATCAAAGATAGATAATCTTACGCAGAATCTTCTTATTATGCAAGCATCTTATTATATAAACTATAATTATGATGAAATTGATATAATGGAAAACTTAGCAATGGTAAATAACCTGAGCTTTATTAAACAACCTTTATCAGGGCTTATACAATCATTAGGGGTATTTAAAGTTACAGGAAACAATAGTAAAGGAAAGCCACAAACAAAATATTATCCATTAAGACTCCATGACTTAGAACTTGAACCAAATGGAGCTCCAATAATAATGGATACTATAAATTTCAAAGGAAAATTAGCTTTTCCAAAAATAGTTAGAAAAGAAGATTTTTTATATACTCATACAGATACTAAAATAATACGCTTGTATATTGGAGAAGATAGAAATATTCCTTATGAGGATGAAATGGAAATAACCTCAATAGTAAAAAGTGGCCTTCATCATACACTCATACCAAACTTTGAGGAATTTGTAGATTTACTAGAATGGAAATAATAGCTGTTGGAGATATGCACTTTGGAAAAGAATTATGGTTCCTTCAACCAAATCCCTTTCTGAAGTCAAATAAAGAAAAGTTAGAATCTATATGGGCTAGTAGTACTGCTTCTTGTATAGATTTTATATTAGATGATATTAAAAAACCTTTACATTTTATATTTCTTGGGGATTTAATTGATAACCCTTATATTGATGATATATGGATAAATAAAATAAAGAATATTTTTTTGAAAATAACTGAAAGACAAGGAATAGTATCTGTTATATTAGGAAATCATGATACAAATACAACACGACTTAATACCTCAAAGTTATCCAAAATAGAAATACCAAATGTATATTTCTATGATAAACCCTTCTCATATGAAAAAATACTTTTCTTACCTTATAGAAAACCCTCAAGATTGTTAAATTCATTAAAAAACATTAAAGAAAAGGAATTTAAATATCTATTTACTCATAATAATATCTATTGTAATAGTTTTTTTATGAAAACTCCGATGTTTCACGTGAAACATTTGAGAGAGATATTACATAGTCCAAAAATGATAGTTTACAATGGACATTTGCATAGGAACTTATTTGATAGAACCTCTGGATATTTTCAGCCTGGTTCTACTGCACCAACTTCTTTTAAAGAATATCCAAATGCTTATGGTTTTATACATATAAGTAAAAATAATAAGCATAGATACTATAGAAACAACAGATTATTTTTTATATCAATATCAAACAAAGCCAGTTTAGACGCTTTTAAGAAATTTGTTATAAATGCCCGAAAGTATAAAGCTAAATTATGTGTTAAATATTCAACACTATTAAAAAATAACATTTCTTACTACCTCAAGTATTATAAAGATGTAGTGGTAGGAGTTCAGGAGTCAATATGAACATAAATTCTGAAGAGTTTAAAGATTTAAGTGTTAAAGAAAAACGTAGGATTGCCATAGAAGAATTCACTAAATGCAAAAATGACTTTGCATATTTTCTTAACAATTATGGATATATAAGACACCCAAATGCAGGGATAATAAAAGTTAAGCCTTTTGATTTTCAATTTGATGTTGCTTTACCAATTGCAACAGCCTTAAAACTTGGTAGATCCGATGAGACATCAAAAGCACTAAAGGAAATCCAACCAAAATTTGATTATGAGAAATGGTTTAAAAAAATCTCTGAAAAGAATATTGAACTTACCAAAAAAATACCCTCTGAATTTCAAAATTACTATAAAAATACCTGTAAACATCCTGATATTCCCTTACGTATAGATACAATAATCCTAAAAAGCCGTCAAACAGGACTTAGTACAATATTCGAACTTCTTGGTGGATGGCATATTAATTTCTATCCCAGTGTATATGATATAGTTATATCCCAACGTGATAAAGAAGCTATGAAGTTTTTAAATGATGTTATAACTTGGTGGGAATTAATTCCTCCACTATTAAGAGGGAAAAAATTAACAGGAAATCAACATCAATTATGGGTAAGTATTACTGGCCAGAAATCACACCGTTCAGGATTTGAAGCTTTTCCTCCTGTTCCTGATGCAGGACGTTCTTATTCTCCAAATCTTGTTATAATGGATGAATTTGCTATGTGGAGAAGAGCTGGTGATGTGTGGACAGCAGTTACAAGCTCTGTATCAGGTGGTGGAATTATTGTTGTAATTTCAACTCCAAAAGGTGTTGGAAATCTTTATCATAGAATATGGGAATTAACGAACAAATCTTTGTCAATTTCTTTTAATAATGAAGAAACCAAAACAGAAATAGATAATCCTATTCAAGAAGATGCTATAATGTCCTCTTTTAAACCTATGGTTGTGCATTGGTCTCAAATGCCAGAAGAGGAGTTTATCAGACGTGGTTTTAAATCATCTCTTGATTGGTATAACCACATGAAGGGTAAAATAGCTATTGAAAAAGGGGCTAAAGCTGTAGCTCAGGAGCTTGAATTAGATTTTCTAACATCAGGAGAAACTATAGATGTAGAAGTTTTAAATAAACTTAGAATAAATTGTCTTGAACTTCGTGATGATATTAAATTACTTATACTAAAGAAAGGAATTCCAGGACTTGTTATATATGAGAAACCCCAAAAAGATGTAGAATATTTGATAAGTGTTGATGTTGGGGAAGGTATCTTAAAAGATTATAGTGTTTTAAAAGTTTTTAAATTACCAACAGAATCTAATATAGGTATTCCAAAAATTGTAGCAAAATTATCTACAAATAATAGAACACCCAGACAATTTAAGGACTTAGTTAAATTAACAGGGAAACTATATAATAATGCATGGCTTCATATTGAAAGAAACAATCATGGACAGGTATTATTATCTTATTTAGTAGAGGACAACGAATATATACTTTCACGGATTATTAACCGATATAATGTAGGTAAAAGTACTTTTGATAATGGAATAAAAGGTTGGGGAACTACAGGAGCTAGTAGAAATATCCTTATAGCTAATATGATTGATTTTATTTATTCTTACCCAGATGATATATCTCTACCAAAAGAAACAGCAGAAGAATTTAAGACTTTTATAAATAAGAATGGTCGTTGGGAAGCACAATCAGGATATCATGATGATTGTATTCTTTCACTATCTCTTGGTTTAATGGGATATAGAATACTTGATAAATACAAAGAATGGATTCGTAAGAATAGTCATGAAAGTATTCCAAATAATATAGAACCAGATATGTATATTACATCTTCAAATATACTTCCAAATAGAGAAAATAGATTTGAAAGAATAACAAACCAAAAAAAGGAAGTAAAATTAATAAAGAAGGATGAAGATTTATTAAGAGAGGCCTTTGATGAAATCGATATAACAGAAGATATTAAAGAAAAAAGGCCAAAAACTTTGCAAACAAAAAAAGTAACAGAACATAAATTTATCAGTCAAGTTAACGAATTAAGTGATGAAGTAGACTTTATATTCTAAAGCTATAATAATTCTCTATCAAGAAAGTTTATCTTTTTAACTATATCTGAAATTTCATCAAGAAATACATCTTTTTTTAAATAATTGGTATCAGAAGGATTATTTGTTATAAAAAAACATAATTGTCTTAGAAAATGACAAATAGACATTAACTCATTTAATATAAGACTATCTGAAATAGTATCTTTAGAATATTCATTTGAAGAAGATACTGTTTCAGAAATTCCCAATTCAGATAATAGAGAAGATAAATAGTTACGATATGTCTTATAAAAGGGGCGTAAAGCATCTCTATCCTTTATAACAGCTTGAAGTTTCATAGGTTCTGTCATTCGGATAGTAAAACAAGCATATATAGCCGCAAAATAAGGCTCACTATCAGAAATAATTTTAAAAATCTTTTGATTATCCATAACTATTTTATAATCTCATATTCAGATTCAATTTCCTTTCTGATTTTATCCCCTATTACAAAACTATCACTAGAAACCGGAGTCCCATCTAAATTCAAAGAAGAGATTTTAACAGAAAAATATTCTTTAGGAAACCATTTTCTTAACTTCTTAATATCAAAATCTCTATTTCTTCCTATTGTTAAATTAAGTATAGTTTTAAAATTACTCTTTGTTCGAACTTTACCTAACTCCTCCAAGCTTGCCTTAAATTCATAAGGTATTAAAAAATCACGATATTTCTCATCAAATGAATGGATTGAAAATTGTAGTGCCATATTTTCTTTTATCCAACTATAATCTGCATTTTTTATACCTATGGTTGATATATAATGCTGTGCTTTAACACCTATAAACAAACCATTATCAACAACATCAATGACTTTTTTAACAGCATCTATATTAAGAAAAGGTTCTCCCATTCTTGTATAATTTATTCTAAATTCCTTTGCTTGTTGTGGAAGAAATGATTCTTCATTATTCCATCCCTTATGATATTTATTTGTTATAAACAATATTTGCTCTACTATCTCTTGGGATGTTAAGGTGCGAAATCTTTCCAAATTTTTAGTAGCGCAGAATTTACATCCAATTGGACATCCACTCATAACAGACACACCAATTATCCATTTTTTCTTTTTAATAGAACTTAGATTTTTTGTATCGGATAGAATAAAAGTACTTGTAACTTCAACTGGATAACCATCCTCAGTTTCAAGTAAATAAAATGTCTCATTTGGGAATTCTATTTTATTAATTTTCCTTAACATATTAAATATCCTTATAACGAATTAAAATTACCACCACAACCAACCAGCATCTTTCTTGGGCACATCAAAATTATAAGTCCATAAATCCATTTTACGTAAAATTCGGTTACATTCTTGTTTCATACGGTTTCTATAAAAGCGGTTTCTATACCTACGAAACCAGGCTGGAGCATTTGACATACAATGATGCCCACATCCTTTATCAGAATAATATAACGCTTTTAGACGTTCTAATTCTTTCCCTGTAGCTTTTACCCATACACAAATATTACCATCATATTTAATATTTGATAGTGCCCAATCAGGAACCTTAGTATTTCTACGTCTATAAGTTCTGCTCATCAATCATCCTAAGTTTAATTTTGGACAAATTTTGCTATGATATATTATTTCTTATCATCTGGAAGAGGGGGAATCCTTTTCATGTTAGCAACTAACTGAACAATGTTTCCTTTAATTAATTCTTTATGATAGTGACTTCCAATTGAATAAAACTTTGATAAAGTAGATAATTTACAGTTTGGACAGGAATAATCAAAACGTGCATATTTAACAGCATCTTTTGCTACAGCAAAATTGCAGTTAGGACAAAAAACACAACCTTCCATATAAAGCTCCTTTTATTTTGGATATTCAAACAAATTTCCAACTATTTTTGAAATACTATCGTAAGAGGGTTTGACATAATACTTTTGTAATTTACCAAAAGTATTATATCGAAAGAAAGTTCCATTTTTTTCCATATCATTCAAATCAGTAGCCCAATTTTTGCCAATATCATATAACATTTGATGCATATCACATTGTTTCTTGCCTTTAAGCTGTTTATTAGAAAAGAAATGTCTACAATACATTTGAAGGCTATTCTTTTTCCAATCCATTGCACGCCACAGCAAACAATTTACGACTTCATTATGAGGGATATTGAAAGCTCTGGCATCAAATACAACAGGATTTTCATAACTCCCATACAATTTATTAAAGAAAACAGACATATAAGATGCTGTAACACTTTCAATTTTGTTTAGTCTATAACCAAACCATGCTTCTGTGTTCAAAGTATCATAATCAGCAAGACAAAATGTAACTTCATCACTTTGAACATAAGCTATTTTAAAACCCTGCATTTGGCGGGAAACTTCTATCGCTGAGTTTACCATAGCTTCCATCAATTGACTATCAAAAGGCCTTTTACAATGTTTTGTAAACGTATGAAAAGCCTTTCCATCAACCCGAACTATTAATGGGGTTCTCCTTAAAGCATACCTTTGTGTTACAAATTCATAACGTTTAAAACGTTCCCCTATAGTAAGCATTAATAATCTCCTTTTTAAGACAAATTATTTTTTCAAGTTAAGCTTTGTATATTGTGGATGATGTTTACTTCTCATATGAAGAGTCCATTTAGTTACATCATTCCCAAAGGTATGAATAACTTTACTTAAATGAGTTCGACTATCTATCTTATTAATATCATCCATAGAAGCTATTGTTACAAGATAATAAATACCATTCTGAGCTATATCTATTTGACGTTTTAACTCACCTATAGCTGTTTTCTTTTTTTGAATCATTAGATGTATAGTAGAAAGAGTACACTCAATCATATAAAAAAGAGCGCTTTCACAGTTACGGATATGATGATGATCTAACATAATCAATCCCTCTTTCTTGGCTTCAAATGAATAGTCCTGCCATTATTCCATGTAGAAAAACCTGTATTTTCTTCGTTGACTTCTTCCAACATAACTGCATTAAATGTTGGATACTCCTCTTTTACAGATATTGGGTCAAATCCAAACATCATTATTCCTGATTCCTCATCATCATAGTAGGATTCACCACCAACTCCATAGCATGAATTACATTCACATACAACAATCCCAAAGAAAATACCTTCAGATTCTACACCCCTTGAAAGAGATTCCTCAAATTCATCTGGAAGGGTATAATAGTTTCCACACTTTGGGCACTGATATAATCCTGACATTTTTTAAATCCTCCTTAGTTTTTATATAAAAATACACGTTTCTATTAAGTATGTCAAGAAAAAAATTAAAACTTTTTGAAAGACTCAACAATATCCTTTATACTGAAAGTAACTGTTGTTTCTCCTGTATTGTTTTCAATAATAGAATCAAAAACAGGAAGATTTGCATCCGATTCTACAACATCAAAAGTAAAAAGTTTTGTTGTATGTAATCCTTTAATTTGAAAAAGTTCCTCATCTGTAAATTCATGTACACCAAAACCCTGCTTATAGTGACATCGAGGACATCTTTCTATAGCTCTAAAAACAGGACTTGTTTCTGAATCAAAATACTCATTGAATTGTTTTATATACTCATCTGAAATCCTTAATTGGATTCCACAATTCTTACATTTATAGCTTTCCAAAACAAACGTCCCCTCCTTATTAATCCTAAAAATTTTTTTATTTTATCTCTATAAATATACATACAAAAAATGGAATAACAATAATTTTCTAAATATATAAAACATTCTGTATAGATATCTAAGAAAAGTTCCTATATTTTCTATGATTTATAATAACATACTTATCAAAAACCCACCAAAGTAAGGTATAGATAAATGGAAAAACATTATACATAACTACTTCTGTCTAATCTTTATATAAAGGTTGAATCTTAATGGCATTATAAAATAATTTATGATGTAGATTAAGTAATAAAAATTTGTGAGTTGAGACAGAAGTTAGAAAAATTATTTATTTTCAATTATTGTATTTAAAAACTTCGTCTCTCACATAAGAGGATTAATATGCCATTACACATTCCTATAAAAATATCAGATTCTACCTTTATAATCGAAAGTAAATTAATTATATTTATAATAAATGGCACTCTGACAGCTATTATAGGGGGAATAGTTAGAAATTTAACGGATTATTCTGATACTATAAGAGATTTAATCATTGAGGGGATAGTTGCAGGATTCCTTGGATTTATAGCTTCTTTATTTTGCTATGAACACCAATTTACTTTCTCTCATGTACTTATAACTTGCAGTATTTGTGGGTTTCTAACAAGAAATATTTTAAAAAATTTAAATGAAGTTGAACTATTAATAACAAAGTGGAAAGAATTCACTGATTTTATAAAAAATAATCCTGATGATAAATAGAGGTATTTAAAATGAATAAAAAACTTCAAGGTTTTTTAATATTTTTGTCTGTTGCTATAATCTTATTTGGTATATTTACTCCTTCATTGTTATTAATAGTATTTGTAGGGTATCTTCTATTTTATGAAGGTATTTGCCTGATAAGTGGATTTTTTGAATGGATGGAATCTAAAAAAGAAAGGTATTATGAAGTTACTGGAACTGTAAAAAACTTGATAGGAACACATCTAAGGGCATCTCTATTTATAATATTTCCTTTAGCTTCTATTACTTTAATTATTACAGACATCCAAAACTATCATACATGGAAAGCAATTTTATATCCATATACAGATTTTCTAACAATTTTAAATCATACAAGTAATAGTGCTGAATTAAACATAGGTAGATTCCTTTTTGAAACAACTACAAGAGCATTTCTTATATTCAATTCTCTTCAGATTATACATACTTCTATAGTTTTAGAAAGAATAATTGGTGTAAGATTTACCAAAAAATATCCTCCTCTTACAAATATAATCTACAAAATAGTTAAATGGGCTAAAGAATGTGATGAAACTAAAATTATAGATACTGCTGAAATAATTTCCTTCTTAGAGAAATAGTTATGACAAATGAAAAATGTCCAACAATAAGAATCATAGATAATAATGTTACTATTTTAGAGATATTACAAGATGTTTGTTCTTCTACATGGAAAAATGCAAACATAAAAACATATCTTGGTAATAATAATCTAAAACTATTGGAACTCTGTAACTCTTCACTTTTGATATTAGATCAAATACTAGATAATACAACAGGTATTGAAATTATCAAAGAAATGGCAAATAGTTATAAAGATAAAGAATTACCTGCTGTTATTCTTATGACAGGGATTCCTAAAAATGAAATACTCAGTATAATTAAAGAAAGTAATATCATGGATAGGGTAAAAAACTTAATAATTCTATTTAAACCATTTCATATAGTAACTTTACATGAAGTAGCCTGTAATATGTGTATTGAGTTATGTAACGAAAAACTATTTTCTGTTGATTGTGATTGTCATAATAACAACTTTCAAGAGAAGTCAAAATCTATAGTACAAAAGTTATTCAACGTTATCAAAAATAAACAAAGAAAACCTACTCATAAACAAATAATAAATGAAAATTAAAACTTTATGTCATTGAACATTGTTTTGCCATATTAACTACAAATTGTTTCTCAAATTGAGTTTTAATCCCAATATTATCTAAGAAATTATTAAACCAACGTTTTGTCTGGTTCATACCTCTTTCAGTAAGAGGAGTAAGTATATCTTCCTTAAATCCTGTTTTGTTCCTTAAACGAATTGTAGAAAATTCTGGCATTTCATAATCTGGAACATTCTGATTTTCCATTCGTTTTGTATATGCCCTAGTATCAGCACCTATTTTTGAAGCAAAAATTAGTTGATTTGAAATATAAGCTTCGTTGGCTACAGGACCCGGATATCGTATTTCCAATCTTCCACCTGATCCAAACCTAAAATCATGTCTTTCAGAATCATAACTTTTCCGCATACCAAGATAACTTGATGATTCCCACCTAGGATTAGTTTTCGTTAAAGCATTAAATATACTACCTACATGATTAAGATATGTTGATATAACTTCTTGTTTATGTGTATCAGAATTAGGAACAGTAGTGGATATATGCATCCCAGCAAATTTATCCATTACAACATCACGTCTATCTAAAATACCTGTTTGCTTCCAAGCATTTGTCATAAGATGAGACATCATAATCATATTTGATAATGGAGCTGAACCTATAACAATTTCTCTGGCTGTTCTATTTCCTATAGAAGAAAAAGACCCATCATTATAAGCTGTAAAAGATGTTGAAGTAGAATGACCAGAAGAAAAATCATATGTCATTAAAGGTGAAACTTCTATTCCTGTTGTTTCTTTAATTGGGTCTATTACAATTTTATTTAATAGTTTTTGTTCAGGTGTTCCACTGGGTATTTTCCATCTACCCTCATATTCTAATGAAAAATAATTTGGATGCAAAGCAAAATTTGGAACAAATATACCTTTCTTACTATTTAATGGAACAATCTTTCCATATTTAAGTAATTCCTTAACATGTGTTTTATTTACAGGATTTTTAGAAATATTACTAATAACAAAGTTATCTAAATCAATTCCATTTTTAAAATTAGATTTATTAATCTCTTGTAATGTCTTTTTGAAATCTAAACTGCGTTGTGAATACTGCTGATTTTCTGAATGCAATCTTTTCTTTTTTTTAAGCTTATAATTCATTACATCTATAGTTGCTAACTTAACATTTCCATCATCTTCAATATCCCATATATATGGAATTGAAGAAGCCTCTATAGGTAATTTAAATTTATTTCCTTTTCCTCCATTAAATAAACGTATCTGTCTATCTATTTTAAGTTTATCTAAATCTATACTTTCTCCTATTGTTTTATAGACTTCAGGAGATAAATGTAAATCAGCAGTATTTGTTAATTTTTGTAAATATTTAGAAGTTTTTTGTGCTAAATCATTGTAATCAATTGTCATCTTTTTTCCTCCAGCATGGATAACACAGCTTTATATATGTGACGCTGACCAATATTATCTCTTTAATTTCATTCCAGGTTTTATTCTAAATACATTATATGCATTTGTATAAGTTACTATTTTTTCATAAGTTTCTGAAGGATTTGCTACATGACTATTTGCTAAAAAAGAAATCATCTTATGAGAATCAGGCATTTCAACATAGAAAAAACTAACATCTGATACCAAAGAAGCTTCATTTATAAGATAAAGGAAACTCAAATCATTTAAATTGTGTTTTGATGGTTTTGAATCATTAATTATAGACTTTTCAAGATAATAACGACATAAACCATAATCAGGGTTGTCCATTATGGAATAGTAAAGCCATGTAGTAGGACTATTATAATCCTTTGACAATGGATAGTAATCCTTCCATATTTCAGCAATTATATTATAAGGATGTTTATAGGTTGACATAACTTCACGTTTAATCCCATGCACCCTACAATATAATATATAGGAGCTATACTGTCTGGGAAGGATAGATTTTATAAATGTTTCAGTATCTTTTAATCGCATCAATTAAAACCTCATAAAGATGTTCATATTGTCTTTTATATGCTTTTTTACTTCATCAAATGAATATAATTTTATATCGGATCGTTTATGTTTATCTTTAAGATAGTATTCAATTACTTCTTTTATGTCTTTCCAATTACGCTTATTAAAATCAAAAACATATGGGAATATTGAAGTAATTAAATTTCTTGTTTGAGATTTGTCAAGAAAAGTATTTTTTACCAAAGTTTTAATATTGGCTTTATCTACATACTTATAATATCTTTGAAGATACCCAGCTACAAACATATCAAATCCTGTATAAATATTTACAGGACTTGCTAAATAAAATATTTCAAAAATTTTTATAGGATTATTATCCCATATAGAATCCTCTACAGCAATTAAACCTGATTCATCGATTAAAACTTTCATTACTTTTCCTCTATTATGAAACCCCTTGCTTTTTAAACATGGGTTTAAGGTGTTATTATCCTCTACAGTGGGTACTATACATTTCCCACCAGAATTTTTGTCCAACTGGATTGTTTATTCCCATAACTTCTTTTAATAGTTTTTTAAATGAAGTACTATTATCCCATCCTTCAGTAGGAGGAATAAGTTTATCAGTTTTTGCAAAATTTCCTCGTTGTAACCCACCTTGGTATATATCAGATGCTAATTTGGTTGTAAAAGCTAAATGAGCTAAACTAAAATCACCTCCAGGTCTAAAAATAGCTGTACGATTTTCAATAATTCCATGAGCAGTTAATTTATGTACAGCTACAGTACGATATTTTGCTAAACGATTTTCATTTGAAGAGGCATGGAAAGCGTTAATTTGTCCATAGTGTTCCCCATGTTTTCTTAACCATTCATATTCAGTTAACCCATTCCTAGCCATTCTAACGTTGGAAACATCTTGTGCCCAAAATTGACGACCTCCATATTCAGCTACATTTCTTGCTGCCTCCGGTGTTAACCGTCCAATATTTGCAAAAGTATCTCCTGATGGCATTACACCATTATCATAAGGCCATCCACTTATAGCTCTATAACGATAACGATTATCAGGACTTGTGGCTTTTTTGTAAAAATCTTCTGTAAGACGTAAATAATCAGCCATAAAACGTATGGAATCTTTTCTAAGACCTGGAGGAATACTTCCTACATTAACATGTATTCCAACTGGATCATTTCTACTATAACTATGGTGTTGTATTTCCTGTGCCCCAAAATCCTTTAACGCCTCAGCAAACATATAAGTGGCTTTAAATCCTCTGATTCCTGACATAGTTGGAGATACATATTCGGTTCCACCACCAGGAATAGAAGGTTCTGATGTAGTGTTCCAATCTCCAACAAAACCCAAATTATTAAGTTTATATCCAAAACGGTTTTCAACATGATTTAAAATATCTCTTATTCCTGTAAATATATTTGTCTCCCATTCCATTCCCATTGTAAAATCAGGGGAAGCAAATGATGGAACAAATATAGCATCACTTCCTTTTATAGGAATAATATATCCATTTCCTAAAGCATCACGGTAAGGTATATCTGTATTCAATAAATTCCATTCTTCTGTATCCCAATTTATATTTGGAGTAGATGCATTTCGAACATCTATATCCTGATTATTATTACGCATTAATTGGGAATGGAATGCCTGAGTACCTATAGCATCTGTTAACCATATTTGTTTACCATCTTCAGTTTTACCAACTAAAGCTCCACCAAGAGACAAAGCTTTTTTTCTTAAATTAGAAAGCTCATTTGGATTATCAACAATAACTTTATCAAAAGCATCAGTAGGTAAAGAATTTTTACCTACTTGTTCATAGAACTTTTCTGAAGAATCATTAATATCAAATTGTTTCCTAAGATTATTTAATTTCTTTAAGGCTTTAATGGTTCTTTCAGTAGTTGCTACATTTGGAATACCTTCCTTTTCAATACCACCTATTGGAAATCTTTCTTCTAAACGTTTAAATTCTTCTGGAGAAATAATTTCAGGACGAAAATCCAATCTTCCTCGTGAAGTTGTTTTTATTTTTCTACTTGCTTTCTCATAATTATCAAATTCATCATTTGTAAATAAAGAATTTTCACTATCAAATAAAGAAAGAAGATTTTCTTCTGTAAGTGATTGTTCTGGTTGTTGTTCTTCACGTCTTTCAGGTTGTCGTTCTTCACGTCTTTCAGGTTGTCTCTCTGGTTGTCTTTCAGGTTCCTCACGTATAGGAGTTTCTTCACGTCTTTCAGGTTGTCTTTCAGGTTCCTCACGTGTAGGTGATTGTTCTGGTTGTCGTTCTTCACGTCTTTCAGGTTCCTCACGTGTAGGAGTTTCTTCACGTCTTTGTTGTGCTTCCTCAGTAGTAATTTCTCCTTCATCATCAAAGGTAAGTGTTTCACTTCTAAAACTATTAAGTAAATCCCCAATTGAAATACCACTTTGAGAACTTTCTTCGTTTAAATTGGTAGAATCTTCATGTGATGCTTCAGAATATCTTTGTTGAGATTCATAATTAGCAAGTCCAATATAAGGATTAGAATGATCAATTGTATTAAGAAATTGTTGTATATTAAGATTGCCACTTTCATCTTTACTATTATCAAGTGCCTCAAAAGTTCTACGGCGTAACGATGGACCATCTAATGGAAAACCATTATTAGTACCTCCCCGTGCAAAAACTGTTTCTAATCTACTATCAAACGAACGGGCACTTAAACTAACATTATTATGAAAATAAGTATTAAAGTCAACTGGAGGAGTACCTTGTTCATCTCCATAGGCTATTTTATAAAATGGATTATAACAACCTGATAAACCAAATCTATTTGCTATATCCCTAAAATATTCACCACCATTATTTTCATTTTCTGTATAGGCTGAACCCATAGGAAGGTCAAATTCTCTGGAACCTACATATTGTAGAACATCCATAATCTTTATATCATCTGCATCGACTTCATCATTAAAAGCCATTAAAGCATTAGCAGATATAGAAGGTGAACTATAAACACCACCATATACTAAAGGCACACCAGTAGTATTTAAATTATTACTATGATATTTATTAATAACTGTATTGTAATAATGAGCAGCAGCTAAATGTCGAGTTCTAGCAGCTAAATCTCTATCAGAATTGGGTTCCGCATCTAAATGTGTAACAATCATTGCTTCATTACTACGTACACGAGTCAATTCTGTAGGAACCGTAGATAAAGCTGATGCTGTTGTTGGAAATTCTCCACCATCCCTATCCCTGAATCTAGTAACCAGAAAACGCTGTCCTCCTAAAGTATTATGAACAAATGTCTCTACTCGTCGTCCACGTATAAGATTAGTATTATCCAGATGTTCATTAATACTATTAGTATCTAATAAATCAACTTCACTGAGACTCCTAAATAAACGCATATTTGAACCTCTTTATTAGTATAAAATATTATTTTTTAATGTTTTATATAAGAAAGATATTTTTGGAAAGAAAATAGTAGAAAGAATTGAAAATAGAAGGGTTTTTATAAAAGACAAGAATCTATTCAATATTATTTAAATGTCGTTTTGAAACTATAAAAGTATCAATTCCTTGGGTTTTCCCAAATTCACAAATACTTAAACATTTTTAGATTGCTATTAATAAGAGATATTGTAAATGTCTGAATAGTTGTATCAAAGAAGCCTGACATGCTATACTCCAAAAATACGCCTTTTAGCTAATTGAAAATAATTCTCATTCATCTCTATTCCAATAAACTTACGTCCCAATAAACGAGCCATTTTTCCAGTAGTGCCACTACCCATAAGAGGGTCAAGTACTGTATCACCTTTGTTAGACCATGAAATAATATGGTCTTTAGCTAATTGCTCTGGAAAGATAGCAGGGTGTTGAAAAGCTATTTCATCTTTTGTAGAATATCCCTTACCATTATTTATTTTCCAAACATTAAAACGTATACCAACATCTTGAATTTGTACTTTACCTTTCTTTTTTAACTTACCATCTTTTGTACGATTGGATATTCTACCAAAAGATGTAGTACCTCCCCATCTATTTTTTCTATCTTTGATAAGGTTAATAGTCTTTGGAGCTCCTTTGCTAAATACAAACATATATTCAAACACTTGATAATATCTATTAGAAGAAGGAAAAGAAGAACCTGATTTTAAATAAATCATTGTATCATGTATTCTAAAACCTATTTCTTTAAAATATAAAGCTTGACGAAAACTAGTCCCTGTTTCACTTCCATTGACTGTTCCATCACCAACAACCCATACTACAACTCCTCCTTTTTTTGTTACTTTATACAAACCATTAGCTATCTTGGTAAATACATCCCAATTCCAAATAGACTTATTTTCATAAGTCCTCAAATTATCATAAGGTGGAGATGTTATTGTTAAATCTACAGAATTTTCTTTAACAGTTCCATCATTTAAAAGAATAGAGCTATTTCCTAATAATAATTTAAAATTTGCTTCAAGTAAAACAGTATCTACTGATTTACTCAATGAAGTCCCCTTTTCAAAAAAAACATCTGCCATATTAAAACCTCAAATCATTAAAAGTAATCTTACATTTGTGTTTTTTGAATACTTTTCAAGAAATTCCTTCTTAAGAAGATTAACTTCATCCTCAAAGGTATCAAAATAGGTATCTATCATTTCTATATCCGTAGTTAGAATCTTCTTCTGTGGACTATTATTAAAATAATCACGCAAAATAAAAGGTTTACTAATACAATTTATAACAACAAACCTACGGATTTTAAACATATGATTCGTTTCTAAAAATTCTTTACTTACAATAGTTTCTTTTACATTTTTATTATCATCTGTCCATAAAATTTTTTCTTCAACAAATTCATCCTTATCATTAACTTTTATTAAAGAAATATAAGGTGAATAAACATTTTCTAAGTTATTTGCTTTCTTGACAATCTCTAAATCAATAACATAATCTTTAACAATAGCATGATAAGACTTTGGAAAGTCCAAATTTTTATCCTGTGCAATATCAAAAGCATCTTCCCATCCATTACAAAAGATATATTTAAATAAGGACTTCCAAGAAACAAATTCCCTCTCTTGCATATTTATTACTTCAACTAATTGTATATATTTTATCTTCATAATTTATAACCTCTTACTTAATAAACTTCAGGTTTCATACTCATCACTTTTATAAAATGAGTCAACAAAATCTTCAAACAATGGTTTCCACTCTTTTGAAACATTATCAAAATACAGAATTTCACCAAGATATATATAATAAAATTCTGAAAACTCATCTGCAAGGTTAAGTATTCTCTCTTTAATAGTATCCAAATCTTTTTCTGGAATAACACGTGAAATTTTAACCATATCCCATCTCAAGAAATTTTTTGATATATGAAATTCTTCCATAAATAAAGTATTTAAGGTAACAGATTTTATAATTGTTGGAGATTGGAAAAAAGAATCTACTCCAATAACAAGAAATAAAATATAATCCCCATTTTTATTATACATTCTATAAATTCTGCCCTCTTTTAAATCTAATTTGTTTTTAAATTTTTCCATAGTAATTATCCTATAAAATCTTCCACATCACTACGTCTCTGTTGTTTCAGATAAAAAAGGCATTTTTCTATAAAAGTAATAGCATCTTTTTCGTCCCAACCATTTTTTTCTAATCTACCTTTGGTATCCATAAGAGATAAATAAATCACATCAGAAGATATAAATTGTCTACCAAGAGAAGCAAGAAAATGTTGCATAACAGATGGAATTTCTACATCATCCACATTATTTTGTGGTATACGATTTTTTAATGGTTTATAATACCATGAATTCAAAGAAGCACAACATCCCTCACCAGCATATAATTCTTTTCGATAACTACGCCCAACTTCTCCAGGAAGCAACATTAACTTACATATATGTCTCTTACCATTCCATTCAAGAAACGGACATACATCAGCAGTAGGATATAATCTAACTGAAGCTACACAACGAGACTTAAGGCAACAATATCCACAGCCAATACAAGGTTTAATATTTGAATCTTCCATTATGACTTTAATTACCTCTCTAACTATTATATATCTTCATCTATATATTCCTCAAATACCAAACAACATCCACATACAGGACATTCTTCTATTTCATACCAAATTTCTTCTCCACATTCAGGACAAATACCTATTGATTCTGGTGGATTAAGATTATATTCTGGAAGCCTTCTACCAAAAGAATAGTTTTCCATTTCAATATCCCTTTATGTTTTTAGCTATCAAATATAGGATTTTATTATTTCCAACGAAGATTATCAACATATTCTTTAGCTTCTTTCAATGATGCCCCTTTTTCAGAACGAACAACTTTGATAGCTTCTACAAAACCTTTATCTTTTAGAATTTTTTCTACCTCACATTCAAATGGGTCTTTAGAAAATCTAATAGCATCATATACTATTTTTGGATGCTTTGTAGCTATTTCAACAACTAATGCCTTCCAATCCAAATCCTGTGTTAACAATGGTATAAGTTTCTTATAAAAATTACTTGACATCTTTAATAACTCCCTTTTTTTCAATAAATATATACTATATATTAAAGTATGTCAAGAAAAAAAATTATTTTTCGTAAATTTTAGCATAAGGCAATACTTCCTTAAACATAGCACTTACGATTCGCCATGAACCTCCAGCAAGTCCACAACCAATTTTTGGTGAACGTATCTCAACTTCATAGTCACCATAAAATTGGCTTGTAAAATCCCTTACAAGAGACAAACAACTATAAATAGCTTCATAAGAAACCTTGCGAGAATCTACACCATAGTAGTATTGTGTATAACAATTTACTATATACAGATTATCCTTTACTTTTACAGGGACAATATTCCCTAGTTTGGTTGCATTCCCAATTTCTGTACTGTTATCTGCATCAACAATTTGTGGGAATTTACTTGATAGATATTTAGCTATCCCTAATTTCATTTTATTAAAACAATTACATCCATGCAAAATGAAAGTAACTGTGTTCTTATCAGTAGAAATATCAGATAGAATATCAGCTTTAATTACAGACATCTCATTCCATCGTGAGTTCCAAATAGAGATTGTACGTCTTTTAACCTCTTCAGGTGGTATTCCTTTTCCATAAACACCTGTAGTAAAACCAATTCCACAACCATCACATGTAATTTTAGGCACACGCCATCCATCTACTTCTATTATTTTATCTGAATAAAGAATCTTCTTACTTCCACAAAAAGGGCACTCTTTAAAAATTGTCATCTTTTACCTCCTCTCCTTCAAAATAAGGGCATTCTTTTCTTGATATTTCCCATGTACAAAATTTTGAAAGGTGACATCCTTCTTCTTCACATAAAGGTTGCATTTTATTACAATATCGACAAATGCAATCTTTGTTTTTACACTTAGCACAAGACAAATAAATTGATTTTTTCATTTTATATTACCATAGAATCCATCTTCCTTTATTTTGGTTCAGTTAGTTTAATGAAAATACCACCCATAACAAAAAGGAATAAAACTATGGGAAAAATGGCTTCTGGATTTTCAATCAAAAATTTTATTCCTTCCATAAGAAAACCAAGACCAAGTAAACCAAACATTATATATATAATTATATTTTCATCAAAGGATTGTTTTTCTTTTGAACTTGCAACCAAAGAACCACCAAGTACAAATATCAAGAATATAACTACTACCAAAAAAGTCATAATTTACCTCCTATCATAAAATTTGTTTAATATTGTACTTATAACTCTGCTATTCGGTATGTACATTCGGTAGAAAGCATCTATTTCTTCCTTCATTCCACCTATAATGTAACATATACCTATAGCAACTCCACTACTACGACTTATACCTCCATCACATTGACAGATAAAAAGTTTTACAGAATCTTTCCACTTATTAACAAAATCAATAATTTCTAAAGCTTGTTCTTCGGTTATAGGAAACATTCCTTCTACAGCACTATTAATATCATCAAATTTTAACCTAAGAACATCCCTTCTATTTTTATTATAGGGTAGATTAGGAAACTCTCCATTAGTACTAGTTATTGATATAACAACAAAAGCTTCCTTTGGTTCAATAAGTTTTACCAGTTCTCTATTAGTTACTATTATTTTCATCTTTCTTACTATACCTTATATATGTTTCAACAAAATAATTTGTTTCCTCGGCAACAGTATTTATAAATTCTGCTACCATACAAGACCTACACAAACCATAACAGCTAATTTAAAAATTTTTTAATTATTTCTATCAAATCTTTTTCCCATACATATAAACTTCTTTCTTTAATTATACCACGTAAAAACACTCTTATAAAATAAAAAGGCAGGATGTTTTTCCTGCCTTTTAACTTTTGTTGTATTTAAAAATTAATCCCAACTACGTTTTCTTATGGTTTCAAAATCATCTTTAATAAATATGTCCCCATTTTTAAAAACTGTATTCAAAAGTGGTTTCCAATCAAATGGCACTACATTTCTTTTATCTGTAGTTACATATTTACCTTCTGTTGTTTTATATAATGTAAGTAAACCTTTTTTACTAGCCTTCCATGGAGCATCTTTTGGACATTTAAAAACATCATACCATCCATTATTTCCATATATGGCACTACATTTCATAGCAAATTTATAAGTATCTCGATTTACTTGTTGTAAAAGACCTCCACCCATACCAAATGATATATTATCTACACTAAAATTTTCTGCTACAACAGCCTCCAGTATTTCATCAACAACATCAGGATTGGATATTCCATCACCCTGAATAACTTTAACATAATTAATAACATTATAACCTTTACTATTTGATTGATACCCAAAACTATTTGCTAACATTTTAAGGGCACGAACAACCACTTCTTTTGGTTCTCCACTGTCTGGACGAATAACTACAGTTGCCCCGCTATTAATTACTTTCTGCTTTAACTCCTTACCCCATATATTACTAATAGCATTATCCAAATCATAACTATCACTTACACAGGCAACAACTGTACCAGGTTTAGCAAACTCATCAAGTAAGCTTTCATATGCTTCTCTTTCTCGTTCTTTGCCCCAAGCTGTAATTGTACTATGTTCAGAATTACCACATACAACCACACAATCATTTCGTCTGACAACTAACATTCCACTGGGAACAGTAATACAATAAATATTTCCTTTATAATCATATGTTTCAGCTATAAACTTATATCTTTTATATCTGCACTTACTGTTATATGTAAAACTAACTGTAAACAGATTTTTACGATTATCTCTTTTATCCTTATAAAGATGTGTGCTTACAAAATAACCACATAGAGTACCTATAGCGGAAACAATATCTACTACCTTACGATTTACTGTAGAAAAACTTATAGTTTGTTTCCCTGCTATCTTACCATCCCAATACTGTAATTCCTTAATAAAATGACGCCCCCATTCAAATGTTAATTTACTAATATCTACCCATTCAAAATTTTTATCTATAGGTATATTTACTGGCCATTTAACATAAAAATGAGTTTGTCCTTTTTGAGTACCATTTGTTATTAAAGTTTGTGTATAATCCAAACCTGCTTCTTTCAATAATTTGCACAATCTATCTATTTTACGTTGCTTTTTAAATTTAAAACGTATTCCTTTACAACCACTTCTACTACCATCACGCTTATCATCATCTGCAAAGAAAGACCCATCAGCCTGAAAAGCAACTCTTATAGCATCAATAGGTGTAAACTCATTACTGCCATTTTTAATAAAACCACAATGTTTAAAAAACAAATTCCTATCATAATTTGTATCATCTGCATAAGTTACACATATCTTATTTTCATTATTAAAACGTATCATTCTATGATTAGGTGTAACACAGATATCCAATCTTTTAGGAACACTGCTATTAAATCTATACATTTTACCATCATAGAATTCTGATACTTTATTTGTGTAATTAACAAATTCAATACTACCATCTTTATTATATTGAGCTACCTTTAAATTATCATCAAGTTCATCAAATCTTTTCCAGCCCTTTTCAGTTAAAATTTCAGTCTTTTCATCATAACATGCAGGCAGACTATATGCAGGCATTTCCTTTTTGTTTTTTTGGTCATAGTATTTCCATACACCTACAATGGCAGCTGTAGTATCAGTACCCATAAAGTTTACCAAATGAGATAAACCACCAATCATAGCACTCTGATAACTACTTACACCTCTAAAACCAAAATCATGTAATTTAAATGGGAGACCTTCAAGAGTATCACATGTTTTTTCCATCCATTTTTTTATAACTTGTTTTATTTCCCAACTTCTTGTTGCTACAGTAGTTGGATACCACATTTGTAATATTTGAGTTTCCATCCAACCAGGAAGCCAATAAAAATCAGGTTCCGTATTTTTAATAGTCATAATTACATTCTGAGTGGGAATTATTGTCCCTTCTGGAACAGCTTCTATTTCCATTGGATAATAACCCAAATCAACTATCTTCTTCCAACCATCATAGTTAAAAATACCTTTACCAACATGAATATCCCAAAAGTATTTTGCTTCCTCTACTTCTTCTATTGTTGGAAGTCTCAACAAAGCTTCTTCTATAATAGGCTTATATATAGGAAGAATATGCTTATTTTTACTTCTACTTTCTATATAGTAGAATGTCCCTTTTGTATCTGGTGGGAATTGTTTATAATGAGTACTTTTATAGCTATCTGTAGCTATTGCCGGATTGTAAGCTAATTGGAGCATCTCAAAACCTCCTTAATTAATTTGGATTCCTTGTTTTGTTAATAATATCTAAAACAAGATGTCTATGTTCTTCAACAATATCATTCTTAATATCAATATTATTGACATTAAACCATTTTAATTCATAAATATCATCACCCGGTTCAGGTCTCCCACAAAACTTTGTGGTAGCAAAAAGTGTTGTTGTTATTTTATGAATACATTTTTTATAACGCCAACAATCAACAAAGTAACTTCCTATATATTTAAGATCGGTAATTTCAAGGGATGTTTCCTCTCGAACTTCCCTTCGTGCTGTGGTCTCCCAATTATCACCCGGTTTAACAAATCCACCGATCAAACGATAACCATTCTCTTCTTTTTTACGTCCAAGAAGTATTTCAGTATAATTATCATTAAAAATACCCACATCAACAGTTGGAATAGCTTTCGGAAACTGATTTTTAGAATGCCATATAGCTCCTATTCTAAATTCTTCAGTACCCTTAACTTTACTGGCTATTTTTTCTCTAATTTTTGTTCCAGAAATAAATATTTTCTGTTCAAAAATTTCAACTGGATACTTACCAAAATAATGATTTGCAAAACTATCTCTACTTCCATAAAGAATAGCTTCTTGTTCTGGAGCAGTCAAATCTTTGATCATTTCATCTAAATGAGTACTCCATACTTTATCATCATGTGTATCTTTTATATAAAGAACAGTTATATCAGGATATTCAGCCAACAACATCTGTTTTCTTGCCTCAAAATCAAGTGGATTAGGGTCCTCACACTTGATTGGAGACAATCCAAGAAAAATAATCACTTTATCATGTTGAGAAATCACATGATCTATAAGTTGTTTATGTCCTTCATGGAGTTTTGGAACTTGAAATCTACCAACAATTATTCCTACTGGTTTCATAATGACCTCCTTTAAGTATCAATAAACCTATTAAGTCAAATAAATGCTTACAAAATAACTATTAACTATTAACTATTAACTATTAACTATTAACTATTA